TATTCTTATAGAAGGCTTCGTAAAGATCAGGTACTTCGTTAGGATCAAAGAAAGTAATATTTTCTTTGTTTTTAAAACGACGCCAAAAGAACGCTGATAGCACCACTCCGTAGTCCATGTGTCTAACGCGAGTTTCTTCAGTTCCTTGATTATTCTTAAGAACAATGAGGTCATCAAACTGATGATGCCAAATAGGATAAAAGACTGTAGCACTAGCATTTCGAATGCCACCTTGTGAGCAAGAACGTAAGTCACCAAACCACTTCTTCAAAAAAGGAATCATACCAGTGTGCATGATCTCGCCACCGCGAATAGGACTGCCTAGTGGACGAAGTCTGCCAATTTCTAAACCAATGCCAGCACGTTTACTAGCATACTTAGCCATCATTTCGCCAGAAGCAAAAATGGAGTCAAGATCATCATCACTGCGAATGAGAACACAACTACTGAACTGCTTAGTGGGAGTTCCAAGCCCAGCAAGAACAGGAGTAGCGAGAGTAAATAAACCGTCTGAAGCCGCATTGTAATACTCCTTAATGTACTTCATACGAGCCGAGTTGGGCTCTTCTTTATGGAACACAGTTGCCGCGGCGACCATGTATCTAATTTGGGGTGTTTCGTAAATTTCTTTAGTAGCACGATTGCGTACTAGATATTTTTCAATAAGTTGCTCAATTGCAGCGTAACTGTACTGCTCGTCTTTGTCATGTTCGAGCATATCGTTCATCTTGTTCCAGTCTTCTTCCGAATACCATTCAAGCAACTCAGGTGTGTATAACCCTACTTCTATGTTTTTCTTTACAATTTCGTAAATGTGTGGAACTTGATAGTCGCCGTACACATCTTTACGCAACATTGATAGGCGTTGTTTACCTGCTACATATTGATAGTTAGTGTGGCCAATATCTGGGTTATGTTCTACGTCAATCAAATCAACAATAGCACGTAAAGTAACCTCGTCAATTTCTTTAGTTGTGATACCGTCATAAAAGTGTGGCTGACTTTTAATTTCAATCATTGATTGACTTACATCTGCTATACCTTGACATACTTTTGCTACTTGAGCTTGCCACTTTTCTACTGCTAATGGTTCTTTGTTCCCGCTTCTTTTAATTACTGTTATGTTTGTCATTCTGCTACGCTCTCACAAATTGTTTGGGGTCTTTTCCGTGTTTAGGAAGTATTTAGTGGATAGACCCAACCTGTTAATTCTTCTTGATTCACAACGGTTTACAACCCGATTTTGCAAGATTTATTGTTAATTTAAAAATGTAAAAACCTTATCATTGATACGAACATAATAATATACGTATTTTTTGATAAGGTCAAATGGTTTGGTAACGGATTTATTTTAAATTATGGTTAGATATGTAGCTGTTGAAGTATAAGAATAAATGAACGCACCAGAATCTGGTACACTACTAAAACTAATAGTGTTTACATATTGCAGGGCAATTGATGTTGGTACATCACCTAACCCAGAGAATGTATTACCACTTTCATTTAGCAACACAGCTGAGATATCAAATTTAAGAGCATCCTCATCTGATATTCCAGAAACGTTATAGTCGTCTGTTAGTTGGGAAATAGTAGTCAACTCTGAATTGCTTGCATCAATATCAACTACTAATGTTAGTGTACCCGATTTACTAAAATTATGAACTCTACTCTTATACAAATAATCAATTTTGTAAGTTATAGAGCCTGCGCCAGAGCCTGTTGATAATGTTGATATTGGTAGTAATCCAATTAACGCCTTTACGTTAGGATCTAACAAGTTTAGTGCAAAATAGCCAACATCTTTTTGTCTTGAACCATATGAATTATAAGTTCCCCAGCCGGTTACTTCTGGAATATACGGAACTATCATAGAATTCCCAACAGTAAACGGATGTATTGTTGGTGCAAATGTAGCTGTCATTACTCCACTTGATAACCCTAAAGTTTTTTGGGGGCCGCCTAAACTATCACTTATAGAAAATGTAAAGCCATCAGTAATGCCTTGGACATAGTATGTTGTACCAGCAATAACACCACCAAACACTGACCCGCTAAACACAATAGCTGTTCCAACAGTAAGCTCTTCAGTAGTGTCTGTTGTTGTAAATGCAGTTGTACTAGACGAACTGATTTCAATAGTCTTCGGAAGTCCTGGTGTAATATTATTATTAATAGAAATGTTACTAAAGTTGTTGAATGGTGTAGTATATTGAGTAACGACTGTTACAAATCTAGTATTCACAACATCTTCTTTAAGTATAGCCTGAACGTTTGTTGTTAGTTGTTTAAACAAATCGCCTTTACTAGCAGTAATAGGTGTACTTAATTCTAATTCAATAGTAAATGATTGCTCAGAACCTAAAGCTTCTCTATCTGATTGATCATTCTGGCTTGAGTTGCCAGGACGACCAAAATAAATTTGAGGGTATGCCGGATAATAAACGCCAGCGCCGTCGTTGCCTACATTAATTAATTTACAATCGCGAGTTGTTGTACCTGTTCCTCTATCAACATATACCGCATGTTGTTTAATATTTTCAAACTTGCAACGAACAATGGATGTTTGTCTAGGTCCATATTGTTGTCCAACAGTAGTACCGTCGGCCTCGTCTCCTAATACAAATCCCTGTCTAACATCATATATGTTACAATCATTAAATGAATTATTAATAATATCTTGTTTAGCGTATATGCCTGTTGTAAACCCTGTTACTGTTACTTTAGAAAATACGTTATCGCTACAAGTAACTAATGCAGATACTGCGTTCATTTCGATACCTTTGCTATTAGCGTTCACAACTTCTAACCAGTTACCTTTAACAATAATATCTGTAAATGTGCTATTTCGTACAGCATCTAATTTTAAAGCTATTTCGTTATTTGTATTAGTAAACACAGTTAACCCACTAAGTTCAATATAGCGAGGTTGTGTGTTTCCTAAAGTATTGCCAATAGTACTTGGGTTGCCTATTGTTGAAGAATCATTTACAAATTGTATAGCTGGCCCAGTACCTGTGTATGAAATAATAGTTTTATTTGAACCTGCTCCAACTAATGTAGCATAGCTTGGAATATACAATGTATCAGTAATTTTATAAATTCCAGGAGCAAGAGTTAGCACAACACGAGACTTAACACCGTCAGCAATGTCAGCAGATGCTTTTGTAGTTGAATTTAGATACAATTGGTTGATAGCACGTTGTAATGCGCTAGTATCATCAATAACTCCATCACCCACTGCTCCGAAGTCTACAGCACTTACTCTATCATCAAAACGTTCTTGTATAGTACGTGATATAGGACTGTTAATTGTAGGCCCAGTTTGTATACCTGGGTCAGTAACTTTGTATGTGTGGTTAATTAAGTTAAGAATGTTACCTTGTGATGTAAGGTCACGCTCTGTTAGAATTTTTGTATTTCCAACCGCAGGAGAGCCCTCAGCAACAGAACCGTTACCAATGTACAGTTCTTGGGTATCTAACGACCAAGCTAATTCGCCCGACGCTAGTTGGGGAAGCCCGGTTCCTTCAAGCGATTTACCTCTGCGTATTTGAATACGGCTGATTTGCACAACTGCCATAATTATATCCTCTTATTGGATATTTATCAGTTTTCGCGGTAGTATTGTTCCACTCTATTCCACCACTGTTTTTCCCAGTAATCAAATTTATCAGGTGTAAGTACAAATTCTTGATATGCAGGATCTCCCCAAACTAACGGTTTAATTTCTGGGGGTTTTACACACATAAACACTACACCCTTGCGGATATTAGTTTTGTGTACTTCGTTGTGTGCTAGGGCATAAGCAACCATTTGTAAGTAGTAGTCTTCGATCCACTCTTCTTTTTTAGGCTTGTTAGTTTGCTTATGGTCCATGATTGCTGGCTCATTAAGGTGTATGCCTACACAGTCTGTTGAGCCAGCATATAATCCTGGATAGTACAGTCCAACCTCAACACCCCAAACTTCATTAACGTTTTTAAGTCCGTTTTCGATAATGTGTTTGGCCATCTTGTGGCTTTGAACAGAGTACGGATTTGAACCAGGTTCATTTAAAACACCTTGTGTAATATAATCCTCAAGGTACTTGTGCATTCGTGTGCCACGTCCTGCAGCTTCTGTTACAATCTCTTGTGCTTTCTTTTCACCAACAGACTTTTTCCAATTAAGTAAGGCTTGCACCTTTTCCCACGGTTTAGTCTTGTCTAGGATTGTTGTTACGGATGGCAACTTGTTGCCGTCGGGCGTAGCGTATAATCGCTTGCCCTCTACACTTTCCCTGTCCAAAGGAGTGTAGTCATATCTTTCGGTTAATAGAGTCATATAGTAATTATATACTATACAACTCTACATGTCAATTATCCGAACTTTTTTCTTGTAACACGTTTTGCCATTTTAGAGATTTCGCTTTCTGCTTCTTTCTCTTGGCCTTGTTGAGGTAGTTCGTCTTCTTGGTCTTTGGTCTTAATAACTACACCGTTACCGTCGAATCTATCTACTAATTGATGTAAAATGCCTTCTTCACCTTCTGCTTCCCATTGGGCAGCAAAACGATCATAGTCAATGTTTGGAGAACCCATTCCGGTATTGATTGAATTGAGCGCATCCCATGTCATAGGAGCTTCTACTCCTTTGTTGTCTGCGTCTGCTTGGATGCCCCTTAGTGTCATAACCAAGGGGTCAACCATTTCTTTAATTACTTTTTTTTTGATGCTAGCAACATGCCTAAGCGTCTGCTGTAATCAACGCTTTCACGTTTTTCTCTGCCTACTTCTGCTGCTGGAGGTGGTAGTTCTTCTTCGCCTTCTGCTCCACCAATTGGAGGAGTTAGTTCGCCTGCGCCTGTACCTAAGTCAGCTGGTGCACCACCCATTGCGCCTGGTGTAGCTGAGCCCATTGTTGAAATTTCTTTGCCTGAAACAACAGCTAAAGCATTTGATAAGCCTTCGCGTGATTGTTCTAATGCTGAATATACTGATTCAAGTGCTGGTTTAATTGCGTCATTGTAACGTTGTGCTACGTCACTACCTTGTGTATCTCTTATAGAGTCTAATAATTCTAATAACTGTTCTGACTTCATTGCAGCGACGTCTTCCAACCAGCTAGTAATACGGTCAACCATATCTTTGGTAGCAATGATAGTCTCAGCTTTATCTTCTTCGCCTTCACATAACAACCAGCTAGCTACTGATTCTTTGATGTCATAACGTACTGCTAATTCTGCCTTTAGCTCTTCATTGTCTGATTCGCCTAGTTCTAAACGACTGATTGCTGAGTCAATCCAGCTTTCTGGAATTGATTCGTCCATTGCACGTTTGCGAATGGTTGCGAAGTAAACGTTTTCGCCTTTTTCTTCACCGTATTGTTTTTTCATAGATTGCTTCATCCCTGATTTGTCAGTTTTTGCTTTGATTTCTTTTTCTTTCTTCTTTTCGCCAGGCGTCATTTCTCTTTCTAGAATTTCCTGATTAATGCAATCTAACATTAAGCGAGTCTTTTGGTACTCTGGGCTTTCAAGAATAGAGTCGAAGCTTTCTGACAACTCCATTTGACTAATACGTGTACGTAACTTGTTACGTGCATCTTCTAGTTGCATGTCAGTAAACTGCTCTAACTGAAGTCTGTAACCAAACTTTTGTGCTAAACTTTCGTTAAGCTGCTTGCTTGTTACTGGTTTTGAAAATTCTCTAATTTGCATGATTCTTGTCCTAGAAATCTTATTACGTATTTATACAAATGACCACTTAAACTTATTGGAAATTTCTTCCTTATAGAACGCTTCCTTAAGCTGGCTTTCTTCCAATCTAGTAAGAAGAACCAAGTATCGATCAAAGTCTTTTGCTGATTTTATATTATTTTTGTAAACAACAAAATCACAGTGGTTAGCCCAATAACGATTATCTAGATGCTTAACTTCAAAAAACGCAGTTAAATTAGTGTTTGCGTGGGCTTTTGCCGCCATAAGAGCACAACTTTTAAGGTAGAACTGCTCTATTAGATTTTTTTGCCTGTAATTGTACACACCCCAGTTGCCGTTTTTCATTTGCTTAACTAGATAATCCTTATAAAGGATTCCTCCGTTGGGCAAAATAGTAACTGGCAGTTTCTTATCTAGCTCAACACTAAATTGTTCAGCTAGAGTTTTGATTACTTTAGTTTTAGTCTTCTTCGTTAGTTTTTTCATTGGCTACTACCATAGGATCTTCCATCCCTATCTTAGTTACCAAACTTTTACGAATCATAGCCTGGATTGTGAATTGCTCATGTTCTGTGAGCTTTGAGATTTTAATAGGCTTTTGTAGCTTTTTAAGGAGCTCTAATTCTTCAAGTGTTGTCCATACTTCAAACTCGTCAAGTATGTTATACACTTTTTGATTTTTAGGGGGTTGAAAATCAAACCCCTGTATAAGCTCGCTTATTCTCATCTTAGACCAGCAATAGTTAACATTTTGTTTAGTAACTTATCATCTTCAGATTCAAACTTTAAGTCGGGATTAACTGGATTCTTTCCTGGAAGTCCGATGTAATCTAATCCTCTACCAATCATATTAGATTTTTGTAGATACTCTGGGCTTAGTCCGTCCTTGCCAATAATTCTAGCAATAACCGTTGGGTTAGTTGAGCGTTCCCATTCTACTGGAGGTAGCACTTTAATTGCTCCGCCAGTGCCTGTAGTTGGAACCATACCGTCTTGAACAGCTTTTAGTCTATATTCTAATTGTTTCTTTTCCCATGGTTGCTGGGCAGTTTGCATCAGTTGTGTTAATTGTGTTACATATTGTTGTTTGATTGCATCTGGTGTTTCTTCAGAAACTGCTTTGTCATCGTCTGCTACTGTAACTGGAGCCCCTGGAGCAATTTTTGGTGCCGCTTGGCCGCCAGTAGAGCCCACTGTTCCTGCCGCAGGGGTTGGATCAAGTTCTAATGTACCTTTGTCTGTAGGACGAAGTGCTCCTGGAGATTTAGTTAGGTCAACAGTAGTGCTTACACCAGTTTGTGGATTATCAGTAGTAACTAATTTTCCTGGTTCATATTGTTTGATAACATCACCAGCTTCATCTAATTTTGCTCCAGGCCCAACAGGTTTAACTGGTTTTAGTTTAGCATCTTTAGCATCAGGACCGTAAATAGGTACTGCACCTTTGGTCTTTTTGCCATACTTCATTGCTCTCACACCTTTTTTGTGTTCGCCTACGATTTGTTTAACTTTCATGTTTTTCTCCAATGCTAAGACTAGCACTTTCTAATTTATCTATGTATTTACGCAATTTATCAATTTGGCCGCGAGCTCTGAGCAACTTAAATGCTAAGTTTTCTACAGAATGTTCTCCGCCCTTTTCTAAACCTGCTTGGCGTAACCTGCGTATGTTAGCCATAGTTTCTTTAGCTGTTTCTAAATTTTTAGAGCGAAGTGCTTGATTGATACGGCCAGCATAATTACGGGCTTTACTTTTAACTTCTTGGGCAGTAGCACGTGGCGCTTCTTTTTTTGGCTCGTTTAACCATTTATTGTTTAGTACAGAATATATGCCGGATGAATGATGCTTTTGCTTATAGTCCTGCACATACAGTTCTACATCAATATCTTTGATTTTAATATTATATCGAGAGTTGTATACATTTTTCTTTGCATCAAACAACTCTGCTTGTGATGGGTCAACAATACAAACTAAATGCAAATCTACATCACTGCTATCATTATATCCATAGCTAGCGTTAGATCCGCTAATTGTAATGTCTTTAAGATTTAGACGATCTACGTTAAGATAGTCAGCAAAATGTTTTGCTATGACTAATAACTTGTGTCTTACTTCTGGTATGAGAGACGTATTGTCCCAGAGCTTAGGATTAAGTTCAATGTTGTGCGTTATTGGCGCTGGGGATAGCTCTTGGACTTTCATTCATTATTTACTATTATAGGCCAATGAATTTTAAAATAGTTGGTAAGTTTGCATTACCAATCCAACCTGCACCTGCTGCAAATGCTAGGACAATCATAGTCCATTTGATCCATCTGTCTTTAATGCCTTCTAGGTCTTTGATTTTGCCAGCAAGCTCTGCGTGTTGTTGACAGCTAGCATCGTACATCGTTTTGAGTTGTGTTTTTAAATCGGAGTGGTTAGAGGTAATGTCATTTTTGACATCGTCTAACTTTTCATCAAAGTTTTCAATCTTTGTTTCAAGTACGCTTACTCGCTCTGCAACTGTTGGCATTAGTTTTTATCCTGTTAATTAATGTGTCTAAGGACGTTCCTTAGTGTATGATTAATTGCCTAGTTTGGAGCCTTTGATATATTTATTATTTTTGTTTAAAAACAATATTTCGTGATGGACCATCTGTAACAAAAACATCGAGATTTTGTTGCATACTTTCGTCTAACCCACTTATGAACGGTACTCCGTTAAAATCTTCTAGTAAATATCCAACAGGATCTTTGTTTGATTCAAATAAATGTTCACGTTCAGTTCTAAAATCAAAACGCCATACACGTATTATTTCGTCAGTTTCAAACCCAACTAGACTCCCTTTTACTTCTGTTATTGTAGGTTTTAATGAGTATGTGACATTTGCTCTAATACCTAAAGTTAATAATACTGTTTGGAAGTTTTGCTCTTTCCAACGCAAATGCTCTTTGCCAGGCTCTGTTCTATATTGCCCAGTATTAGTTATGTCGACAGTAGTGTATAGCTTATAATCCATGCGTATATTTACGCCAACAAAAAAGGACTCCGAAGAGTCCTGATTTGCTTCCCATCCCGATGAGAATTAAAAATTGCTATTAAGCAATAGAAGCACCGCTAGCTGTTAGAACGCTAACTGTTACTGCACCTGAACCCCATGATCCTAATGCTTTGTAAACATCGCTTTCTAATTGACCATAAGTAGTTGCTTGTGTGTTGCTAGATGTTTCTGCACCAACTTGTGTGTCGTAAGAAATAGCTGCAACAAAAGCTGTTGAGCTTGGTACGCCTAAGAAATAAATTTCGTTTTGATTTTGTAAAGCACGAACAGCCTTAGCAAAGTTGCTGAAAGGATCTGTGTTGTAGTTTGTGCTTAGGTCTGGTGTTGAACCACCTGATACAACAACTTTAATGAAAGTTAATTGACGTGTACCAAAGTTGCTATAAACTTCACCTACGCCGTAGGTTTGTTGTGCTGTCATCTTGCCGTAGTTAGCGGCAACTGTTGTTCCGATTAATGATGGCATAATTTTTCTCCTCGTATATGCTTATCAATGCCCACTACTCTGTGAGCTTTGTATATGTATTTAGTATTGAAGTTTAAAAATGGGCTTATACGGCTAATTTTGAGCGTATAGCTTTAAACCAGTCTATAGACCCTTCTTTTAAGTGCGGGTACTTTTTAGCCATATCATCACGGAATTGCGCTAATCTTGGGCTATCAATTCCGCCTACTGCGGCAATCATGCTTTCTACATTTCCTAGCATGTCACCTGTTGCTCCTTTACCTAGCACAATTTCTGCTATTTTATCGATATCACGTGTAATAACTTCACCAGTGGCACGATTTTGTAATGCGCCGCCAAAGCCATTATATTGATATGTTCTTTCGGGAGCACCTGGAATTGTGTTAACTAAACTGGCTAGAGCAAATTGTTGATCCTGCCCGCCATACGGACTATCTTTAACACTATAATCATGTTCGTGATGTCGAGCAATTTCATGTGCATGAGCCATAGTCATTAAGTCTACCTGAAAGTAAGCTGGCAATCCTTCTATTTCTTTACCTACTGGGTAACCAATATGCACGTTTTTACCAATTTGAATAGTTGGATAGTGTTTAACCATATGACCAGCTAAAACTTTACGCACAGCTGGATCGTCCATTTCTGGATCTAAGTTAAGTTTTTGTTTAAGTAGGGCTGTATCTATGAATACATCTACATCACCGCTGTCTATTTTAGTTGTACCTTTACTAGCAAAACGATGCTCTGGATCAAAACTGCCTGCGCCACCACTAGTCCAAACACCCTTGTCGCCTAGTGCAGCCAATACAGGTTGTAGTCCTTGTTTAATTTGTAAAAATTGCTTAGGGCTTAGACGTACAAGTACACCTTTAGTAGGATTATTATCTAGTGTATCAATCCCTAGCTTTTTTAACGCTGAACCGCTCATTGATCTTTACTCTCTTGAATGCGTTTGATACCACGCTTAAATTTTGCAGGATCACTTGCTTTAATAGAATTAATAAATCGGCGCTCTAATTCTGCTGCTGTTTCAACATCATATGTTTCTCTAATCATATCTAATAGATTGATTGCACTTTGTATTAAGTTTGAACCACGGCTTTCTATGACTAATTCGGTGTCACGATTAAGTCCTAGGTCAGAGAGGCCTTGCAGAATTGATCTTGTACTTTTACGCATTTTATTAGTATCCTACAGATATTTATCGTATTGTAACATAAAGATTTGACGAAATCAAGTGGCAACAAATTCATGTTGCGATGCGTTAATAAAATATAAATACTCAGTAGAAACCATGAGTTACTACACACACTTACAGAGGACAGTAAAATGCAAACCCTATCAAGAAAAATGCTAGCCATTTTAGAGCGTCTAGCAGAGATGTTTCCAAATAGCTCTTATCAATCACGCTTAGATTCTTATCTAAGTACCAAAGGCATTACCGATGCCGCCCAACTCGAAAACTACATTCGCGAGTTCAACTACTCTCACAAGGAGCAATACCTATGAAGCCTATCAAATACGTTTGGAATTTTTTAATTGCCTGCGCTGAATCATTGCACGAATATCGCAATCGTAAAGGATATCGTAATGGCGGATATTATTAAAAAAATAGAGCAAGTTGAAGCTGAGTACGGAGAAAAGTTAGCTGCATGGGCTATTGTTGCTATAATTGTTTATTTGGTGATAGCTCAATAAATAACTGATGACGCTAGTTTATATTCACGGAGCCAGTGCTACCAGTGAAAGTTTTAACTATATCAGAAGTAAGTTAGGCAAAGGTATTGATATCGATTACGACAGTCGTAATGGATTTGAAAATAACTTAAATGACATGCTTGATAAGCTATCTGGAGTTAAAGACATCGCTTTTGTAGCGCACAGTTTGGGTGGTATCTATAGTTTACACATTGCTAACACTTTACCCAACCAAGTGTTAGGAGCAGTAACATTAAGCACACCGTATGGAGGTGCTGAAGTAGCTGACTATGCCAAATACTTTTTACCGTTTAGTCGATTAATGCGAGATATCGGACCAAATAGCTGGGCATTTAAACAGGCTAGTAAGATTAAGATACAGCATCCTTGGACTAATGTTGTTACAGTAAAGGGACAAAGCCCCTTTATGTTAGTACATAACGATGGCGTAGTTACAGTTGCTAGTCAAAAACATCATGAAGATATGGAACTAGTAGAAGTAGACTACAATCATTATGAAGTAGTTTTGGCCGAGCCAGTAGTTGATATTATTAAAGAACGAATAAAAAAGTTCAGAAAATAGTTGCTTTTTTAATGAAAGAGATATATAATAAGCTAACAGTGAAAAAGAAGTAACTGTTAACAAAAACATACACACAGGAGAAAAATATGTTTACATCATTTGATACAATCGTTGACACCGTTCAAGGTGCTCAAAAGTCTTTCGTAGAAACCTACGTTTCAGACAAGAAATTACAAGCAGAACTAGTTAAGTTAACTGAAGCTCACGCTAAGTTTGTTAAAGGTTCTTACCAAACATCATTAAGCATTGCACAAGCAGTTTACAAAAGTGCTACCGATGCAATCTACGCAAAGAAAGGAGCTTAATATGTCAGAATTTACACCAAAGCTACCAGAAGTAAAATTCAACAAGAACGGCTATGAAATCCGTGCTGATATCTTAGCCATGGCTAAAGAACATGTTGAGCAAGAATATCATGCTAAGTTTGCAGGCTGGGAAGTATCAGCAGAACGTGATGCTAAGACAGGACAAATTATTACTAAGGTAGGTATGCCAGAGTTTCCAGGACTTGAAAAAGTTTTAGAGGCTGCTGAAAAATTCTATGGCTTCGTTAATGCCGGAGTTAAGAAGTAAGCATAGCTTTTAGTAGGTTGATACTATAAAAACATTAAAGGGCTCTCAGAGCCCTTTTCTTATGATATGCTTTCTTTATCAAACAGATCTGGATGTTTCTTACCCCAGTTCCGCATAATAACTGCGGCTTCTGCGTTGGCTTCATTTTCTTGGGGACTACCGGTTGCACCTGGATTTTCGCCCGTTAACTGATCATTTAGATCTTGCTTGAAATGTACAAGCTCATGTGCTAACGTGCGGCACACATCCATGATGTGACGATTAACAACAGTAATGTTGATGTGCTTTTCGGTACTGTATCCACCAAAGCTCTTGTGCTCTAAACTTTTCTTAGTATCAAATAAGAAATCAAACTTAGGTAACTTAGTAAGTTCTAAGTGTTCAGCGGCAAAACGTATAAAGTCCAATAGGATACTGTAAGTGTCTTTGCGTTCTAGGCTTTCGTTTAGGAGTTCTTTTACTTTCATATTATTACTTATCTTAATCCTCGCTGAATACCATTGCTAAGGACAAGCGTGTGATACCGTTAGTGCTACGGATACCAATGCTAACGCTGTCACCTGGAGGAATAGCAATACGGAAATCGCTGAGTTTATATTCACTTTCACCGTTGATAGCAGTAACGAAACGGCATATGGCTGTGTCTACTGTGCTATCTAGTGTACCGTCTACCGTGCTGATAAAACCGTTGTCTTTGGGCTGGCTGGTAAATGTGTGCGTTCCTGAAAAGCTGGTAGCATTGTAGAATATGTAGATTATACCAGGATCCTGCCCTTGTAGAGCAACACTGATGTCTTTCAATATGATCTCTTTGGCGTTGAGTAGATAGTTGCCATTTAAGGCTCCTACCGCTCCGTTGGTCACATAAGGATTTCTCAGGGTCAGCAAGTGATGTAGAGTGTTTTGTGCTAGGTTTGATTTAACGCTTTCACAACTGCGATTTAGCTCGTTTTGTTTTATTTCGCCTTCGATAGCTGCCATCATCGAAGCACCTGTTACAGTAGCATTGGTAGTTGAACCTATGTTGTAACTGACATAGCCAAGTTTGAAACTGGGCTGTAGTACGTGTGGTAAGCTATTTTGATTAGTATAGTGTATGCGATGGAAGAACACTACTTGTCCATTTAGTTCGTTTTCAATAGCAAAACGTATTTCACCTGCTCCAAGCCAACGGAAGTTGATCTGATAGACATTTAGATATTGACTGTGTAGAGTCATACCACTAGGGTTTTTACCGATGTCGCTGGGTGTTCCTTTGCTGCCGTCTAGTCTGTCAACGTTAAAATCTGTTTGATAAGTCCAGTGTTCTGTCTGTGCCACACCAACCTGTTTAGTGCTGAATGTGCCCGCGGCCAGTGTGCCTGTACCTGAGCTTGAAAAACTGTAAGTTCCTGACTTGGCTCCTAGTGAAGTACTCATAAACACAATAGTGTTGTCTACTTGATCTGTCAGCCAGCCTGTGAATCCATCTGCTTTATTAATTGCTACTGCTGTGGCCGTGGTAGTGCCTGCTGTGATAGACACAGTAAAAGCTACACCATTGAGAGTTACTGTGGCTGTTTGACTACCCGTTGGTGCTGTATTGATGGTCAGTACCACAATCTGCGTCTTGCCGCCTGATGCTCTTAATATACCAAACCGTGGACCATTGACTCCATCATCATTGATGCCAATCTGTATAGCATTTTCCTGATTGGCCAATCCAGCACGTTGGCTGGTCAGTGCTACTGTAGGGCTGAATGCGGCTGTGAAGCGGGCAAGGGCACCTTGACCTGGACGGTAGCGTAGGAATCTGCGACTTCGTAACACACCGTAACCATAGGCTGTAGTTCCTGACTGTATGGTCCATAGTCCTTGCTGTGGTGTGGCTGTGGCGCTTGCACCTGTGCCGTTGGTATAAGTCTGTATAACTTCGTCTGTGATGCCGTAGATGCTGTCTAACTGGATAACAGGAGTGATAGTTACTCCATACTGTTCACCAAATGCTGTAACGGTACTTGCTGTTTCTTCTCTAGCAAACACAGGAGTACCTGTAATAGTAGCTGTGACATTACCATCTACGGTGATTGATCCACCGCCATCCTGTACTGTGACCGTACCAGTTACACCTATGTTTTCTAATGCGGCTAGTGATGCTGTGCCTAACTCTACTGTACCTGTAGCATTGACAAATATACGATTGCTGTCGCTGTTGGCATTAGTGTCTTTGCTGACAGCAAGATAACTATTGGTTATCTTTGTTAGCACACCATCTGTAGTGTTGCCACGCATACGATCCCAGGTAGAACCGTTAAACACCATGTTGTGGTTTTCTGTGGGCAATGATATTGGAGCAGTTTCTCCATCATTGTTAGGCATGTCAAATATGAGATTGTTTGTTCCATCCCACAGTTTAACTTTATCTACAACAACATCGCCTTCTATACTGATGCCGTCAACGTGAACGCGAGCAACCGGTTCTCCTGCATTGTTATACTGCATGACATTGTGCAAGTCTAATAGGTTAGACTCGTGCGGATGCTGGTAGTTAGTTGAATTAGGTTGTTGAACGCCCATATATTATAATCCAAACCTTGCTTTTTCAGCGTTGAAGTTTGCCAGTACTGTAGTGCTATCTATAGCATAGTCGTAAACACGGGCTATTGCTATCTTACCACCAAAGAAATTAGCACCAGTTGTTCCAGTTGTATCAGTATCAGAACCAACTCGTTCAGCGTGTGTCACTGTATAATGCGCGGTAATATTGGTATTCTGTACTACTTGTACACCATTAATGTAAAGTGTTGCGGTATTTGTAGTGTCATCAAATGTTGCTACTACATGTTGCCAACCTGTTGATACTCCTGTTTTAATTAGTATGTTTGAACCGTTAGCACTACATTGTAGATTAGTATTATTAAAGAATAAACGATTACTATACGATCCTATTATAACGTGACCACCAGATAACGATTGAGGACTTACCCATGCTTCTTTAGTAAAGTTGCCGTTGGTACTTATTGGATTGCCGATGTCAACATAAGTACTGAATCCGTTAAAGTTAATGTATCCACCATTGCCGCTACTGTATGATCCAGCGTTAATAGTGTACGCTGTGTTATCTGTAATATTAGTCCAGGTCGAGCCTGATCCTGAATAACTGCGAATGTCGCCAGCGTCAAGTTGTACTACTGGGAATGGCGGTGTTGTTAGGCTAGGATTAATTCCGTTAACTGATGTGTCGTATGCCCATGTTAAGTCTGTACCGTTGTACAAAACTCCAGTGGTACTATTTTGTAAGAACCATTGGCATTGCTCCCAGCCGCCAAATTCGGTGAATACCATTCGCATTGGATACCACTGACCGCCTACTAACTTAACGCTGTTTAAACTTAGCACACGGTTGTTACTAGCATACCCGTTCATGTTTGCGTATGTTGGTGTGTACGCCGCATTACCGATCCATACTGCGGCATCATCGTCTGTACCCGAAGTCCATATATTATATGTACCTGTAGTTGGTACTTGTACGTAGGCTTGCCAATGTAATGTATATCCGTCTTCTAATGTTGGCAAAGCATCTAAGTCTTGGCGCTGGCCAAAGCCGGCATATCCATAAACGTCAGTGCCGATTGGGCCAATTAATGGATCGTCAAACCAAGTTACGTCAAATTCGCTGAATGCTCCATACGTGCTCCATACATTACCAAGGTACTTGGTTCTGTATAAACCACTAGCACTATTTGGAACAGATGAAATGGCGCCGCCTGGGTCGTAAGGTGTACCGCGTGTTCCATAGGCTGCATTTATACCACTTGCGGCTGCTGATAGATATGCTGATCCAGGTACTGTTGGATCGTTACCTCCAGATCCTTCTAGTGGTTCATGTTCACTCATACCTGATGGCAAATTAAATACTGGAGCAGATACCCATGGACGACCTACAATTAGTCCTCCTACGTTTGGATTATCAATAATACCATTGTCATCATACTGTGTTGGTAATTCTGTAATGTCGTAGTTGTTTCTACTACGGTAGTAATTTTTTGTTGGATCGATACTGCCTGTTACAGTACCATCGTCTGCTACAACTTTACCTTGACGTTTTGCTTTTGCAATATCAAGTTTGGCTTTTTGTCTTAATTCTTTAGTTGCTAAATGTGCAATACCGTTTGCTGACATATTACTCTCCAAATCCTGCTTGATATGCTGGATACATGCTAGGATGTTCTCCACGTATATCTGCTGGATGTTTAGGTTCTTGCCAACCGCCGCCTGCATCAACAGTAACAGCATCAATGTCTGCTACTTTTTCATTTGGTGCATTTGAAAATGGACTATTAGTGCCGTCTGTTTCATCACTGGCTAGATCAACAATTTGCTTAAATCTGCGGATATCGTCGCCAGCAAACTCATCTTCTACATCGTCGATAGGTTCTACAGCAATTTGTACTGTAGGTTCTTGATCTACACCGTCGATTAAATCTAGTATGCTTCTAATAATCTCGTTTGCTCTCATAATTGATCCCCATGTTTTATATTTAGCGTTAAATAGCTGACTATGATAAACAAAGAACCTTTTAAAAAACTACTAGAAAACTTAAAAGAAACTGGCAAATATCGCGTGTTTAACGACATTGTGCGTGAAGCAGGCAAGTTTCCTACGGCTATCTGGTACGGACCGTATAACATTAAGAACATAGTAAACTGGTGTTCGAACGATTACCTTGGCATGGGACAGCACAAAGTTGTGCTAGATGCTATGCACACAGCCTTAGACCACACAGGCTCTGGTTCGGGCGGTACACGGAATATAGGAGGTTCAAGTCACTATCATAAAGCACTAGAGCACGAGCTTTCTACACTACATAAAAAAGAACGTGCATTGTTATTTTCAAGTGCGTATGTGGCAAATGAATGGACACTTATAGCACTATCTAAAATTGTTCCAAATTTAGAATTCATTAGCGACAGCAACAATCACAATAGTATCATTGTTGGTATTAATCATAGCCGTGCTCCAAAAGTTATCTTTGAACACAATAACTTAGATGATCTAGAACAGAAGCTAAAAATTAGTTTTGCACAAGGAAAAACGCCGTGTGTAGTGTTTGAGTCTGTTTATAGTATGGATGGCGATGTTAGTCCAATAGCTGATATATGCAAATTAGCTAAAAAGTATAAAGCAATCACTTATATTGATGAAGTACATGCGGTAGGACTTTACGGTGCAACAGGTGCCGGCAAACTAGAAGAATTAGGATTACAGGATCAAGTAGACATAGTCAACGGAACACTTGGCAAAGCGTTTGGAGTCCAAGGTGGTTATATTGCTGCCGATGCAGATGTAGTTGATTGTATTCGAAGTATTGCAGCTGGATTTATTTTTACTACTTCTATGAGTCCTGTTAGTTGTGCAGGTGCATTAGCTGCTATTAAATATTTAAAAGAGCATAACGAAGTTAGAGAAAAGCATCAAGAACGTGCTCGTAAGTTAAGACATCGGTTGAATAAAGCAGGAATTACAGTTATGGAATGCAGTACTACACACATCATTCCTGTGCTTGTTGGAGATGCTAAAAAGTGTAAAGCAATGAGTGATTATTTGTTAGCTGAACATGGAATTTATGTTCAGCCTATTAACTATCCAACTGTAGACGTTGGAACTGAACGTTTACGATTTGCTCCGTCACCGTTTCATGATGACGGAATGATTGAAGATTTAGTAGATGCGCTTAAACAAGCATTCGAGCAATTTGAGTAACACCAAACACTAGCATAGCGCGAGCTTCTGCATTACTAGCTTCTTCGTTTAACTTATCAGTATTAACTAAATCCTCTAACAACGCACGAGCTTCGTCTGCTGATATTTCACCGCGTTGATTAGCTTCTGCAATCTGTATAGCATATTGAGCACGTTGTTCTGCCCAAGGTAAACCACATCCTGCTAATTGTAATAATTCGTTTTGCATTAGAATCTCCCCTGAACTGTATGTGCAACCATATCAGCTTGTTGTATCATTAGCTTCTTTTTAATTTCACAATACATAGGACTTACTGGACCTTTTGAGCTACGGTCAACAAGTTCCTTAACTGTATCATTCATATGTCCAATTGGCCCAATAACATCACGGGTTGGCTTAGACTCTGAATAGATTGTGAACCATTGTATTTTTCCGGATAAATCTTTTGCTTGTTGAGCAATATCACCCTTACAATCAAAGTTACGTGTTGTTTGTTGAATCGTTGTAATTGATTGACTTTGATTGGCATCCCATCTAACTGGTATCCAATCTTTAATTGTTGAACAACCTGTTAAACTTACAACTGCGAGCACTACTAAAAACTTTTTCATTTCTTTCTCCCGCTTTTCATATTAGCACACCAATGTGCCATACGTTGCTTTTCACCGCTACTATTTTTTGCTACATTACGTAGCGTAGAAACACTTGCTTTACAATTCACTCCACTACGCTTTGCTAAACCTTTGCGTCCAGGATTCTTTCCATCTGCAAAGTTTTCTAGTAAGTCGTCAGCGGCAAAGCCTATATAACTATTGCCGTGTTCGTCTCCAGATTGCACAACAAATGCGCCGCCTTCTTCTGACTCTAGCTCTCCAATTTCCCAACCCATGCGAGCTAGTACTTTTTCAACTTGTTGTTGTGTATCTAAGTTACCTCTATACCACAAACGTGCATATTTAAGTAATGTTTCTTCTTCATCGCCTGATCCGTCATCAGGTGCAAATTCTTTTATTGATTTGTAGCTTTCTCTTAAATGTAAAAAAGTATCAGCAAACTCTTTACACATATCTCTTATAGAACTGTTTTCAGTTTCTATAATATTAAAATCTCTATGTTCTTCCTCTTGTGTCGGATCCATGTACCCTGCATAGACTTTTTTAACACCGTGTTGATTAATTAATTCTGTGCAATCTTCTCCATACCTTTCGTCCATATACTCACTGCACGGACTACAAGTTGTTATGATAATACTTCCTTCTGGAATATCTCCATATTGTTTTACATATCTATCAATAGCAACTCGCTCAGCATGTTTACGTTTCCCGTCAGATGCTGGAGAATTAATACCTTGAACAAGATTGTTGTCCATATCTAATACTGCGGCTGCAACCATGCCGTATTTGTCAGGGTCTTTCTTTTGTCCTTTAATTACTAAGTTTGTTAGTTCATGCAATATATTATCTAACTTTTCGTAATTGCGTATTTCATAATCATCTTGATTTTCGACTACTTGTGTGCTGCCAGTAGGGCCTACATATAATGCTCTAAAGTCTACCTGAGGATACTCATTTTTTAGTTCTTTGAAGACTTTTAAATTGCTCATGCTGTCGTCATATAAGCGAACATGCCCATACTGTTGCGTATCTAAATACTTGCGTACCCAAACTGCTTTTTTGTACGCTGGTGGTTCGTTGCCAGGTAAGTTGCCTGCGCGATGAACATGCACACGACTCATGTCAATTCCTAAGTCTTGAAATGTTTGTAGGAATTCTTCTTTATTATCAAAATCTGCGCGAGCGGTAAGCATGATAACTTTAGCAGTACCGGCATGCGATAATATTGTTTTGAGTTTACGTATCATTGGGACAATAGGCTGGCTTTCTTGACGAAACTTTTCAGCACTACGAAACTCTCCAAAATCAAATTGCTCGCCTGGGCGGAGTTGGTAATTGTTAAACTCTTGATTAGTTAAATCTCTTACTATATTGCCGTTGGCATCTATGACTTTAATTTTAGCAGTCGTATGAAGTAGTGTATCGTCAATATCAAAGATAATTAAATCTCTGTTGCCTGGCGTAAACTCTTTAGATCTCATTTACTCTTTTGGTACACAGTTAGGAACTGTGCGTCCACCTTTTTTCTTTGTGCCAACTGGCTTGTAACCCTTCCAGCATGGATTTGAGTTTCTTAAAGTCTTTTCTGCTTCTGCCACCATTTGTTCTAATTGTTCGATGCTTTCGCAGTTCCAACGACGTAGTGCTTTATTGATTGGGCTATCTGGATCTCTCTTAGTCTTAGCACTAGCATGTGCTTTCTTCATACCACTCATCCTGGCGCAAAAACTCTTGCGACGTTTAGCAGACTTAGATCCTTTTTTAAGTTTGCTAGGTTTAGTAGTTACAGCAGTTTTTAATTTGCTGCCTGGATTTTCTCTGCGATATGCTTTGACAGCTTTAGAACTCATGCCATCTGTCTTATCATGCTTGTTGACTTTTTGCCAATCTTCGTTTAAAACTTCATTCATTCTCATAAGGTATTCCTCCTAGGCCGCAACCAAAGCGGGCTAATCCTTCATACAGGGCTATAAGGGTTTCTTGGACGATCGTAACCGTCATCTTCTGGATATACTGGATAGTCATTTGGATCATTCTGCATTTTTACCACACTTAGCACGTTTAGCATTTGTTAATGCTCCATAGTCTACAGGCCACTCTTGTCCTGGTTGTAATTCTTTTGCGTTAGCAGGATACTTGAATGTGATCCCTGCTTGTTGTTGTATTTGTGCTACCGGCACACGAAACTTAGTTAAGTCATTGCCTAAATTAACATATGGTTTAGTATGTGGGAATGCCCAGCCAGCAATAGCACCTGTTTGTTGGTCAATAACGATTTTATAGTAACCGTGTGGAACAATAACTCCATTACCAATAAATGGATCACCAGCGCCATAGAATGCCCCCACGTAGATAGTAAACGGACGATTCTGCTGTACCGTCCACCCACGTACTGAAGTTTCTAGTAGTTTCCATATGCCACGATTTAATGATCCGTGTTGTGGGTACATATTTGTCATTAGGAAACTCTCATACTCCACAATCTGTGACCAACTTAGGTCACCATCGGGAGCAGCATGTCCTTTGTCGTAGCCTGTGCCTGCGTAGTCATTAGGAGTAGCACCTCCTGGAACTGACTGATCCGCAACGAATGCGTTCGTACGTGGAAAGCATCCTAAGGCGTTTTGTGGAAGTAGTGTGTAGGCAACATAAGCCGGAATCTTAACCGGAGCATCGTATGCTACTAGATATGCTTCTCGGCAAATTGGACTTGCTGGTCTACTGGATTGTGCCCATCCATAAGGGCTGTGTACTTGGCAATTTTGTACGGGTAATGGGGCACGTTGCTCCCATGCAAACACTTGTGTAGAAACAAGTGCTAGCAAAACTAAAAACTTCTTCATTGTAATTGTCCTTGATAACAACTACTATTTAGTTTATAGTTCCTTTAGCTGGCTAGCAAATATAGTAGCACTTAATTTGTAGCTCTCTGGACCAGCATGTTCCATATCTCTACTGTAATCATCAAACGGTAAAAGAGGAGCTCCTGTCCATGACATGCTGTCATACCATGTGCCTTCTGCTACTGGAACATCTGCCCAAAGCAATCTTAGGTTACGGACCATAAATTTAGCCCAATGATAGTTGTGCTTGTTATGCGTTGCTAAAGGCAGCATCCAGCTTTTATCATAGTTCCAAGGCCCGTAATTAATTGTCTTTACGTCTGACAAGTACTCGCATTGTCGGATCCTATCAGGCCACACAAAACATACTGCTTTTGGTTTAATATTATGTTCTCGCAGGATAATTGCATTGCCCCAGTAAAACCCAAGTCCAACTTCCCCTTGTCCTAAATTGATAACAGGGCAGTTCATTTGCAAACTTAGCTGATGTGCTACAGTATCTTCGTCGCTTGCACCTACTCCATATACCATACTGTCGCCAAAGAAAATAATACTGTTAGCCCAGTCGACTGTGTCCCAAGACGGTGCTCGATACTTTTGTTCGTTAAGAGTGTATTTTACTTCTTTAGTACGCCACAACCAATTTGCAGGCTGTAATTCTAAATTACGTTGAAACTTTGTAGGCGTATCTCCACCACTCCAAAGCTCTCCATTTCTATTTTCAAGCTCTAGGAGTTTCATATGTAATTGTTAAACCAACCTATCTTACGGCCTTCTTCAATACGCTTATCATATTCGGCAACAGAGGAAGGATAACGCCAAGCCCAAACGGCAACACAGGCCATAAAAGCACCAGTATAGTATATACCACGAAGTGGAACTCCTCCTGTGTACATGAGTACTAGACTAAGACTCATCATACCCAGCATAAAAAATTTTAGTTTAAGCGGAAACACACGCTTCTGACCCCAATTAGTAAGAAATGGTCCAAACAGCTTATGATTATAAATCCAACGATGCAAACGCTCACTGCCTTTGCTAAAACAGTATGCAGCAAATACTACAAAAGGAGAATAGGGGATGCCAGGTGTGACAACCCCTATATAGGCCATTCCTAAACTAAGTAGACCTAGTGTAGTCCAGAGGACTTTTTTTAAGCGATGAATTGGAGCCATTCTTGAAACCTTAAGTTATGGAAGCCTTGCTTCTTACGCTTATTTACAAGTTCGTAGTAGTCAGGCTTATAAGGTTTGATTTTAGGCTTATGAGTATGGGTCTTATCTGCCTTGTCAGCATTACATGGACCGCAAGCGGTAACTGTATTTTCCCACGTAGTTTTACCACCCTTTGAAATTGGGTGTACGTGGTCCAATGTTGAGTCCTTGCGTTCTACATGTGTACCGCAATACATACATTTTCCATCATCTCGCAAGTAAACATTCGCTCTTGAGAAACGAACTGTTTGCTTTGCTTTCATGTACTCACGTAACATGATAACAGAAGGGACTGGTGTTTCCCAAGTAGCAGAATGCACGATCCAATTTTCGTGCCATAGCAATACATCGGCTTTATCTAAAACCATGTACTTGATGCTTTCTTCCCAAGGGATTACGCTCAACGGCATTACGCTTACAGGCAATCCGTCGGCATTCAAGACCAACGTGTCTGACATTTTTTTACCTCTTTCGATTGTGTTACAGACCCAACCTATGAAGTATATATTATACACTCAAAAGTTATTTATGCCAACATATTTTGAGCAAACTCTAAACCGGCTCTATCAATGGCGTTGCACCATTGTTCTTTATTATCGTTGCCAAAAACCAATTCTGAATCAGCACTAGCCAAAAGCCAACTTGTTTCATGTGTCCAAGGTGCTTTTCCTTTTATTTCGCCTGCTAGCTGTCCATGTGCCCAACCACACATGCCCAAAAATAATCTCCAACGTTCTGGAGTATCACCCATAGCTAAACGAGGAAGTATGTCATCTGCCGAGCTTAGACTAAACTCGTTACTGATACGCATTGTGTTCTTGCTTACCCATTCGTTGCTATGTAAGAAACTAAGACTCTTTACATTAACAGGGCCGCCAAGATAAACAAATCCAGGTAAGTCTATGTCGTACCCGAGCTCTGATCCAAACTCTTTAATAGACATATGACTTCGCTTGTTTAGTACAAGACCGACTGATCCCTGCATGTGGTTTTCAGTTACCATGATAACTGTTTTATACCAGAAGTTACCTTTGACTGCGGGTGGTGCGATTAATAAATTGCCAATTAAATTCATAGCGTATTTACGCTCCTATGAATCTTATCTAGCAAAGATAGAGTTACCTTTACGCACACCGCCGCGGTCTAACAGTTGTTTTTTATAACTAATGTTATGACCAGGTTTATTATATGCAGCATCAATAGCTGATGTAAAGTTAACAATATCACTTGGTACACTTGGAAGGAATTCCGTTGCACCTGTTAAGATCTTACGAAGTTTTGTTCCGCTAGGAATTGGTAGTGCGGGTAATCCTTTTCCTAACCAGCGTTTGTTCACTTTGTCATAAGTGCCCGTTACTGGTTCAAACTGTCCGCCAGCTGTTAAGACTGATACAACATCATCACCCCAGCTTCCTTGCTTAACGCGATTTAAAATTGCGCCTATTACCCAACCAAGTGCTTCAGTATTATTTTCTTCTGCGGCAGTTACTTTAAGTAATGCTGTCCACTCAGTGTCACTCATTTTACGACCAAGGTACTGTTCGGCTGATTTTCTTGCTTGTTCAATATTATCATCTGTGTCAGTTAATAAATCACCAACATCTGCTTCAGCAGAGCCACCACCCCATGACTTAACTTGGTTTGGTTTACTTCTAACTAGACCTTTGAACTTTTCTGGTTTAGCTTTAATTATAGCGTTTAGTTTAGCAACAGTTTCTGGGCCCGGGTCACCGTCTTGTTCTAATGGTGGGTTGTCACGCTGGAAAGCTCTTACTGCTGCAATAGTATACTTGCCTCGAAGACCGTCAAGCCCTGGAGGGCCAACACTATACCCTAATTTTTCTAATGCTTGTTGTACATCACGTACTGCTGTTCCTCTGCGACTTGTTGGAACATCGATAAAGAACTTTTCGCCTTCTTTCTGTAGTTGTTCGTCTGGATTTCCCGAAGACCCAGTCTTGTTAAAATTCCAGTCTGGATGTCGGCGGGCAAGCATTGGATTTACTTCTCTTCCTGATTTTGTTTCAGGTGCACCTGAAATTCCACCTAATGGGTTGCGTTGTACAATTTCTTTACCTAATCTGCTATATACATTCCAATCTGAGTGTATTTGATCTGGAGCAATCGGGTAGCCGCTTTGATCAATAATTTCTACACCAGATACTGCTGATTTGATAGCTGACCTAACATCCTCTTGGTAATCTCCGTTATACCACTTGGCGCTACCTTTTGTTCTTCCTTTGCCATTTGGAAACAATAAAAATATAATCTTCTTTGGCTTTTGTGCCTTGACCATGTTAACTAAGTCTGCTACATTACTAGCAATAACCTTAGGATCTACAAGTTTAACTTTGTTTCCACTTTCTACAGATGCTCTATAAGAGTTTGCTGTGTCATTGGCTCCTGCGGCAACTACTACGATACTACCTGGAGTAACAGTAGGAACCTTTGCTCTTATTTCTGGACTTGTACTGGTCCTGCCACCTACTGCGCTGTTAATCCATGGATGACCTGCGGCATCGGCAATACCTTTAGCATGGCTATCACCAATAGTGTAATATCCCGGCTCTCCATCTGCTTCAAAGAAATATCTTTTAAATTCTGAAAATCGCATCTTAACTCCAGTCAGGTAACGGGCCGCCGTATTTGTTGCCTTTGATCTTGTGACCGCCAACCTTCACACGACTCTTTTTAGTTTTTCCTAACTTATGCGATTTGTTTCCGTCACGGGCACGTAATCCTTGTGACTTACATGAAGCTAGATTACTAGCACCTAAATCTTCGTCTGGTGTTGAGCTCTTACATAGTTTAAGACTTGCTTTTTCTAAAATGTCTTCCATTTCAGCAAGATCCATCATCTTACCTTTATGCTTAACATCACCTTGTTTAGCTGCTTTCTTTTTATCTTTGTGTGCGCCTGCACCTGTATTGATAGCGTTCTTTGCCACAAAGTTACGTGGCTTAGGTGTTTCTTGTTTTTGTGTTTTACCTTCTGATAAACTTTCGTTAGGTACACAGTTGTTTACACGAACACCACCTTTAATTTTTGTGCCTTCTTTGTGTTTACCTTTCCAGCATTTAGCATCAAGACGTTGTTTAACTTCCATCATGTGGTCGCCGTGTGTTTCACACATTCCGCAATCTGGGCAAGTCATTTCCATGTCAGCAGATTCGTTATGCTTCTTCTTACCTGCACAGTGAGCCTTTTGGCTAAAACCTTTAGGGTGACTACAATTAATGCTATTTTTATACTTTTGGCTCCATTCTTCCTTAGTGGTAGTATAACGCTCTACAGGCTCGTGTCCGCGCTCTGGACGACTTCCTTGACGTGAAGGGCGTTTTTGACTAATGCCTAACGGTGCTTCAGGTAAAAATTGTTTTGCTCTCATAGTAAACGACTCAGTTAATACTATATTTATTAGAATTACTGAGCTAGAAACTCAAATACGTTGAGCCACTTTCGTTTACCTATGGTTGCTTTAAGATTAGTTAAATCTGCTTTAGTTTTATGTCTAAAGCGGGTTTTCTCTTCGTCTGGAACAGGAATAAACTCTATTTCAACACCCTCTTGTTCTGCTATTTCTTCAGCAATATCTAAAAATGAATGAGCAAGACCTGCGCCACAGTTCCAAATACCGGATCCATTTACGTGTTTGATAAAATCAATGTGCAGACGGCAAACATCGCCTACCCAAGTCCAATCACGTTTAATATGTTCAGCATTTTCCCATACTGTAATCTTACCTTCTTTACGAGCTTGATTACGCCATTTAACTATAGCATTAGCGCGATTACCTCGTAAGTGCATCCATTTTCCGTATACATTAAAGTAACGGAATCCTTGAACCATAATTTTTACACGCTGTTGTGGCCACCAACGATCAAATAGGTATTTGCTCCACGCATAAGGTGTTTGTGGGTGGCATGCTGCGTGTTCACTAAAATCATTAGTGTCGCCATAAACAGAACTAGAACTTGCATATTGTAGGTTTACACCGTGTTTGTTGCACTCGTCAAAAAGCCACTGGCTGAACTCATAGTTTTGTTTCATTATCTGATCAACGTCTGTAAACGTCATATCAGCAATAGCACCCAGGTGAATTACCCAATCATATTCTCGGACATCAGGACGCTCAACAGGATGCCATTCATACCCGTCAACTTCCCAACCTTCTTCTGCTGCACACCAGGCAAGCATATTACGACCTATGAATCCTTCATGGCCGGTGATTAGAACTCTCATAAAGTATTTACTCAGGAATGTCTTGTAAGAAGTTCCAATCTTGAGCGATGCATTTTAACTTAAAGTGACGTTCTTTTATTAGATCATCAACATATTTTTTAAGAACTTCCATTGGAACAGAATCATTTAACCATTCTGTTTTCCAATCTTCAATTATCCAGATATTATCAACGTACTGAGTTTTAATTGTGCGTTCTAAAGCCTTAGCGTGTGCCCTTAATCCAGTATAGACGTGCATGTTGACAATACCGCCTGCATGAGAGCAGTATTGTTTATTGCGTTCTTTGATGTCCTGCGCGATACCAAAACCTGCTCGGCCGCCTAGTGACTGGATTAAGTAAAAATGATACATTAGTCTGCTAAGTTTAAAATGTCTTCATCAAAGAACTCAATGAGTCCGTCAAAGTGATCTAGTAAGGTAGGAGCAACTTTTTCCTTACCACCAAAGTGTTGATAAAGTTGAATCAATGCACAAGCATACGCATCATCGTCCCAGTTAGCCTGATATCCATAACGCTTTTCAGTCCAACGGCGATGTGCTTCTGTTACTGATTCTTGGAACTGTGACAAGTTACCAAAACAGCTTTGCACTAATGCGGCAAGTTCTTCTTGTAACTTAGGAGTAATTTTTAGTTTTGCACTACCAAACTGTCGGCACAAGTCTCGGAAGATAAAGAACAAACTAACGTGAACGTTTTCATAGTGGAAGTACTTATCATGCCACCCACACGATACTTCGAGCTCATCTTCGTTAAGAGTTTTGAATGTAGCAATGTTAGTAAATGTTCCTGGATACTTTGACAAATCGCTATCTACTTCTACAGGAAAGCAATTATGCTTTTCTGCAATAGCAACTTTCCTTTCAAGAGCAACTTCGTCTGAATCTGTTTTATCTTTATCGATACGGATTGTAAAGACAGCATTACGCAAGTCCTGATAGGCAGACTGTTTCTTCTTACCCTTGCCGTTGAGAATGCCAAATGCTCGGCGAGCATAAGCAAGGTTGTCAGTTTCAATGTATGTAAATGGATACTTAAATGTTTTCCAGTTCTTAACACCTGGAACAAGTCCGGCATCAATTAATGCAGCAATAGTGCTGACAGTATGTTGTGTATCAATACTGATAAACTTGCCTTTAGATGTTTTAATACAAACTACAGGCTGAAGCAATGCTGGATCAAACAAATCTGGATTGGCAATTTTGTTAGCACAATGTTTGTCATCTAATGCACGTTGGATGTCTTCGTCAATGTCTAGTACACCTAATTCTTCCATAGATACTTTAGGAAGTCGTGTTAGGTCAAACTGCTTACTTTGATTGTTCCACGCTTTGATAGTTTTCTTCCAAGCGGCACTCTTATTAAGAGTATCTACACGATCTTGTAAGTTAACAGTCTTACCAGAGCCACGCTTAAGAGGATTAATCTTAACCATTGGGTTTGGTTTTTTAACTACATCTTCGTATTGGAATGCAAATTTCATTGTGAGCCTTAATTAGTTAATACAGTTTGTATTATAGTACCATTAGGCTAAATTGTCAAGTTCAAATGTAAATATTATTATGGAACATTATATGACTAACACTACCCATTATCTAACTACAAAAGAGTTAGATAAACTCCTATTTTGGTATGCGTTTAATAACTGCCAATCCAAATATTTAGGAGAATGGGTATGCGAAATGTTTGGGTGGGGTGACCCACGATTGTATTATACGCAAGACAACAAAAAAGCTGAGCGTATTTTAAGAACAGAATATATTAAAGAACTCGATTGTTCATTGCATTGATAAAGGTTTGGATACCAAGTTCTTCGTACTTTACCAAAGGTTGCCAATCTGCTGTGTGTAGATAACGTTCTGTATTTAAACGGTTAACAAGTGATCCAGCGGCTTGATTAGCTGCATTTTGATCTGGGTACGGATTGTTTTGGCCGCCTGTTAAATTAAACTCTCTAACTTCTTGTTGTAAACTTGGACTTCTAGCCCATACTGTATATTGAAATGACATAATGTTATCCTCGATTCTGTATTTATTTAGAATCCATTGCGATTATAGACAACAGGCATTTCGCAAACATATTTTCCATTAACTGTATGTTTGATTAAGTTGCAATCGCCGCCTGATACTGCTGATCCAACATGATCACCAATACCTTTGCCCGTGGTTGCATAACTACCTACACTAGCAACAGTATAGACGGCACAGCCGTTTAACGAGGTTGCGGCAATAATGAGTATCGCAGTAAGAATGCTTCTTGTCTGCATGAGTATTTTTGCTCTGTGTCTGTGTTAATAAATTCAACCCAAGGGTCGTTTTCTTCATTAGGATTATAGATGGCTACAACTTTAAAAACTTTACCATCGACACTTCCATAAATTTCATTCAACTTCATGTTAACATCCTTATCAATCCGATTGTGTCGATAGTTGTTAACAAGATGTAGTTAGCCAACATGCCAAATGATTTCCTAGTATAACTAGCCCAAGCATACATAGCACAGCCAGTGATCCACACAGGATATAAAGCAAGAAGAGGCGGGTTAGGGACAGTGACAGCCATAGTGATGCTACAGCCAATTGAGATTGCCCAAGCCAATACCTCAATACAAAAGCGAAATGGGTTACTAGTCCAGTCATCGCGTATCCAATCTATAGTAGGTTTAAAAAAGTCTATTATCATACTGTATGTATAAAAAAAGCCCCAAGCATGTGGGGCTTTTTGAGTTGGTTAGGCCTAACCTCTCTTAATTAAAGAGTGATACCCATTGCCTTAGCTTTGTAGCCTAGAGCAACGATTTCACGGCTTGGCTTACCCATAACATACTCAGTAACTTGAACACCGTTACCTGCCTTACGTGTGTTTGCATAAACAGCGTAACCATTGTGACGGATACGGCTAACTTCGGCACCTAGGTTCTTAACACCAAAACGCTTTTCAGCTTGTGATTGGGTTAGAGCATCGCCATTATACAATGCGTTAAACACTTTGTAAGTCTTAGTTTCTGGATTAAAAAATTTCATATTGTTTCCTCTTTTTAGATTATGCTGTAATTCAACAGCTATACACAGTATATTACAATATAAAAATTTTATCAAGTGTTATGGCTAACTTCTTTTGGTTTTTTACACCAAAACTTTTTATTAGGAAATCGTTCGGCGGCCATTTTGAGCGCATCTTCAAATGTTGGACCTTGACCAAGGAATTGTCCAGAATCTTTTGCATAAGCATACCATACGTTTCCTACTTGCTCTGGTGCAATTTCTGTTCCTTCGAGCTCTGATGCATCTTTTCCGTCTGCTTCGGCGGCATTAATTTCTTTGATTTTTTCAAGCATCTTAATAACTTTATCGGGATTGGTTGCTAAATTGGCTATCATTACGATGCTTCTAAGATGCCAACCTAACCAAAATGCAAAACCAAGTGCAATCACGTACAATAGAACTTCTTCCATTATGATTCTCCAGAAAGGATAGTTTATTTAAGCAATTCCAAGTTCAAAATTTTAGCTACTCTAGCACCTACATCTTCGCCGCTAGGAATTACATAGGTTTGTTGATCATGCTGATCTTTACGCTGATCATATCTGCGTACATTAAGAATGCGTCCGCCAACTGCTGATGTTAGTTCAAAACTAATCCGATCTTCGCCTTCTGCGCGGCCTCTATCAATTTGTACTGCACCCATTGTTCCCATTTTTAGACTCCTAGCTTCTTTTGCACTTAAGACGTAATTACTTTCTTCTTCATATTGGTCTTTGTTGTCCCAAGCCTTTTTGGCTTGTTTATAAAACCATTTGTCAAACCACTTCATCGTCCGGCTCCCCAACGGGTTTTTCAATACCAATATTAGTTCTGCCAATAGCAATGTTAGCAAGGATTTGTGTTTTGCCTTCAATCCATTGTTGTTCAGTTAGTGTATGGAGACCAATACACTTACCTGTAGGACTGCGGCCACAACCACACTTACCAATATCTTCTGCGTTTTCTTCAACTCTTACTTGCATGTTCACTCTCCTTAATTGTGTTAAACAGCTCTGATTTTTCTTTTTTGTATTTCAACCATTGGTCTTTGATTTGATCAACTATAAACCATTTAGTTAGAACAGTAAACCAAAGTCCAAATCCAACAAGCACCCTCAATGGGATTGGATCTTGTGGATGTGTCCACATTTCATATGTTCCCGAACCTACCAGGAATGCGCCACCAAACCAACACTTGTCAGCAAAGGTAAACTTTGCCCACTTCCATTTTAAAAATAACCAAACTTCTTTCATGTGTGTTCCTTTGTAAGTTCACAGATTAATAGGAATCGTTCGTATGCTTTGCGAACGACAGGGTTTTCTAATAGTTTCTCTGCTTCATCCATCATAGCTTTTACACCTTGCTCGGCGGCTTCACGGTATGAGCAGTATTCAAGGGCATACACTTCCTTGCCCATTGCTTTACTAAATGCTTGCCAGGCATTGCGTTGTTCGTCAGTTAATGGCTTTTCCTTATCTGGAACTCGCAATGAACTAACTTCCATGATATGTTTGCTGATAGCATCTTCAGCAACACGACCAGCTGCTATCAGTGGGGCATAAGCAGGATCAATATTAAACCTGCGAGATTGGCCTCCTGGATAACACATAACCAAGTGGTTGCCTTTTGGAAAACTGTCCATATATTCATTGTCAAACTCTGCTACAGGCTGATAGCGCCTGCCAACCTTTTTGTAAAAAATTGTTTTGCTCACACACGACCTTTTCGTTCCAGTAGTTCTTGGCAATAGATGCAACGGGTAACTCCTTTAATAGCAAGTTGTCGCTCTTTTGGAATTTCTTCGCCGCATTCCTCACATTCTTCCAGACTAGGTAGCAGACGTTGTTTGGCTAGTGCTTCTTGCACTTTATTAACAGCCGCCATACTACGGGTTATAGATAAGATTTGGGCTACTTCAGCCTCTTCTTCGTTATTGTATTCTGGTTGTTCATTCATGTCGTTATTATAGCATCGGTGATGCCTCCTGTCAAGCAAATCGTAAGCAATACTCTGTCCAGCGTTTGGGCGTAATATGGGCTGTGATAACAATTTGGTATCCGTAAGTAACTGGTTCCATGTTCATATGGTACTGTGGATCTTTACCATATTTCATTACCCATTGTCCGTGTTCAGTTTGTTGCCATTCGTAAATTGGTTGGGCAGCATACAACTCGGGGTCTTCAACATCACCCATAGTAAATTTATGTACTACTCGTCGTTCGTAAACTTCATCGCCATATACTTGGTATTTCTGTGTAGTTTTAGTAGACATACCCAAGTGCTCACTTACGGTAGCTCGGGCATTGGATTTAGTGTAAGTTCCAGCCATGGTCTGCATCCTTCCCAAGTTCTATAAATGTGTGCAAGTCCGCCACGGGCTTCCCATTGCATACAGTTGTCTGTACGATCGTCAATTAAGATATCTCCGGGGCGACAATGATCTTGCTTATCGTGACTATAAGGACCAAAGAATACAGGAATGTTTGGGAAACGTTCATGTGCCCACCAAACCTTATCTTGGAATGTCCAAGGCATATCGTTGTTGTGTGGTATAGCAGTCAGGAAGCGAACTTCATCTGCAAGTCCGTACTCCACTGCATTAAGACAAAAATCAACTAACTCTTTTGCACCATGCTTCATAGGCAAGTCACGATAAAAACGACTAGCACGTTTTAGTTCTTGCCACTTATCGTCTGGGATTCGTGCCCACTGATCTCCGTTTGGAAACTTTAATTTAAGCAAAGTTTCTGCGGCATCACGCCAGTCAGCAACGACATCATCCATATCTAAATATATAATCATTTTATTTCCTAAAAACGTAAACGCCTTCAAACTTCTCTCGACCTTCAGTTTTATTGTTGCCAACACCTGGACGAGTATTTAACATCATTTTAATAGTTTTTTCAAACTTAAAACCTAAACTCTCTGCTGTTTCAATCCAACGATCAACAACAAGATATTCTTTATTTCCGTAGCTTTTGTAGTCAGCAATGTTTGTAGCAAACACACCATCTGCATTAAGTCCTTTATGTATGTTCTTCATTGTAGGAACAACATATCCGTCGAACCATTCATCCATTGTAGTATAGCGTACCATACATTGTGTAGGTTCATCGCTGTACTTTTCTAGATTAAAATAAGGAGGGCTACTAAAGGCAAGATCAATATCTGTAGGCTGATATTCTTCGCTTACACTTTGTATTATACTACCTTTATTACCTACTGCTTGATCAATTAGCTCATTTAAGTAATTAAGGTAATTAACTGTTTCAGTATTTGGGTCAACTGCTAGATAATTGTAACGCATACGACTTGTGGTTATACCTAACAGCCTGCCACCGTACCCTGCTGAATAATCATATACATTGCCCCACATAACCGGACATAAGTCTTCTACAATGGCACGAGCATTAAGGCATTTAAAGTTCTGTACATTCTCACCTGTAACTAATTCCAATGCTCTACGTAATGCTGTAGGACTTACTAAATTGTTGCCTTCTCTGTGTTCAAAGCATAATTTAATAGCACGTTTGAGTTTACGATCATCCAAGAATCTATCACGCAAACTATTTGATCCTCTGCCTTTTGGTTCAGCAGTCATCATGTTTGGAAATAAAAAACGATTAATAGTCTGTCCTTGATTGTTTCCTAAACCAATTACATTATCTATTACAGGATTAGCAGTTGTATCTGTTAGTTCTTTGATTGCTTTGATTAAGCCTTCTTCTGTATAGTAAACAATTGGCACAAGATTAATAGATCTATATGTATTAAACACATTTTCTATTGTGCCTTCTGGATCTTTATCATACACTTCCTTTGTGTAGCCTGCAAGAATATCGTCTACTGATTCATAACCAGTAAACTGATCCGATGTAACATAATTTGTTACACCCCAAAGTCTATGCAAGTCTTGTATCATTATGTGTTATTAGATCAAATGCTGTTGCATACTGTACTTCCGGCTCCATATGAAAGCCATCGCCCCAAACTACCCAAACTTTACGTTTGAATATTTTTTGGCGCCAAACATATCGGCCTGCTACAGTTTTAACTGGCCACCAAGCAAATACTTCATGCCACGGATAACAGTCGCATCCATTAGTAATAATTGCGGTAGGTTTCAAATCTTTAATCTTTACCCATTCATATCCTGGAGGTGCTGGTGCTTTCATTTCCAATACTTTATTTTAAACAACATAAATTTCTTAGGATTGGTTACAGTATACTCAGCAGTATAGTTGCCGGTACCGTCCATAGCCATTGCAAATCCATATTTTTCTTCAGCCCAATAATGAACTGTTGGTCTGACAGTAAGATCATATATACCTTTATATTCTTCTGTATACTCGCGGCGCATACGTCTAATTGCATCAAAGTACCTATCACGCTCTGCTTTGTCCTGCATATTCCATGCCTTATATTCGTAAGTCATTCCCATTAAGACCACCTCAATACAAATGCTGTATGGTACTTCTCGTCGTCCCAACGTAAATACCATCCTTGTGTTTTAGTTTTGATTAACCTACCATGTGGTTTTAGTTCGTAGTTGCACACAGTATCAACATGATACTTGCCTTTAATAGCAATGTCTTGACAATGATGATAGAAGTTCTCAAAATAAGTAGCCCATGGATCTTTCCAGGGTGTGCCAACATCAACACGAAACTTATTAGGCATGACTCCACCGTAAAGTAAACATCATAGCATCTTTGCCGCTTTTAAAATAAAATGTATCAATACTGTCAGTCCAACCTACACGCCAGCGTAGCTTCTTACTTCGGCCGCCTGGGCCAAAACTCTTCTCGCACCATTCACGCATCTCCTTAAAGGATACGCTGTCAGTGCCGCTATCTACCATTACTTTGTGCTTATACTTGCTTTTGCGTTCTTGTGTAATCATGAACCAAACCTCATTACAAAGAATGTTGCCTTACTTGCATCTTTGAATTCTAAAACTGAGCTTCCTGTATCAGATGTTATAGTAAACTCTGTTTCTAACCAATCGTAGATATTGCGTGGAGCACCATCTACCCAATGAATGTCATCGTAGTAATGATCAACAACACGATTCCAGTATACACTTTTATCTATAATCATGCGTTCCACCTTATCACAAACCAATCGCGATCTTTTTCATTACGGAACCAAAACTTTCGGTTATTCATATACCAACGCTCAGAAGGTTTAGGTGCTTTTTTCTCACCCCACATATTGTCTCCGCTGTCACCAAACGTTGCATAACACCAATGTTCCATCTCTGGCCAATTACCGCCAATAGGTTCAACAGTATAATACCTAGCACCGTATACTGTTCCTACATCGAAAATTAGTGCTTCAATTGGACGACTGTAAATGTCATCAAACAGCCGTTTTACAGCAACACTATTCCAATGACTCTTACCGGCATTACGGCCTGTAATTTGTACAACACCTTTGCCTTTAAACGACTTCATTTTATCTAAAGCACGTTGTTGCCACGGTTCTAATTCTGCTGATTCACTCATTTGACATCCACCTCATTTTAAACCACATAGCATCTTTATCGTCTTCAAACAACCAAACAAGACCACGATTCCAATGCCTTCCTTTAATTGTTTTTGTTACCCACAAATCGATTCTATCACCAGTTTCCCACGTCACTGGTGCTATAACAACTTGATGCCATCCAAGTTCACATAGCATACCTCGCAAAACTTCAGCGTCCATCTCGTCAGCAAGTTCTTTTGCTTTCTCTTCTAGAATTTGTTCTTGTAAGTTACCTGATCGATCAGTGAGCAATTTCTTTTTAAGCATCGTCTTCCTTTTTGCATCGTTTGCTTATGTCATCAGACCAGCGTAAAATAAACCATTCGCGATGTGCTTCTTTCTTAAAAGACCAAAGTCTATCTGTAGTGCTCATGCCAACACCTTCAGCATTAGCCCATGATTGCATTTCTTCTAACAAGTCAGTAGGCAACTCGCCTTTATCAAAAGCAATACCTGGCAAACGGAATGGGCCTACTTCACAGTTCTGCATTACTAATCACTTCACTAAATTTCATTAAGAACATTGTACGTTTCTTTTCTGAAAAGAAATCTAAATGGATTTGAAACTCATAATATCCAAAGTTTAAATCATCTCCTGATGTCTTAGGTTCAGAAAGCCATGCCTTATGTTCACGCACAGTAAAACCTAATACACGTTTCATCTTATCTCTAAGCATAAAGACAGTTCGTGGATATTCTGTTTGCAATTCAGAACGAATAGTTTTCCATTGGTCAACGGTCAGTACGACGGGTTTCATTTGCTATGCCTTTGTAGCCTGTATAAGTTGGATGTACATGATCTGGACTGCGGTCATACTGTCTAGCATCAATAACATGATCTTTGTATTTGTCAGCAACCATCCAAACGGCTTTGCGTTTTGTTTCTTTAATGTTAGGCAGTATCCAATATACACGATCTGCTTTAACCATTTGACGCAATGTATCTAGTTCGTCGTACGTTTCGATGTTCTTTGTGTCATTACTACCTAAGCTGATAATAACAGTCTTAGCTTCTTTGTTTGAACCGTTAGTATGCAACACATGACGATTAACATAGTCATAACTATTGATTCCGCTTTTTGCGTAAGTAACACACTCTTTGCGGATTTGTCCTACACCTACTGCAAGGCTATCGCCTAGAATTAAACAATCTAACATTAATGCAACCCCTCCTCTTCGGTATAAATCATCCAACGACCTTCGCTATGGTTCCAATGGCGATTGTCGTAAACATTAAAATTGATGCTGTAGCCTAACAAGCCTAACCATAGTTCTGCTCCTGCGTGATCTCGTCTAGTTGTAACACGCAAGTCAAATGACACGATGTCATCTGTTTTCATTATTTGAACTTCCCAGAACTTGTGTTTAAAAGGTGTAACACCTACCCAACACTGAATGCTTTCAAAGCGATCAGTCCACGGATTAGTTAATTCAAATTTTAAATTAATCATTTGCGTTCCCACTCAACCAGTGTAACAGATCCGCCCTGCCTTTCAACTTTACTAGCAAAACGTTCAATCATAGGAACAATGCGTTCAGGGTTTCCACCAGCGAGGCCCATACCTATTAAAGGCAGTCCAATGCGCCATTTGCCAAAACGCATAGAAATTTTATCTAATACACGCTCAAAGGCTGTATATTCAAATACATCGTCACCCGCACCTGCTGAAGTTCTAAATTGAGTATAGCAGTTTAGAATAACAAGTCTACCGTGCATACCTATAGTATAAGTGCCTAACTTCCCAGCGTCACCACGCACAGTTTCGTCGTCTGCTAAACGAGCATCTGGAAATTGATCTGATATTTGAGCAGCAATACCGCCACCCATTATACAAAAACAGTTACAGCCGTGCATGATAATATCAAATTCATTATCCTTGCCCATTTGTAGCAGATCACCTTTGACTACATTCATCTTATTTCTCCATTAGATTTAAAATTCGCCATGCTACATAAAACATAGGCACGCCTACGATTATAGCACAAATAATATTCAGTGTCATGTTATCAGTCATTATTCTGCTTCCTCAAAGTAATCCCAGGGCTCGCCACCCATGGCCGCCCAATTTTCATATTTTTGAGCCGCATCTTTACATCGTTGTGGTTGCCCAATTGATCCAACTACAGCCATGCAATCTTGACAACGATAAGCAATACCCGAGTCTTGATCAAAGTATGCTGTACCTCCACAGGGAAGTTTCATTGGGTCTACGAGTTCTTTAGTATATACCATGTCATATCCTGTGCTTCTAAACGAACTAGATCAGATGGATACTTGTTTGTATTTTTGTGATGCTTGTACTTTTGAATAACAGGCAACACACCAATCATCTTGTTGTTAATTTTCATAACCTTGCCGAACTCAAGGCTGTTATGAGTAGGATAAGCCACAAAGTCATTTACTTTAATTTCGCGGCCTAATTTGTCTTTGTGAACAGGAAGTTCTTTCATACTGCTAACCAAACCAATCCTAGATAAGTTAACGAATGAGCTAATTGATCAGCACCAAGCCAAGCCCAGAACTGCGGCATTTCAATTGTATATTTAAAACGCTTGTTGATATTCATTTTGGCCCAGTCAATGTGATAGTGTAGCACAAAGTCCAAAAAGCCAATAATCACGCTAAAAGGAAAGTCTTTGCTAAACAACAGGAAAATTAAGAACGTAGCCGCACCATGCTTGATAGAGTGCATAAGCCCGTGAGCATTGCCGTAAATGCCTTTGCCCGCTACTTCTTCATTAGATTGATTAACAAAGTCAATGTACCAATGCTTGATAAACAGCAAGGCTAACAATATAAAAATAGAATCAAACATTATTATTCATCCTTAGTTTGGTGGCGGTATTCACGTTTAAGCCAATACTTGTACTTTTGAAAGTATTCAGCTTGATCTGATTCTGGAATTGGCAAGTGCATTTCACTATACTCGTCCTTGTGTAACATCCACATTTCCTGTAGCCAGTTTCTAAAGCCAGTTATTTTGTGAGTTGTTCCCATGTCAGTTCCTTTCCTTGAACATGTGCTACGGTTTTAACATATCCTTCGGTAATAGCCCAATTAATCATTTCGCGAACACGCAACGGACATTCAGGCATGATATGAATCATAGCCCGTGGATACATGACCATGCCATCACTTAGCATGAAGTTAGGTTCGCCTTGGCGAATTGTGCGGATGTCGTGCTTAGATTGAAAAGTTTCAGCAGTAAACATAGCTACCTTTAGATATACGATAGCCTTAGTTTAGCACTATTTAGATTTTCTGTCAACAAATTCGATAATGATATCGGACCAGCGTAAACTAAAAATGGTGCAATGTTTTGGACTGCGTATGTTTATGGTCCACCATTTGTCATACTTGCCACCTTCGTGTACAAACCAATCCCGGTACTTTTCACCCATGTATTGGGCACACCACTCGTATAAACGCTCACGTTGAGCATAGTCCTTTTTGATTTTATAGTAAGCAAAATGGCTAAGATACTCGTGAACTACACGAGCAAAGTCCGGGTCCGTTTCCCCGGGTAGTTTGATACTACCCTCGTTATGGGCTGGATTGGACTTGACCTGATTCACTGTCGTTCTCCACAAACTTTTCCAGGATGTCAAAGTTAGCTTCAGCACGAGCAATAGCTTCATAGGCTTTTTGTAGTGCAGGATTGTTTTTAATTAGCTCTTGACGACGACTCTGACGTGAACGTTCATCTTGGGCCCAGCGTAGTAAACTTTGAGCATCACCCGACAGCTCTACACTAGCATAGCTCATGGCTAGCTGTACCCAGTTATTACCATCATACACTTCAACGTTCTGGCTAGAAGTATTGTAGCGCATATTGCCCACACCCTGGCCACCTGAATAGTTGTTAACGTATGTAGATGATGGTGAGCCACCCTGGACTGTTATAAACTGGCCCCCGTTAATACCTTTAATCATCCGAGTCACCCTTTACACACTTATACATGCCCACAACAAATAGGGCTATCAAACCAAATGCTACCAGGGTAGCTATTATATCAAATTCCATACTATCTCCTTGCTAATTCTAATAGGGTAACATAGTTACGCCAAGCACGGGCCACAGCAGGGTTATCCTGGCGTACCCGTTCTTCTGCTCGCATTTCGGCTAGCATTTCCCCATAACGTCCCGAATCTTCCATCAAGCGTGTCAGGGTATGTTGCTGATCCAATAAATCTCTAAAACGTTCAGGGGGTAGGGTTATTTCTACACAAGGCTCACGTTCTATGTCTACGGAGTATGTGTATGGCTCATCAAATGCTAGTGCATAGTTATATGGTGGCCGCTTGTAAGCCACTCGTTTGCGGCTGGGCTCTATTTGAGCTTCATATTTGCGTATAAAATATTCAACTTCTTCCGGATGATTTGACATGTTCAGCTATGTGCTTGCAAGCACCCCTAAATGTAAAGCCCGGGCATGTACAAGTACCCTGGCCTATATCTAGATAATACACAGATCCTTTAGAGCCTGCAACCTCAATGATGCCCGAAGGCTTGACTTCTAGCTCATCCTTATACACATAGGGCTGGCCATCAATTTCACGAATCCACTTGCGCTGTATAATACGCAAGCCAACCGCGTCATCAGTCTTGAAACCCATTTCACACGCCTTGGCCCATTTAACATTAACTTCCTCACCCGTATAGTAGTGAAACTCGGCTACTTCAAAGAAGTAAACATCACGACGAGCATGTTGTGGATTGTACACTTTAAGTTGCATAGCCTATTCTCCGCCTAATAAGCATAACTATAACATAAAAAATGGTGCCAGTCAAGAGCCCAAAAAGCCGTAGGGCGGCAGCGCCAAAAATACGCGAAGCGTCAGCGAAAAATTTTGAGCGCACATGTAGTCCAGATCGCTCCGCTAACCATTCGCAAAGGGGAAGTCATGCCTCTTCCCCTTTACTCTGGGTACTTAATTGTATTCCAATAAATAGTACAAAGAGGAGAATATTATGGCATTTCCATTTACACATACTATACATGCACATTCAGAAACACTCAACAAAACTGTAGAAAAACCCAACACACTCATAGCTGAAACTGCTGAAGCTAGACTAGCAGCTGATGCATGGGCCGCAGAACAAACAGGAGCAAGTGACTGGGTTGGCGTAATCAAAGTAGCGTACGAACCAGCACAACAATAATCTTATGGTAGACCCAAGCAGAGTAAAAAACTTAGTGTTAAATGTATTAGAAGTTAGTCACAGCATACACCCTGACTACACACATAACGAACACTTGGCTTGGGCTTTGGGTATATTAGCGGATGTAGTGTTACAAAAGAATCACATGGACAATGTAGTATTTGCCCGCTTACACGAAAAGCTAAATGCCCTTACTGACTCTCGCAAGTTCCCCGTAAAATTTTAATGGCTTCTTCAAATTCTTCTATAGTACAGTTAGATAGTCTCTTGAGCGTAGTACCTGTGTGTTCATCATATACGCTTAGTTGAAACTCTACAGAACCAAAACCCTGTACTAATAACAGTTGCTTAGTGTCATGCTGTAAGATCTTATATACAGTAAATGCATTCATAATGGCTTGTTCAACTTATATACTATGTAGACTACTATAGCGATTAACGCTAGTATGTACATGTAATCAAATATAATCATAATAACTCACAGTTATACATAGGAGGCTCGTTCTACGAACTCCGCTTAGGCCCCGCTGCGTACATGTATAGAGCACTATGACTGCATCAGTTTCTAAACCTTACTAGCACAGTAGAACTATAGTATAAGATACGATTGGGCGGACCCTTATGCATATAGTATAGAGGCTATTAGTTAAGGGTGCAAGTGCTTTGGCAAAACTTATATATAGGCTGAGAACAATTGGGCGGGGGTTTATGTGCGTGTGTGCAATAGGCCCCGCTGCGGTCTAGATACATAGTATCCATTTTAACTATGCCCGTCTCGACCTCAAGGTAGAAAATTCTAGGACCACCGTGTTCCAGGGTGCCTGCCACGATTCTGACGCATTTTCTAGGTTCTGTCACACTTTATCACACAATTCTACACTTTTCTGCACTTTTTCTATTCTGAGACCCCTGTGTATGACTCTATACGCATGGTGGGGTGATCTAGATCACACAATCGAGCATTCTACTTGCACTTTGTCACACGCTAGGAGTCTCGTAGGAGTCACAGTGGGGATCCTGCTAACTGCTATAAGGAGCTCGAACTGTTAAATATATGATGACCCCTAATACTATAGTGCATTTAGCACACGTACATGTAGCAGGTAAAGACTATAATATAGCTATCAGCATGTGCATGGCCACTAGGAATTTACATATATTCAAATATAACGATGTCAGTTGCGAGTATGAAATATTTGATAATCAATATGACGCTTGCAAGTTCATAGAAAAACCCATTCAAAATTAGGCGGCGGTTCGGAATGGTTTTTGAGAAAAAGGGGCCGAGACGGTCTCGGCCGGGCCGAGACACCCAGCCCAAAAACCCGTTTTGTCAACCGGGTTTTTCTAGTTTGTTGTATTTTAACCACGGGCTAAGTTGGCACTTACTAACTTAGAATCACCTGCGCACCCTCGCCGTCCATCCCCAGTGTAGCTGTTCGAACCTATGCCCAAATTATACTGCATTTTGGGCAGGCTGTCAACTCGGGGCAAAAATACCCGAGTCAGCTGTAGGGTTATTGTGGTTGACAGTTTGGGCTCGGAATGCTATAATACGACTATGACAAAAAGAACTGCTCGTAAAGATTCAAACTATGTTATCTACGCTGCTATGCATGAAGGCAATGTATACGTGGGCTTGACCCGTAAGGGCACCCGTACAGTACCTAAGGCAGTGGCAGAGCGTTGGCGTAAGCATATTAGCCGGGCTCGTCACGAACAGCAGGCGTGGACTGTATACGAATATATCCGTGCTGGTGCTTGGACAGACTGGGAACACGAAGTACTGGCTGTCATACGTGGGCGGGCTGAAGCTTATGCTTGGGAACGGGCATGGGTCAAGCAGCATCAACCCTCGCTCAACGACCAATACACCGACGGTTGACAGGGTTATTAATTCTTGCTATACTATAGGCTAACTTAAACGAACATGGAGCGAACATGAAACTTCTAAGTACTGCAAATCCCAAGATCCAAAAGGGTGCAAAATTGGGCTATCTTAGCTTTATTCTGCATCTTGCTCCTGCGACGCTGTCCGGTAAGGAGACTTGCCCTAAGCGCACCGCAGGCTGTACCGCTGCCTGTTTGAATACTGCCGGGCGCGGTGGTATGTTCAAGCGCGGTGAAAACACCAACATGATCCAGCAGGCTCGCATTCGCAAGACTAGGATGTTCTTTGAGCAGCGTGATGCATTTATGGCTCAGCTGGAGAAGGACATCAAGCTGGGCATCAAACAGTCTGCGAAGCTGGGTTTGACACCCGTGTTCCGCCTTAACGGTACATCGGACTTGGCTTGGGAGAAGTACGGTATCATTGAGAAGTTCCCCAATGTACAGTTCTATGACTATACTAAGGTGCTTGGACGCAAGGTAGCACACCTGCCCAACTATCACTTGACGTTCTCAGCTGCAGACGGTAACGAAGCAGACGTACAAAAGGCAGTGAGTGCAGGTATGAACGTGGCTGCTGTCTTTGACAAGCTCCCAGACTCTTACATGGGCCGTCCTGTAATTAATGCAGACGACACTGACCTGCGCTTTTTGGACCCTAAGGGTTGCATCGCAGGGCTTAAGGCTAAGGGTCGTGCTAAGAAGGACACCACTGGGTTCGTTCGCCGTATGATTCCAATCGCTGTAGCTGCATAATAGGCCCCGCTGCTTAGTAGGTTGACAGCGGGTGCGTTTGAGCATATAATAGAAACACTTAGACAAAAAGGAGCGTGAAATGGATATTGGTACTATCAATCGTGCAATTATTTCGGGTGCGTGGTCTGCGCAGGATCTGCAAAGTATTGTAGACGCTGTGGCCTTTGCCCGTTCAAAGACTGCCCGGGTTAACGCCTGCACCTTCCACAGTGGCGATAAGGTTAAACTGACCCATGCCAAGTTGGGTGGTACCGTAGTGGGAACGATCCGCAAGATCAAGATCAAGAAGGCCGATGTGCATATCCCTAGCATGAACATGGTCTACTCCGTTCCACTGTCAATGTTGGAGGCTGCATAATGTATACCGTTATCATATACAAAAAGGATGCTCGCACCAAGGCAGGCGAGCGCCGAGTGCATTATAGTGACTATGATACTACAGACCTCAAGACCCTAGAGCATACTGTCAAGCATACGTGGCGAGCCAGTCAAGGGTTCCGCTATGAAATCCATGAGACTATGGTCAAGCGGATCAACATGATGGGTGGTAAAGAGTACATGGAACGATTTGATACGCCCAGATACTGTAGCCCATCCAGCGAGGCATACTGGAGCATGTAACCCTGCTGTCAACCAGGGTATTCTAGAGTGTGGCGCAGATGCCACACTTTTTCTTATTTCAGGCTCAGAAACTGACGCCCAGCCTCGACGTCCACCCCCCTTTGTTCGAATACATGTATTATACTGCCTTTTGGGTTAGGCGTCAATGGATCATGAGAGACCCTACGGTCGTTAGGGTTGTTGACAGCGGGTCCAAAGTGTGCTATAATACATTTTTAAAAGGAACAAAGATGGGTCAATACGCTAATACTGTAAACGCATACGCTATGTCTGCCGCTCGTGCTCATGTGTACAAAACACAAAATAAGCTGCAAAGCTACGGACAAACCTCTTATATGCTAAATGTAAGCATTAATAAGTTCCGCAAAGACATCGAAACTAAAAAAGTCAAGTTTATTGCACAACTGCAAAAACAGCGTGTGGCAGAATTGCAACAAGAACTAAAGACCCTACAAGCTGTAGGGATTTGACATTTTGGGCTAGCTGCGCTATAATACAAACACTTAGAAGGAGCGTGTATGCAAACAAATTGTACTGTGTTAGCTAAAGTAGTAGTAAACAAGCGTCTTAACACTTATCGCGTAATTTTTAGTTTTGATAAGCATAATGTAGTAACTGTTAAAAATGCTGTACTAGTTACAGGAGATATTTGTAGTACAGATTATGTAAATGCACAAGCAGAAGTATTAAAAAGCATTAATACTGCTATGCAGACTTTGCGCTGTGCTAATGTGCAAATAATAGACTAAACTGTAGGGTTATTAGCACAGCAAGTTGACATTTTGGGCTTGCTGTGCTATAATTGTTTTTTAAGTAGCAAAAGGAGCGATGTATGCAAAAATTAGTGCTTGTGCGTTACGAGCGTGACGTAGACTGTATTATTACAGAATTTATGTGTGCATTTACAGTTACTACAGCAGGCGACGGCTTGTGGGGCTGTGAGGCAGGGCGTGTTATTAATGTAACAGGTATTACTATTATTAATAACATTTACGACAGCGAATTTTATACAATGGTAAATGTGCAACACAACAGCACATGGGACATTTATACAGATAGTGGGTTTGAAACTGCTATTAGTGACGCTGTAGGCTTTGCTGTTAGCTTTACAGAACAAGGTATGCAAGAGGACGAGCTTGCTAGCATGGAGGCGTAATGTAAGCACAGCACAGCTAGGCTAGCTGTGCTATACTAGCTGTACTGTAATTAGAAGGAGCGAAAAATGGAAAAGCGTAATTTTGTAAAATTGTGCAAACTGCAAGACATTACATACACAGAGGACACGCAAGAGCAGCAGGAACGCTGGATTGCTAATGTACTAGGTAGCGTTGGTGAACACGGGTATGCGTTAGACGCTGATGAATGTGGTGAATACATTGTTAAACAATTTGCTACAGACGAGATTGAGTTTGAGACTGTAGACTGTTACTTTTTTATGGGTAGCGCATATGAGCAAGAACGCTTTTATGCACAGGATTGGATTACTGTACGCGAAAAGGCTACAGGCGATTTGTATGCATACGAAACACAACAAATTTTTGAAGGGGCGTTTTAATTAACACAAGCGCACATGGTTGACAGATTGGGCTATGTGCGCTATAATTAAAACACTTAAACAGCAAGGAGCGACACTATGCTAACAGCAAAACAAAAAGCAGCTAAACTGCGCGAGGCAATGGAATTGCTAGAGGACGCAGACGCACTTATACAAGATGCACTGGGTGACAGTGACGTGTGCTATGAGACGCATTGCAGGATTGAGGACATTGTAGAGGACTTGCGCTGTGACGTAATGGAATTTGAGGCAGACAATGTTTAATAATATGCTACAGTGGGCAGGCACTATGTGCCTCCTCACAATGTACATATTAATGTCTTTTTACCCCCAACTGTACCCCTACAATTTAGTAGCAGGGCTATGCGGTGGTAGCTTTTATTTTATGTGGAGCTATAGGGTACGCAACAAAGCACAAATCCTTGTCAACCTTGCGGGAATACTTGTGTGCTGTGCAGGGTTATTGAAAGCATGGGGTTGACAGTTTGGGCCCTCGGTGCTATACTATAGGCTAAGTTAAACAAAAGGAGCGAAACTATGTTTAAAGACTGCACTAGCATTTTGGATGTTGTAGACGAGGTTAGCTACGGCATTGAGCGTTTTGTAGCGGGTATGGAACGGGTGAGTGCTGACAAGCTGGGACTAGACATCCGTTGCGGCCGTGTGTACATTGACAGAGGCGAGCGTGTTATTGTTAGCGACAATGCCCGTAGCTTAGAGTACTACGGCGGCTTCGAGTACATTGACAAAGAATGTAAAACACAAATTGGCGACTACACTATCTATCAGGGACACAATCGTGTAGAGGACTGCTTTGACTGCTTGGAAGACGAAGCAGTAGAGGAGGATGCAGAATGACTGAGCAAGACTACAAGAAGCTAGAGGCTCTAGCTACTCTCAACGATGCTATTAGTCAGATCTATAACATCCCTGGGGATCGTTGGCAAATGGCTTACGACACACTAGAAGCCGTGTTGTCTAACTTAAAAATTGAGGAGCCTAAATGATTACCCCAGAGACACTAAAAACTCTTATCTCCTACAATGGGCCTACGCTCAACAGCCTAGCCCGCGAGAATGGCTATAAGGGCCCTGCGTTCAGCTCGTGCAAGTTCCTGGGCATAAGCAACGGTGGGCAATTCGTCTACATGGCTGTCTTCCTAGTTGAAGGCGGTACAGATAGTACTAAAGTTTACATTACCCATACAGGCAGTAGGGTTATTGCAGAGGTTGACAAGGTTGAGGTTTGGGCTTATAATTAACACATAGTAAGGAATTAGGGGTTACCTACACCGTTAGGTGCTTAGAGGGTTAGGACAGTGGCGACGGTCACGCTCAATCTAAGCACATGAAACAGGGCGTAAGCTCGGAGAAGCGGCGGAGAAGGTAGGCGGTAATGACGAAGGCAGACGATCTAGCAGACGGTGCTAGCGGCTAGTCCGGAGTTCCCCAACAGATTAATCAACAAGGAGCGAGCGATGAAAACAGGCGAGATGACAATGTACAAGACCTTTGGCACTTACCAACTGGTCACTGACGATGGCGATCGTTACTACGACTGCAGACACATCTACTCAGGCGAGACCTGCACCGCAGACACTATCAAAGATGCTAAGAAGTGCCTAGAAGACCTCAACGAGACCTACGGCGAGATCCAATCGGCTATCCGCAAGCTGGCGATCTACGGCTACAAAGTCTACAAAGAAGTGGCTTGACAGCGGACCCAAAAGGTTGTATAATTAAGGCTTAAACACACACAGGAGCGAAACAAATGGCTACACGATCAACTATTGCAATTGAATACGCAGACGGTACTGTGGATCAGATCTACTGCCACTGGGACGGTTACTTAGATCACAACGGTGTTATCCTGCGCGATCACTACATGGATCCCTTCAAAGTGCAGAAGCTTATGGACTTGGGCGATGTTAGCTCGCTGGGCCCTGAGATTGGCGAGAAGCACAGCTTTGACATACAAGCCAAGTACGGTACCCCTGAGTACCAAGCAGAGCAAGAAGCACGCCAACAAATTACTACCTTCTACGGTCGCGATCGCGGCGAAGAGGGTGTGGGTGCCAAGCGTTTTAAGAACTTTGAGGAATATGCACGAGAGCACCAGCGTGAGGAGTACGAATACATCCTGCGCAATGTAAACGGCAAGGCTACTTGGTTTGTTGACTTTTACGGCACTGACGGCGAGTTCCTTACACTGGAAGAAGCATTTGCGTTCCAAGCAGAGAAGGAGGCAGCATGAAAGCCTATGTAACAACTATCCTCCGGCAAGAGATTGAAGTGCCAGAGGGCTGGGACCGAATGGATGTCTATGACTTCCTCGGTGAGTATCAATCCTTTCGTACTGCGTTCCAGGGCGTAAGCAACGAAGATCAAACAGCTCGCATCATTGACGTAATGGTGCTGGAAGAAGAAGTAACTGAATTGGGCGAGGAGGCCTACGATGACTAAACTGAAAGACCTAGCATACGACATTGAACAGCTCTACATTGAGGGCTATGGCCCTAAGAGTATTGCTGTCCAACTAGGCTGTCCTGTGGATATCGTATACGATTGGATTGAGTCCAACGGGTGCGGTGTAGACGAGGAATACAGCCCTAACGCAACTATCAACTCCTAATATGCCTACGATCAACAACCTAACTGAAGAACAAGTGGAGATGCTGGACTTCATGTGGAACGAACTTGAAACCGAAGAGGACTTCCTCAACTGGTACGATGCGCTCGACCCTGCCCAGCAACACCAAGCAGAACTGCTCCAGCGTCTAATGATTATGGAGTGCGTGGACGAGGAAATGTTGCAGAAAAACAACACCGATTTCCCTGAAGCTAATAGGGTTATTGATCAGTTCCGGTTGACAAAGTGATCATTTGAGCTTACAATAGAGTTATAGTAAATAAACAGGAGCGAAAATGAATATTTCAACTATCGAACACTATGTAGAGCAAAAGAACCGTTGGGGTGCTATCTTTGGTAGCAAGGCCTTGAGCCTGCTCAACGCAGAGGACCGCCAGAAGATTGCGAACTCTTTGGATGCGGACCTTAGCCCAGAGAACCTTACTTGCGATGGCGAACTGCGTGGTAAGGCCCTGCAGGACCGTGCAACTTATCTGCGCCGTGCAGCCCGCGAGTTGATGAGCATTGACCCTAGCGTAACCTTTTACGAATTTTCTTAAACAACATAGGAGCGAACTATGCCTAATTGGTGCAATAACAACGTCACAATTTCACACACTGACTCTGCTAAAATAGAGGCGCTTGCGAGTGCTGTCCGCGAAGGCAGATTCCTTAAACACGTCATTCCTGTTCCAGAGGACCTGAACATTGTAGCAGGTTGCGTGGGTAGCGATGACAACCCGGACCAAATTGAATTGGTTCGTAAGACTGCTGAAAATGTCGAGAAGTATGGCTATGGCAACTGGTATGACTTCTGCGTAGGCCGCTGGGGCACCAAATGGGATGTTGATGCTTATGACCCTGAGGCTGTTGTTGTAGAAGACAACACTATTGAATTTGGATTTGACTCTGCGTGGAGCCCTCCTATGGGTGTTTACGAAGAGTTGGTTGAGCAAGGCTTTGAAGTTCGTGCTTACTACTACGAGCCAGGTATGGCTTATGTGGGCAAGTTCGAAGACGGTTACGACGAGTGCTACGATTACGGTGGCACCAACTCTAAGACTGTTGTAGACACCATTGGCGAGGAACTGGACGAGATGTTTGGTATCAGTGAGTCAATGGCAGAGTATGAAGCAGAGGAAATGGACGAAGTCCAGGAATGGTATGAAGATGGCATTGAAAAGAGAGGATTGGAACCACATGGTAGCAAGTAAAGAAGCGATGGACCAATTGGATGCAATTATGCGTCTATGGATAGAGGATCGTGAGTAAGTTAGAATATTATTCACGCCCGCTGGTAGCCTTTGATCCTTACAACAAGGATCATAGGCGCTGGTATTACCAGTTTGTCCAAACGAGGAGTTGGGGATACTGTCCAGTCCGATTTATCTGCCCAGATGATTCCGGAATGGATCTAACCCTAATGATTAGACACCATTTGATTGAATACTACTCAGAAAAGGAATTTGGCAAAGAGAAAGAGAAATTGGTTGCCCAAAAGAGGCACAAAACGGTTGACAAACCGAGCAAATGAACTTATAATAGAAACATGCTAAGGAAACTGGCATATAAACTTAAACCACACACAGAAAGAGGTATTACAATGGCTACAGATAAAACTTTTAACATCGTTGGCGTTTCGAAACTCAATGGCGAGTACAAGGTGCGCTTTGCAACTGATATTATGCGTATCAAAGTACTGGCTAAACATGGCCACGAAGACATTCGTCTTGCTGAGCTCGACGAAGCTGTTTCGAAGTATGAGGCTGTCAAACAGCTTCAGTCTATGGACGAGTTCCAGGACGCCGCTGCACAGTCAGCGATTGCGGAGTACTTGGAAGACAAGGCTCCTAAGGCACCCAAAGCTCCTAAAGCTAAGGCAGCACCTGCGAAGGCTCCTGCTAAGGCACAGTCAAAGACTAAGGCTAAGGCTGCTGTTCCTGCAGACGCAGAAGACGCACCTTTCTAAATGCGATACGGATGCTCGCTCAGTGACGACTACGGCCCTAATAGGGTAGTTGTTAGGGACTTTAAATCAGTCCCAGCTGGGCGGGTGCTCTGCATCATTGCAAGAGACAATAGACACGAAGCAGAGCAACTAGGACAGATGCTTTGCGATCTTCTTAACCAGAAAGAAAGAAATGAGCTGGACTCAGTATGAAGTTTGGGCCGAGCTAGATGGCCATCAAGAACTCATCGAAACCACACACTCTAAGAAGGAAGCAATACAACTCGCAGAACGTACATTTAATGACGGGTGCGACTTTGTAGAAGTATTCGAAGAAACCAGTGATGGTGACTACCAATCAATCAAACAGCTAAGTAGATAACACAACCGGGCCTCTAGCTCATGTTGGTTAGAGCAGCGGACTCATAATCCGTTGGTGCCGTGTTCGACTCACGGGGGGCCCACCATTCATCTGCCCGTAGCTCAACCGGATAGAGCAACGGCCTTCTAAGCCGTAGGTTGGGGGTTCGATTCCCTCCGGGCAGGCCACTGTTGTAAAAATACAACAACCAAACGGTTGACAGTTTGGCTGTTCCTTGCTATAATGTACACATACTAACAAGGAGCGATACAATGCCATTTACATACGAATCCCGAGACGCATACGATCAACGCCACGGCGGCCCTTTTGATAGAGGCTCTGCAGACAGCTACTACGGCCGTGGACGCCAGCCACATTACTATGTTGGTGGCACTGGCACATCGGATCGTGTAACGGATCTAACACCTACAGAAGTTCAAGCCTATCTCGCAGGCTACCAGTGGAACGAGCAGTTCGGTGATAAAAAGAGCTGGGACTAATTGGTTGACAGCCTAGCCCAAATTTGCTATACTAGCAGCATAAGTTAAACAAAGGAGCGAATATGAAACTGCACATTACTTGCCAATACATGGAAAACTATGGTGCCCACGATTGGGACGGCACCGGCGAGTGCCCACAGTATTGGAAGTTCAAAGGCGGTGAGGACTACTTCTATCCGCTGGGTGCAGCAGGTCGCTCCGATGAAGCTCTAGCAGAGCTGGTCAACTACTTCCGTTCTGAAGTAGAGTGGGATGATATAGGCTCACGCCAATACATCGTGTCCTACGGTGTAGTAGCCGATGATTACATGACTGAGTTCGAAAAGAGCCAGTTGGAGTGGGAAGGTTCTATTACTTACCCTGCAAAAATTCTAACCCTTAAGGAGGCAGCATGAACGAAGTAATCAACGCATTTTATATGACCATCGAGCTTTGGGCATTCCTTGCTATACTCTGCATCGCAATGGCCGCAGAAGGTCTAGTCCAAAAATACCGGAATCAAACGGTTGACAACCCGGCCCTGAAATAGTATAATACATACTTAAACAACACAGCAAGGAGCGAACCATGCAATATACAGTCGAGCAAGTCAAAGACATCGTAGCAGAAGCTAGCCAAGCAGCTACCGAAGCAGCAACCCTGTTCTTCCAAACCAAACTAGGCGGACGTGACCAGTTCGCATGTGGCTTTGCCTGGGTTGATATCCTGGGTATCAAAGGCAACACCAAACTGGGTCGCACACTCAAAGAAGCAGGCATCCGCCAAAGCTATAACAAGGCATTCCAGCTTTGGAACCCATCCGGGCTCTATGTCCAGAACGTGGATACACTAGAAGCGGGTGCAGAAGCTTGCGCCCAAGTACTCCGCAAGTATGGGTTTGATGCTTACGCAGGTTCGAGGCTCGACTAATGAACATGTATGAAGTTACATTCTCAGTGGGTGGCGACACCCAACTGAGAAACATTACCCAAGTGGTTCAGGCCAACCATCCGCAACAGGCTCGAGCACTAGTAGAAGCCCAATATGGCTCCGAGTGCTATGTGCAAAGCGTGTTTCAAAAGAGTTGACCAAGACTGCATTCGATAGTATACTAGATGTTTTAAATAAAGGAGCGAACACACATGGCAAAAGTAATGACACTAGCAGACATGCCCAAAGGTAAAAAGAGCTCAGCAGGCACTACAGCCAGCTTGGAGCAGGACAAGGACTATATTAAAGAAAAAGAGCGCCAGCTCAAAGCCGAGTCCGATGAAAGTATTATGGAACGTTTGGGCCAACGTTTTCAGATTCTAGAAGACATGACCCGTGCTGTAAAGAAGGGTGATGTTCGTGCTATGATCGTAACTGGCCCTCCGGGTGTTGGTAAGAGCTTTGGTGTAGAACGGGTACTGGGCAAGCATGATGTGTTTGCTAATGTAGCCAACGATACCAAGCTGAAGAAATACGAAGTAGTCAAGGGCGCAATGAGTGCCATTGGCTTGTACAAAAAGCTCTACGAGTTCAGCGATCGTAAATGCATCCTAGTGTTTGATGACTGCGACTCTGTACTGCTAGATGACCTTAGCTTGAACATCCTAAAGGCTGCGCTAGACTCAGGTAAGAAGCGTACTATCCATTGGAACACGGACAGCCGTTTGCTTAGACAAGAAGGTGTGCCCAACAGTTTCGACTTCCACGGTGGTGCTATCTTTATTAGCAACATCAAGTTCGATCACGTTAAGTCAAAGAAGCTGCGCGATCACTTGGAAGCATTGGAGTCACGTTGTCACTATTTGGATCTGACTATTGATACTACCCGTGAGAAGCTGTTGCGTATCAAGCAGGTAGTTAACGAGTGCGGTATGCTCGATGACTACAAGCTAACTGATGAGGACAAGCAAGAAGTAGTAGACTACATTAATAACAATGCAGAGCGTATGCGAGAGCTAAGCCTGCGTATGGTGCTTAAGGTTGCGGACATTCGTGTTAGTATGCCCAGCAACTGGCGTAGCGTAGTAGAAGTAACGTGTATGCGTAACAGCCGCTAAGAGCTGTAGTGCATACTGTAGTAGACAGCCCAACGATTCGCTCCCGGTAAGCTGTCAGCGGTCGACGCCAACGAGGCAACGGCCTTTGTAGTGCCCCTAGGTATAAACCCGATTCGCTCCCGGTATCCTAGGGGTTTTTTTTGGTCTCAGGTTCGGCCTCTCGGTGGTCGGTGGGGCTCGGTTCGGTTTATGGGGGGTCGGGGTATATAATATAAAATGTGTGGCATTTTTGCAACAGCGCAACCTAAAAAAACACCCCATATAGACTCAAAATCACCATCATGAATCTGTAAGTACTTCCCTATAATTTTTTGCGCGGCTATTTTTTTATCCTGCAGGACCCATTCTGGGCAATAGTCAAATATCATTAAATACGTTGTCACAAGGAGCGAAACTATGTGGACAACTGCTCAATACTTAAAACAATCCCCGCCTAATCGTACTAGCTACAATACACTACATCGTTATCACATGTGGCTCTATAATAATACTCGTCCCAAGGGCACACAAGTAAATATTCTAGCATGAGACACTATTATATTCTAACCCAAAATCCAAACTTTGTACACGTTATCAACTATATCAAGAGTCATAGTATAGCCAGTGAAATGCACTTAAATCGTACACGTTTTTGGATCCCAGAAGGTCCGTTACTAACAGAGTTTATTATACGTTTTGGTTCTAGTGTAGAACATGTAGATCCCGCACTAGACTTAGCTACAGGTTTGCCCTTATAAATCCCACATTTCACGCTGACTGTTAAAGTGGCGTACTGCTGTATATGCTATTTCAGCTGTAAACTCAAAGTGTTTGTTTAGTATAGATATAGCTGGGTGCGGATTATGCTTAAGAACCATACTATAGCATCCTTGACCCATATCTACAAAGTAACGGCTGCTTAAACCTCTACGCTGCATTAGCTCTGGAAATACAGCCCTAGTGAACCAACAAGTATTGCCCAATTCTATAGCTTCTGTGATGCTTTTAAGGGTCATATAGCGTTCTGCGTAGCTAGGCTCAGGTTGCCATGGATTTTTATCCAGCTTGTCAGCTAGAATCTTAACAGAGTAGTCTAGTACAGTTTCGGGTGCTTGCCAACCATGGCGGGTGCAAGTGTCAGCTAAGATGCTGCGGAAACCGTTGATTGCAGTCATGTTTAACATATAATTATTTATGGCACAGCCAACAGAACGCTCGGTATCGCGTTTACCGTTGCCGCTTCGCGGTTATTTTTTTGCGCTAACGCTTCGCGCTTCTTAAAATCTGCGCTGCCGCTTCGCGCGGTAAATACTATCATGCTCCGCGAATATATTCAATTAGTACAAGAAGATGCTGTTGCACAACAGGAACTATCACTAATTAGTCAAAAGATCATTGACTACTTAAATGCCAACCCCGGTAAAGTCAAAGACGGGTCTCGTGTTAATTTAACAGACATGGGTATTAATCCTGCAGATTTTAAAAGTCCACAAGTTCAGATATTAGCGCAGTCTGGGCAAGTTAACTTTGAGCCCATGGCTAAGTTTAAACAGTTACCCGATGGGGGATATACTATTGACATGCCCCGTGCTAGTGCTAGTACATGGTTTGCTGATCCTAAGACGGGCTATCAGTATAATCCAAAGGTTGCTGATCCCTGGGACTTGGCCCGATCAGACAAGGCTAATGCTCGCCCAAGCATGGGTGATTTCCGCCAAGATCCCCGCATGGCTAGTTGGTTAGAAAAGCAAGGGCATAAACTACAAATTAACATACCCACAGAAACTATCACGGGCAACATGAATATTAATTCTCCGGGGCCACGTGCAAACAGACTTTGGGTTACCAATCGTGTTACTAGTGATTTAAAGGGTATGCGTTCTACTATTGCTCACGAATTAAATCACCATTATAACGCACTACAAGGTATGAGCATGGCTGACACACAGCGTCGAGTTAATGCAAACGCCGACCGTGCTAAGTTTAAGGCCCAACTAGATGCTATTCCTCCGGGTACTGATCCTAAGACTATTCCTAACTCATTTTTACGACAAGCTGTAGAAAATCGCGATCGTTTAGCTGAATTAGTCAAACAAGAACCTGAATTACAAAAAACACTAACTGCCGCTACTCGCAGTGGTGATCAAGCTGCTATTAAGTCAGCTAGCGAACGACTAACAGCACATCGTCAAGAAATGGCTGTGTTACGTGATCGTTTAAAGACCGGTGCGGCGCCAGCTAATCCTAAGATACCCACAGACTATCATGGTGATGCTTATTGGCGTGACCCTGTAGAACTTAACTCACGATTACAACAAGCCGTGGAACAAATGGCCCGGGATGTTAAACCCAAGATGTCTAACGAGCAAATTGTTGCTATGATTGAAAAAAGCTTCTTGGATCAAAACATTACTGCTGAGTTTGTTGACCCTAACAAAATGCCCAAGTCATTTCCCAATGGTGAAGTAGCGGACAAAGAATTTAGAAATTTTTTGCGTAGTAGTTTAAAAACTAGTGCGCCCGAGTTTCAAAAGGAAGCACTTAGTTCTGCACTTAAAGATCCAGAGTTTCGTAAACTGTTTAACAAAGCTGTTAAGTTTGTTAGCCAACAACAAACCAGTCCAGTTGATTTATCCAGTGCCGCTGGTAAAGCATCTTGGAGTGCTCGATTCCGTGCATTCTTAACAGGCATTCCACAAGACAGTATTCAAAAAAGTTTATTACCAAATACTTGGAACTCGGTTAAAATTGGCACCACACGTTTAGATTTAGCCGCTGATGAGTTTGCCGCTAAAGTAGCACAAGCACCTAAGACTGCTGTAACAAATGCCAAAGCCGCTACTGGTGCTGCATTTAAAGCAGGTGGTTGGTTGTTGTTAGGTTATTCAATTTACGTTGAAGTAAGCGATGCTGTTGCCAAGTATCAAGCACTTGATCCTAAGAAGATGACACAGGATCAGTATCGTGCTGAAGTTACTAAGATTATTGCACAACCTATTGCACGTTTTGGTCTTGAGATTGTGGCTGCTATATTTGGCGCGGCCTTGGCAGGTACTGTGGCCAGTCCAACTGTTATAGGTGTTATTCCGGCGGCTATCATCGGTGCTGGTACAGGTTTTGCGGCTGCAGTGGCGGCTAACAAGGCATTTGGCAATACTGTTGAACAGTTTATTGACATGCTAGTAGACCATGCATACGGAACTACTCCTCCGCAATCGCCAACACAAAACTTTAATACCCCGGCAAGTGCATCAAATACTATAGACGGATTTAAAGAAAGCGCAGAGCTAACTCGTGTGCGTAAGTTAGCTGGCGTTTAGTTATTTGATCCTTTGATTACAGCAAAGTTAAATGTTGGTGCATCAATAGCTGTACCAAAAGAGAAGTAAGTAATATCAAACGATCCTGCAGTTACATTAGACACGTTGGCAATATATTTGTTAGTAGCAGTATCTCCAGTAACAATAACAACGTCAGTTGCGACTACAGTACTATTAGTAACTGTAAATGTTAACCATTGAGTGTTATCACCAGCTGCTGTAAACAAAGTAATTTGTCCAGTAATTTTGTTAAGGGTAACACCTGTTGTACGTGAAACTAACTGTGTTACAGTACCACCTGCGGCAGCACCTGTGTTATAACCAACACCACCACTACCACTGGCCTTAACGCTTGTTGTAGCAGTTACAGTAGTAAATGCACCACTGCCTGCTACGCTACTACCAATTGATCCTGGACTTGCAAACGTTGCACCATTCAGTGAACTAGCGTTTAAGTTGACCACGTTAGTTGTAGACGCTACTGTAAATGGTGCAGTACCTGTTGTTACTGTTGATTCAATAGTAGTAAATCTTCCTGACGATGCAGTAACTGAACCGATTTGTCCGGGGCTTGCAAAAGTTGCACCGTTTAACGAACTAGCATTTAAGTTAGCCACGTTAGTGCTTGAAGCAACAGTAAATGGAGCAGTACCAGTAGTAACAGTTGACGTAATTGTTGTAAAGCGTCCAGTTGATGCTGTTGTAGCACCAATACTCATGTTATTAATTGTACCAGCAGTTGTTGGGTTTATAGTTACTGTACCAGTTCCTGTTGGGCTTAGTGTAACTGCTGAAGTTGAAGCTGAGTTAACTGTAAGGATAGTAAATGCACCGGTGTTTGGTGTTGTTGAACCAATTGCAGGAGGGCTTACTAAACTTAAAGAGCCGCCTAATGTTAAGTTACCAGTAGATGTTACAGTACCTGATAATGTTATACCGCTAACTGTACCAGTACCACTAACAGATGTTACTGTACCACCAGTTGCACCAGAAACTGCGGCAAACACAAACGCTGTTCCGTTCCATTGTAAGTATGTGTTGGTACTTGCTGGCGCAGCTATAAATCCTGTAGTACTAGCACCTGTTTGATATACAATTCTGTTGGCTGCACCACCACTTACGTTTGTTGCAGTAGTAGCCGCTATTGTACTAGTCCATGCTAGTCCACCTGCTGTAGTATAATTAAGGAATGTACCGTCTGCAGGTGCAGCAATAAAACTTGTTGTATCTGCAGCAGTTTGATAAGGAATTCTATTAGCAGTACCACCAGCAATGTTTGTTGACTTACCTGCTGATGTTGCTGATGTTGCATTTGAAGCTGACCCTACTGATAAACTTGATGCAGTTCCAGAAAAGTTTGTTCCGTCAAATGATGGGCTAGAACCTGACGATACGTTTTGATCTAATGTTCTGTTGGCGCCTGTAATTGTTAATGTATAAGAGCCATTGTTAATCCCAGTACCGCCGTAAGTTGGGCTAATAATATTGCCGCTCCATGTACCAGATGTTATTGTGCCTACAGTTGTTAAACTACTACTTCCAGCTAACGGACTTGCTCCTACTGAGTTGTAACTGATTGTTATAGGAGAAGAACCATTAAAAGTTGTACCACTTGCATCACCTGTGCCTGAGTTGTTAACTGTTAATATACTATTAGTTTGTCCAGCACTTGAACCAATAGGAACTTTAACCCATTTAGTACCATCATAAATTACGTTATCACCAACAGCAAATGTTACGTTACCTGCACCAAAGTTTACTGTACCAGCTACAGTTGTAACAAATTCATAACCGTTTACGTTAAATGCACCACTAGAGTTGTTTAGGGTTGGACTGTTAAGACTAGCATCCCAACCGCCTTGGAAAATAATTGCACCTGTAATGTTAGCAGAAATAACACCAGAACCGTTAATAGTAATTGTAACACCGTCTACTTTAACACCACCAATTTGGTTTGTACTAGCTGTTGCAATACGTATTGCACCTGATGTATTTGTTAAACCTGAGTTAGCTGTTGCAGGAACAGTTACGCCGCCTAAAACTGATGTTGTTGCAGTTGGTAATACGTATTGATTACTACCGCTGATAACTCCATTACTGATAGTAATAGTTGTACCATCAACTTTAACACCACCTAACTGTGTAGTGCTAGCAGTAGCTAGTGTAATCGATCCTGCTGAGTTGTTAAGACCGCTAGTCCCCACAGCAGGTATAATAACCCCACCTTTAACTGTAGTAGATGCTGTAGGAAGTACATATTGGTTAGCACCACTGATAACACCGTTGCCATCAATAAGAATTGTTGTGCCGTCTACCTTAACACCACCTTTTGTTCCACCTGATCCTACACCGGCTGTTGGCAACACATATTGATTAGCACCGCTAATAACACCATTACCATCGATAAGAATCGTTGTACCATCAACCTTAACACCACCTTTAATTGAGGTAGATGCAGTTGGTAATGAGTAAACTGGAATAGCAGCAATCGCATTGTTTACATCAACTGTAAGAGCGTATGGTGCTAAATCTGTTGTTTTTGCATATGGTTGTAATTTTACAGTTAATGCTGAATCTAAGTTAGACTGTGTAATAGCATTAGCCTGCACATAGTCTTGGGTAGCAATTTTAAAGCCGCCAGGGGTTTCTCCGTCCATATAACGGATAATCGCATTAGTTGTATCATTTACTAATTCGCCGTTAGAATAGCTTAGTCTATCTAAATCGTAAGCGTCATACGCCGGTAATCTTACGTGTTTCATTAGGTCACAGTCCTTGAATAGGTACTGTATTTATCGCCCAAAGAAAAACCCCTTTCGGGGTTTATTTGTGTGATTTACTAGTTACTTTTTTGAGTAATATTCGTAATTAACACTTGTTTGATTTTCTCGTAGAGTTTTAGCACCGTTTTTATGGTGGAAACGACGAGCCATTTCTGTTTGTGGACTTAGCGTAACAATGTTTTTAATATCCTTATATTCGCTTAATAACCAATCTGCAGCTTGTTTAATCAATGCTTGTCCTGCACCTGGCTTATAACTCCAAATAGTATAGAATACTGCTACTTCTTTATCCTTTTCCATTTCAACTAGATCTTGTTCGTCTTCAGGAATGTCTTTTAACCACTGCATACAAGTAGCCGCAAGAATTTCTTCTCCTGCCTTAAGAATTAAAATTTCAGCAGCATCATTAATTCTTTGTTCTAATGGGATGTGTGGGCGAACGGGATCGTCCTTAATTACTTTAACAAGAGGGTCAGATAAATCTTTGATGTGGTGCAATTCCATGGCGGTTTCCTAGCAGTTATATGCGTATTTATTAATTTTACAATAAACTGCCAGATAATCAAAGATCGTCGGATGGTAAATTGTTAAGTAATTCTCTTAGTTTACTCGATTCAACTTGTGCTTTAATTTTTGGTACTGGTGTTAAACTGTTTGGATCAATTTCTCCAGTTTGGGCATCAACGGTTGCTCGATTTTTAATACTAGCCAATAGTGTGCTACCTGCACTTTGTACGCTACTATTGCCATAACTATCTTCTTGTTCAAGATCAGTAATTCTTAAAGTATCAATGTTAAATTCTAAATCAATTTTTTGTCCAACACCACTAGAACTACGTGTTTTCATAAATTGAATTTGATAACGTCCACGTTCACGCATTGCACGACTAGTAAAGATACCAATTACATTATCTGCGGTTTGGATTTTAGATAGTCCACCTGAAATGTGTGAATGATCAAATTCTACTTCTTCAACTGCTCCGCGATTTAACTGTGCCGCAGTTACAAAAATACAATTCTTTTCCATTGCTAAGTTACGCAATTCTTCAGAGACATACTTGTCTTTAATAAACAAGTTTTCTGCTGAAATCTTCTTACTCATTGGCATTAACAAGTCTAAGTAGTCAACTAACAATACATCACACTTTTGGCCCATTCTAATTTCATATTCTTTTAGATAACTTCTAATATCGTTTGCTGTTTTACCGCTTGGCATGTACTTGACTTGAAAGCTACCAGATTTTTTACCAATCATTTTAACTTTCATTTCTACATCATCAAGACTCTTAAAAATTTCTCTAGTTGGAATTCCTGTAATCATCGAATCAACACGCATTGACACTAGTTCTTCACTAAGTTCAAGTGTTAAGTAAATTACATTTAATCCTGCCATTGCCCAGTTAACACCTAAGTTTGCAAGGAACAAAGACTTACCGCCACCCGAAGCTGCCGCAAAAATATTCAATTCGCCTCGATTCATTCCGCCAAATAGTTTGTCATCAACTGACTTCCAGCCTGTACTAATTTGACCATTCTTATCTTTGATTTTCATTAGACGGGCCCTAGGATCAGCCCAGTAATCAGTGCCCATGTCTTTGGTTAGACCAACTTGTACTGCTTTTTTAATTTTTTCTTCTACAGTTCCGTACTCACCTTTTTCTAACATGTCTGCTGATTCAAGGATAGCACGTTCAAGACCTTTGTGCCTTGTAAAAGTTTCAAAATCGTTTAATAGCCAATCAAAGTGCTCTTCTCTTAAATCGTGTGGAACTTTAAAATTCATGCTGGTAGCAGCATTTACAATCTCTTCAGTTGGCATCACTGAATGTTCTTTAATATATTCATTGATAAACTCTGCGCCTAGTTGCAATTTTCTATCAAACAAGCTAGGATCAAAAATTGTTTGACATCGAGCAAATGTTGCTGCATCTGCAAGCATCATTTCTAAATATACTTTTTGAATATCGTAACCGTAATCTGTATTTTGTTTCATTGTTATATTATATTATCTTTATACCTTAATAGCAATATGTTTGATTGGTGTCCAATCATTACGCCAGACTCGTTGTTTATTGTGATATGTAACTGCACCAATTGAACTAGAAGGATCGCCGGGATTTGGCAATGACCAAATCCATTTAAATTTAGGTTCGACAACTTGTTTGTTTGTTTTACTATTCATAGCACAACCGCCCATGTACACCAAAGAATCAGCGCCAGTCAGCTCGATAGCTTGTTTCATTACCATATCTACTTGTTCTGTAAATATTTCTTGAACTGCGGCTGCAATATCACATTGATCTTGTAAATTTTTAATTTCATGCGGCCAATCGTTAATGCCTCTATGCATATTTTTATGAGCTTGCACTAACGTACCTATATACTCTTTTACATCAAAATAATACTTATTAGGGTTTCCTTGATCGCTCATTTGTTGTAATAAAAATTCCTGTTTAATTGGCTCTAATCCAAGTAATTTTGTAAAGGCTGAATAAAATAATCCTAAACTATGTGGATAACGTTTGCTCCACACTTTCCGAATTTCTCCGTGTTTTCCTTCCCAAATACTTGCACAATCAAATTCGCCAATAGCATCTAAAACCACAATCGCAGTATGGTTGAAAGGACTAGTATAATACCCAGCGGCAGCATGACTAGCATGATGAGGAGTATAATATAAGGATGCATAGTCTAGCCTCGCACGTTTAAGATATTTACTTGGAAGCACAGACAAATCAATTGCTGTCTTATATTGTCCTGCGTAAATTTGTCTAGCCTTTTTCGTCCATGGATTTTCGTACCAGTATATTTTATCTGGAGACCCGTAATCTAATGCTGAACGAATTATTTCGCTCGGAATCTCGTCAGTATTAGCTATCATATTAGCTTTATATTCTCCACTCTTAAACACGGCTAAACTACTGCCGTGGTTTAGAGCATTTATTCCCCATTCAATCATTTGTATATAAACGGATCTCTTTTACGCAACTCGTCGAGTCGTTTCTTGAGCAATCTACGATTTTGAATATACGTAAACGGGTTTTTTAAGAATTGCCAAAGTTTATACATTCTCTTGTTCCTTGAACCATTTCTTTGCCTTTAGTTGTATTTTAAGGTTATTTGATTCTCGTGATTGCAAAATCAAATATAGTGTTGCTAAACGTCCATATTTTTTAACTGCGTCATTAACGTCTTTAACGCCGTCGGACCATTCAGGCATGCTAACTGACCAACCAAATTCTAGTGCTTGTTCTACTGTACGTGGGCCTTCATGGTCTCTATCTGGTACTAAGATAATTTCTTTGCCTAGTTGTTTTAATAACCAGTTTTGACTATCTTTAATTTCTGCACCTAAAATTGCACAGCCGTCAATACTTATCGCATCAAATGGGCCTTCACATACAATTACGAATTCTTTATCCTGCGTTTGTCTATCTAAATTAAAAACATAACCTGGTTGTTGTTCACTAATAAACTTAGGTTTAGCATCATTAGTAGCACGGGCAGTATAGCCTACAACTTTGCCGTCTTTATAAAAAGGAATAATAATTCTATTTTTAAATCCTATTTTGTTAGTCCAATAAAACGGATATGAATATGGATCTATTGCTCGGTTGTTTCGTAAATAACAAAACGCATTGATTAGTTCTTGGTCAGTATTTTCCCAACCCTGTAGCTCAATCCAGGTACTCCATTCTTCTAAACTCTTTGCGTCCATTGGCAAAGCACGTTCTTCGAATGTTGGAATAACTTGTCTCACAGTTGCGTTTGAATTTTCATTAAGACGCAATGCTTCTAATCTTAATTGGCTAATAACATCATCGGGCATGTTCAAATCCCGCATGAGTTTATTCATCTTTTGACTGATTGTTCGGCCAGGTTGCCAACTTGCTTTGAACCCGCAATTAAAACAATGATAACTTACTGCATCGCCTGCGTTAACAATAAATCCGCCACGCATACGCTTATCACCACAACAGGGTGCGTTAAAACTAATCCAACCACTTGGAGTGTGTTTCTTTTTAGCAGGAAGATAAGTTAGTAAAGTATCGGCTATGAGGCTCATAGCACTATTATACTTAATTTACTGTAACTTTGTCAACAGTTCCGGTAATATTTTTGCCCGTTACTACAAATGTTGACGAGCCAGGTGCTGCATTACCTGTCCAAGAAATACCAGAAGCTGAACTAACAGAATAACTTGAAATGTATCCAGTTGATGCGCCGTCAACTTGGGTAACCGTTATAATTAGATCGTTCACACCGTCAGTTCCGCCAATTAAGCTACCAAAAATTTTAATTTGACTTCCTACAGCATAACCAGTTCCGCCTGCTCTAACAACTACATCATAGTCGCCATCTCGCTGAGTAACTGCAAATGCTGCACCAATGCCGTTTCCAAGTTGTGTAGCATAAGAAACTCTAAAATATTGATAATCACCTATATTCAAAGCTGGCGAAGAAAGTGTGTCAGTAGTGTCATTACAATCTGAGAAAGAATATACTATATCTCCAGTTTTGAATGCTTCGGTATTAATGGTGCTTTTCTTAGTGCCTTCAATCCAAACGTTTCCAGTTAACCCCTTAACATCAATATCAAACTGTAATGTTGTTGTAGGAACTGCTTCATAAAATTTTGTAGGTATTGCACTAGAATGCCAAGTTGGGAAGCCTTTTAAATCAATTTCTGCGGTAAAAGAATCATATGTTCTACTAGCTCTATCTACAGGCATTGCACTACCGACTAGCTCAATAGTACCTACAGCACCAAATCTACTATCACAATATAGTAATACGTTGTTTCCGTTGGAATTAGCACTCACACTATACTTTAGATTTTGAGATGTTAAATCAATTAAGTCATCTTGCGGAATTGTAACAGATGCTAAACCTTTTCTGCTAGTTTGATCAAACGGTGTTATAGTATAAGGGCTGTTAGGTAATGCAATCCCTTGGGCATCCATAACATTCAATTCAATATTCGTTAATGTATCTAAATCGATACGTTTTTGATCAGCATTCTTAATATCAAACTCGATAGTATTATCAATGCCATTGTAAATTTTTATTGTTCTTTGGTACACGTTTGTCCACTCCACAGGAAAGCCCGCCAAATCGGCTAATAGTATTACTCTATTCGGATATAAATAACTTGAGATTTTTTGCATACCTGGCAAGACCCTTTATATACTATTTATGGCAAAATTAAGAGACAACATTGAACAAAATATGCCCTTTATCAGCGTACTAAACTACGGCGATAGCGAGTATGTGGGTATTATAATTAATCAAGATCAGTATGTAACAAGTTTCTACGATCTTAACGCTATAAGATCCCCCGAAGAGCAAGCTCTATTTTTAGAAATAGGAGAAACTTGGTGGTGGGAATCAAATAGACAGTATCCCATTAGTATTATTTGCAAGGATCAAATACAACCATTTGCATACGCAATTAAGACGTTTAATAGCAAAGATGTTCGAATAATACTAGGACCTGTAGTAAACTTAATGAACTTAACAATGAAGCGGGTTAAACGTAAATCTGTTCAACTTGTTAGAAAAACTCGTTAACTAAATCCGTAACTAATACTTTCACAAATTAAGTTCATTTGCACTACTACAACATGAGCGTAAGCAATAGCGTGAGCTTTCTTAAAGTAATACTCACCGTTCTCTGGCTTCTCCCAAATCGTCTTCCCAATCTCCGTCCATCCCTTCCCTATAAGGTGTTTCTTCGCTGGGCGGATTAAAGCGAGACACATTGCCAATTCTTCGATGGAAGTAGGCTTCATCTGTCTCAATAAGCTCCCATGCCCATTTACGTGGAATAGTAAATCCGTGAAATCGTCTTGTTCCAGTAGATCCCATAGTGGTTCAGTCTCCATTAATTGTTTAAGATGTGCTCGGTCACGCACTTTATCATATACACTAACGTTCAAGAAATCTATCTTGAAATAACCTCTATCTTCTGCTTCTTTATAATCTATTGTACTTAGCCCTGTGAACGGGTTGTGCGGCACAGAAGTACAATATATTCCAGTATTGTGCTTTTTAAAAGTACTATTATCTTCAATAGCCGCAGTAACATGCTTGAAATGCTCAAGTGCCTTTGTTCTGTCAGCAAAGTCAATATCAATATCAGGCATTAGTAATCAACCCTTTTCCATTCAACTGCATGTACTTGTTCCCAATCATTTTTACCATCTGTTCGATATGGCCGGTATTGCTCCCCTGTTTCCATATCGATTAGTACCCACTTATCGGGGCATCTTGTCTTAATAGAATACACTCGTGCTTCGTCAAGTTCTTCAACAATTTTGCCATCGTGTAAAATTCTAGTTTTCAATGTTTCACCTGTGACTCAAATAGTAATAACGGAAGTGTATCAGTTAAGTAGGTTGCATAATCGTCTGCTTCTTCAATGGTATCAAAGCCAATAAATTTTACATAAACAGAATTATCTTCTTCTGATACAATTACTTCTAAATCTAAATGTAGTGCGTCTGGATTTCCGCTTACATGGTTTGATGGATTTGTCATATGTTTGATTCCTTAACTACTTGCCGCACTAATTCTGTATCAGCTGGCAGTTTCTTAAATTTATTAAGCCAAAATTGTAAATCTATAATATTACTTATTGCCGCCAGCTGTTCATCACTGAGTTTTTGTAACATTTCTTTGCCGTTTTTAGAGTTTAGTATTACCCAAGGACTAACTTTTCCGTCCTTAATATCGTACGTTGCTCTGTTAAGACTAACATATAAAAAGTAATGATTCCATTGTGCTTGATTATTGTCTGCCCAGTCCATCATATGTCTAATGCTGCGTTCTAATGCAGTTTCAACATTTTCTGTTTTAATAAGATCTAACACATACTTCTCATAAAGTTCGTCTCTACACCAATGGTCTAACTTAACACCACTTGTGACTACATAATGAATAAACTTATCTGGATATAACGGATTAACATTGCTTACAAAACTGCCAAATTTTACAAAAGCATTATAGTATGGACTTTTTGCAAATTCTTCGTATGTTTTATCGTGCTTTGAATTTTGAGACATTCTAAAAAATTTATTGTATGTGTCAAACCCAAGAACAACATGTCTTTCTGTTTTAGCTAACGCCCTACGTTTTTGCTCGCAGACATGTACTGCTAATGTTTTTTCTTTTGAAAATTTATGTCCGCAATACTGGCAGGTATATGCTTGAGAATCAATTAAAGACATCATTTAAACTTTTTTGCGATAGTTGCATCATCAAATCCGTGGCGTTTTGCAAGGTCTTTTATTTCCTTATCAGTAGTCATTATACTAAGCAATTCAATCTCATCAGATTTTTTATTAGGATATATTTCTAACAAAAATTTAGTTTTTTTATTGTTGGTGCTGTCTTTCTTTTTGTTACCAATCCACTGATGGAAAAATGTTTGTCCGTTGTAATTACACATACACAACAACATCCACATAAGTTTAGGATGTTTTTGCAGTAAGTTCCAATGCTTGTTAAAATATTCGTTGACTGTTAAAACAAAATGTTCTTGTATTTCTCTTTTTTGTCCTTGGACATTACTAATATACCGATTAAGAATAAAAAATTCGTTCTTAAGAGCTTTTTGCTGTTCAGCATCCATCGCATCCCATAGTTCTCGGACGTTTTGATCAACTGCTTGTAACTTCTCTTTTAGTTCAACTTTTTCACTCATACTTAGATACACTCAATTTATATAATATTATAACACGTTCAATTGCTTGTTGTAAAGTGTGATTGGTTTTTGCTTCTTCAAAAATATTTTTCCAAAGTATCGAATTATGATAGTTATCTGACATCGATTTGTAAATGTTAGAGTCGTGGTCCCAACCAATTGCTTTTTTAGTGCTAGGATCTGCCCCAACTTCTCTAGCATAAACAACACCTTTGTCACGCTCGTAAATATAAGTGGCTCCAGGTTTAAGAGTTCCCATCTTGAAGATCCTTTTTTGGTTCTAATACAGCATCAAATGCCATGACAGTTCTATGTCCAGTTCCCTTCCATGGATAAACTGTGTGAGGTAATGTGCTTGGAAACAAAATAACAGTACCCGGTGTTGGATTATATTTCCAAGTATCATTCATTACAAATTTAGTAATATCCTTAGTTACAGGCAATCGAAATAAAATTTGACTATCACTCGAACTACTACCGGGTGCTAACTCTGGAGAACTAATGTACATGTTTCCGCTAAGGTGCCCGCCTGGATGACTATGCATTTCTTGATAATCACCTTCAAACTGTCTAATAGTCCATATACTTACAATTTTTGGTTGACAATATTTTAATTCTTCGGTGCCTGATTGTGCAGAAATTAGTTCTAAATACCCTTGACAGATAGTTTCTAACCATTTAACTAGCCATGTAACATCAAGCCCTAACTGATTAGGATATACATGTATCTGTTGACCACCTCTAATGCTAATCATAGGATTTCCGCTATCGTTAAGTTCGGGGTGTCCGTGTAATGATTCAGCAAGATTATAGATCTTACTAAATTCCATTGGCGGTATATCGTCAATGGCTAATACTGTGGGTTGAAAGTATGCAACTCTTAATGTCATAATATTTTATCCAGATGAATTATTTCACTTTGTCTACTAATTTCTTTAACAAAGTATGCGCAGCTAGGTTTATCGCCGAATGTAGTAGGGACTGCTAGTAATTGTCCATTCTTCATTTTAGGGAAATACCATTTAACATCGTTGTAAAAATTTACAATTTCAATCTTTTTAAATTCCACTCTAAATGAACTTAATGGATTAAAAATTAATGCTTCAAAGCCCCTATCATTTAGACTAGTTAATGGTAAAATTTCAATATCACTTGCTGCTGTACTATCCCCAACAGCTATTGACCAATCAATTGGCATTGTTACTTCGTCTTCTCCAATTCTTAAAACCATTGCAGGTGCATTAAATGATTCTAAAAATATTAACGGCATAAAAAAGAAGTCGGGTTCGGTTGGTGAACTATTATCTAGCACAGCAAATCTTGTACTATCATCTACTTCGTCTGGTAGATTGTTTAAACTAAATGTTTTGTTTTCTAATGTTAATATCTGCATGATTCCTTATTTAGACCAATCCGTTTTTTCTAACGTAAACGGGTATTTGGCTTCCTTATAAAATTTCTTCCTCTCCGTAAGATGCCGCTTTGCGTACTTACATGTAGAGGTAATGTCCCAGATTTGAACGAAGTCTTTGTCTTCGGCTTTTCTAATACCTCGCCCAATACTTTGTATAACGCGGACAAAGCTCTTTCCGGGCTCCAAAAGAACCAGATTAAAAATCCTAGGGATATTAATACCCACAGCGGCCACACCGTAAGTCGCCACAATAATCTTGTTGCTACTGGTCCTAACTTCGTCATATTCTTCCTTTCTTGCTGTTGTTTTTACTTCGCCTGAAATAAAAACAGCGTCTTCGATTTCATTTATTAAAAATTTGCCTGAATCAATTCTATTAACTAACACTAACGTATTGCCTGTTTCACTAATGCCCTTAATTAATTTACTAATATAAATCATTCGATCTTCGTCTGTGACAAGATACTTTAATTCTTCTGCATAACTCCTAAATTCTACGGTATCTATCATTTGCACTACATTAACATGGCAGTTTGATAACACACCTTTTTCTTGTAGTTCGTGCGCCTTAATACCGCCAATTACCGGACCAATACTGGCAAAAATACTTTCGCTTTCAAATTTTTCTTTAGGTACTGTTCCGGTTAGTCCCCAACGAATTGCTGCGTTACATAAGTTTTGTGTAAGTAAATTTTTCAAAACTTCAGCTTTAGCCATATGGACCTCGTCAACAATTACAGTTTTTACACCATCTAAAAATTCTGCTAAAGTAACGATATCTTGTTCATGATTTTTAGATTTTTTATCTAAAATGTTGAGACTTTGCCAAGTACATATTGTATGAGTTTTATTAAGATCTTTTCGATCTCCGTAATAAACACCAACATCTAAATCAACATTTAGAAAATCTTCTTCAGTTTGTTCAACTAGTGATTTGTTTGGAACAATAGTAATTGTTCGACCATATTTTTCAGCAAGATGACTCAGAGTTGCAGTAGTAATTGTCTTGCCGGCACCGGTTGCAATTTCTTGTAATGCCTGCGTATTTTCTAAAAACTTATTAATCGCTTCAACTTGATAATCGCGAAGCATAATGGGCTGACCCTCCTGTGGATGCCCTTTTGGCCAGACCTTGCCTTTATCCGCCCAGTATGTTTCTGTAACCGGTATAAAGGATATTTTTTGTGTAGTTCTTAGATCTTCTACTTCTTCGATCTCAACACCCATTTTACCAAGTATGTCTAATATAGTTTCTAATTGACTTAGGTATCCATTACCGCCTAATCCAAACAAACTAACCATGCCATCCCATCGACCTAATTTAAATGCCGGATGGTATCTAGCGTATGGAATCTCATATTTAAAGGTGTTGGCTAATTTCTTGCGAGCGTCTAATGCAAGATTCTCAAATTTGATATTGACCTCGTCTTTTATGACTAATTTTACTCCCATAGCGTTCTTGTCTCTATAATTGGTTGTTGTGTAGTGTATGAAATAATTAAGTCACACATGTTAGCATAGACGGCTGTTTTTGTCTGTTTTAATGAATTACCAATTGCAATAACGCTCATTGGTTTCCAGTCAGTTTTTAGGAAAAATTTTGGTATTTTTCCATTTTGCACCGCCACTATTTTTGTGTCTTGATCTAGTTGGCAGTTGTATTGATTGTCTGCAATAAATTTATTAAATTCTATACCGGTCTCTGAATTAGGTAATCTAAAGTAAATTCCTACTTGGTCAAAAATTTCATTTTTTTTCAAAGATTTTGACAAAATTTTCAAATTTTCAACACACCCTTTAGTGTCATATGTGTCAAATATAAAAAGAATTGGTAGTCTTTTTAAGAAAATCAAACTAGCAATAACATCTGAAAGATCGCAAGTGGTTTGATCAATCCATAGTTTTGTACTTTTTCGATTTGCAATAATTTCAGTCAAATTTTCTGGTGTTTTTTTGATATCTTCAACAAAATATTGATATCTTACTCGTCTGTCATTAATAATGTTTTTATCAATTTCAGTTTCTAATCCCAAATCTTCTGTTATGTGTTTTTGAAAATTTGGATGTGTTATGGAGGTAATTAAAAATTGATTTTTTACCTCATTTTCTGACCAAGATTTTATGGTTTTGTAAAAATCTTGGATTTTTTGTTCAATTTCAAAATTATGTGGTGTTAACAGCTCAACCAATGTAACAATATTTCTTTCAGTAAGCTCGGCATGATAAATTCTACCGTTATGGTGTTGAACTAGACCACTGATTTTTTTGGAAAAATTTGACAAAAGTTTGCGAACTTGTGAATTAAATGCAAATTCTACCACTAACAGGTCAACACCGTCAATTGACTGAGAAATATATAATTTTTTTGTTTGATCGATTTGTCTAAACACTCTTGACCACGACGGTGTTGAAATAGTTACTAAAATTTCATCTGTAAAATTTTGGATTTTTTCAGAATTTTCTGACAAAATTTTAATTAATAGTTTTGATTGATTTTCAGTTATAAATTTTTGACTGGAAATTGCAGTTGCAAGGCTTCTTAATACTTTTGCATCTCTACTAGCAATTTGTTCTTCAATAGTAGGGCTTGTATCATTTACAATAGTCAATAATAATTGGTCAATAGTCTTCATATTTTTATTATAACACCGGAAATCTAAAAGTCAACCTTTTATAAAAAAAATAGGCCTCATAAATATTTAAGGCCTATGTGGTTAAGTTTGGACAAATTAGTTATAACGTTGCATCTTCCATACCTGCAACACGCAATTTTACAATATTTGTAAGTTGCCACTGTTTTTGATCTAATGCTTTTGTGATTCCAAGCCATTTGTTGCGTAGTAAGGCAAATTCGTTGATAATTTTTTCAAAGTCAACAACATCTGCCTCACCTTCAACAAATTTTTCACAATCTCTTGAACTTAGAGCACGTTGGTAGTTTTCTAAGTACTTGCGAAAGTGTTGGCTCTTTAAACGACGGAGCTCAATATTTAAATATTCCAAAATTGCCTCAATTTCTTGAAGCTGACCAAATCGTTGTTCTACGATACCAGGCATATTTGCCGCAGCTTTTTCTACATTGCCAGTAATTCGGCATTCAGACCTAGCATCTTGCAGTTCAGCGTTAAAATACTCAACTGCATCCGGTATGTACGAAATGTCTTTTGAAACTTTAGCGTACCAACTCATTAGAAATCCAATTCCTTGTAATCTTCATCGTCTTCATCGGGCTCGTCAAGGTAGTATTCAATAGCGGCATCAAGATTTTCATCAATTCCTGTTGCACTTTGCATAATACGATCACTAACACCGTAATCTGCTAGTAAATCCACATACCTTTCAGCGGCTTGTTCTATTTGCTTTTTATCGATATAGTCTGCAAAAAGCAACCAGATATCACCAATTTGTGTTTCATTCAACATTCTCGTCTATCTCCTCAGGAATGGTAGTTTTTGTTTCAGCTCTGATATTGAATTTCTCCATTATCATATCTAATTTATCATCTTTCCACTCTTTTCGATAGAATTTGAATTCTTCTCCAGTTTCTGGATCGACCCATTTAAGTCTGTTACCTTCTTGCTTGAGTAATCCTTCTTTTTCAAACAAGTCAACAACACCTGAGTAAGGATTCATACCTGTTTCATAAGGAATCTTAACTTGGACGCCTTCAAAAGGTTTAGCATAACGTGTTTTCATGATTTTACATGCGGCACGAATACCGTTAACTTCTGAAACTTTGTTACCGTCTTCGTCTTCTTTAAGTTTTAGCTTTTTCATGGCAACCACGATAGAAGATGCGTAAATGAATCCTTGTCCTCCGCTGATTTTGTCATCAGGATCGAACATATCTTGGCTTGCGTATGTATGATTTGTTGCCACCAAGCCAATATTGAGACTACCAAACATATTAACACAGTTACGAACAAGCGCCGTAAGTGCTTTTGGCTTTCTACCCATGTCACCTTTTAGATCTCCTGCCTCAAACTGATTTACATCAGTTGGGGTTAACAACATACCTAAAGAATCAACAACAAATAATACTTTTGGACGTGACTCCTCGGGCATTTCTTTGTATTCTTTGATGAATTCATTGATAGTCTTAGCAACATCATCGATCATAGCCATGTTTAGCTTAAGAAGCTTGTCTTCGCTAGTATCAACACCAAGTGCCTTTAACCATTCTTCATCAAGCGCATTTTCGCTGTCAATTAATACAACATAGATGCCTTGTTGTTGTGCATTTCTTACAATGTTACCAGAACAAATGTAAGATTTACCTGCACCAGATTCACCTGCAAACACAGTAACCTTACCTAATGGGATTCCTTTATTAAAATCTCCACTAATAAGATAATTTAAGGCATAATTGCCTGTACTAACCCAATCAGTTGGGTCTGTAAAACCTACGCTAAGTCCATCAATAGACTTAGTTAGTGTTTTACGAAATTTTGATAAATCAAATGCTTTAGTGGCCATTATGTGTCTAACTCCATAGTATTCCACTCTTTAATTACATCGAGCAGTTCTTGTTCAGTATTACATACTGTCTTGGTGTTTTTCCAATCTTCCTTCTTGTCACGACCGCCAATCTCAACCATCCATGCGTTATCATAACGATTGATAGTAATTGACTCGTTAACCTTTGCTAGCTTTGTTAATTTTGCCATAGTTATTCTCCTAAAATAGTGAAGGCTCGGGCGCAAACCCGAGCGTTATATAATTACTGCTTTTGACGATTACGAATCATCGCCAAGATGTCTTGGGCACGGCTATCGCCACTACCTGCATCTTGTGATTCTGCTTTTGGAGCAGGGGCAGGTGCTGCCTTAGCTACTGGAGCAGGTTCGTCATCATAGTCATCTGCTGATGCAGATGCTTTAGGAGTTGATGTGGTTGATTTGTTAGGATCACCAGTGTTTTGGCTCATGCCAGCTGGTTTGAAATACTGACCCCAGCGTTCCATATCATATGCTTCACCGTCAACAGATGCTTCAAACATCTCCTTCATTACCTTAAGTTCAACATCAGTTGGTTTCTTAGGTAAAAAGTCGGACAAATTAAACAAGCCGTGTGCCTTAATAGCTGCTTGTTCATCGTCACTTAGAGGACGTTCACGACGTGCCCATGAAGAAGTTGAGTAGTCAGCGTAACCGCCTTTGCTACCTTTCTTCATACGGAAGTCTAGACCTTTAATAAAGTCTGTTGGCAATTCATCCAACTCAGGATCAACTAGTGCTGAACGAATTAGTTGGAAAATTTGTGGACCAATAATGAAACGACGAATTGGATTTTCTGGAGTTTCTTTTTCCTTTAAGCCGTCTTCGACGACAAAGCCTTGGAAAATGTAACTGCGTTTCTTCCAGTATTTACGACCCATATCTTCTAATGCAGGATCCTTAAACCAAGGACGGACTTCAGTTAGAATTGGGCAAGTATCACCGTACATTTCCATGCAAGGTACTTGGACAGTTACTTGTTTGCTTTCTGCTTCACCTTTAATTCCAGCGAATGGCAATTTAATCATTGCACGTTCTACCCAGAAAAAAGTGTTATCGGTGTTTCCATCTGGAAGGAATCTTAGAACAGATTCATCACCTTCTTTCAAGTTCCAAAACGCATAAATGGAATTGTCTCCACCGGTTCTAGAATTGTTGTCTGAGCCACGTTGCTCAGCTGCTTTTAGTTTTGCTCGAATTTCAGCCAAAGATGCCATAATATTTCTCCTTTAATATGCCTTTGTTTTGCCTTATAGTGTTTATGAACTTACATAAACAAAAAGTGCATACATGTTATTGTACGCACTTTTATTTAGTATAGCAAGAGAAATCTTGCCGTAAATCTGGTATTTTTAAGCCAATTATCCTCTAGCTAATCCAATGATTCGAGCTAATGTTTCATCTTCGGTATAACCCTTTGATGTTTCCTTAGTCTCTATTAGTTCAGCCATAATCTCGTCAATATGATCGTCAAACTTTGGAACACCTTTGTTATGATCATGTTTGACACCTGCTAGTTTTAACATACTTTGTTGTTCATCACCGCTTGGATCTTTCTTATCAATAAAATGAATAACTTTAGCTAGATCTTCTGGGCTTGCGCTGCCAAACTCACCATCTTCAAATGCTTTCTTAACTTTAATTTTAACACGCATACCGCCGAGTGGGAAGTTGCCTTCTTCTTTATTATAGAAACCACTAATGTATTTTAGCATACCTGGCAAGCCTTGTTCCTGTGGAGAATCAAATCCAACATCTGCTGGAGTCATTCCGCATTCGTCTAAAATTTCTTGGATAGTTTTAACACCGTAACCAAAGTCTAATGCTGTTTCTAAAGTTGCACCTGCTTTGACTGCTTTCTTCATAGCAGCGGCCATTCCTTGACGTGCTAAATGACGTGCTTGTGAATAACCCTGACCATGTTTACCTGGAGTTGTTTTTCCGTGTGGTTTAGGATCTGGATCAAACGGAGGATCATTATCCTCTTCTTTATCTTTCTTACCTTCTGCTACTGGAGCTGGTTCAGTTGGAGTTGTTGCACTAGGTTCTAGTGTAGGCTCAGTTGTTGGTTCTGCGGCTGCAGGAGGAGGTTCAGTAGCAGGAGCCTGATTTGCTGTAACAGTTGGCTGAGGTGTTGGTGCTGGTTCTTCTCCCTCTGGAAATGTTAATTTAGGTAATAGGTCTTCGTGATTAGTTTCAACCCAACCTTGTACTAAATCATTTAGATCTGTTTCAGCTGGAGCAGTTTGCAACAAATCAATAAATTTTGGATCATCTATGATTCCTTTTAGAGAACCTATAGCATTCATACCGTTAACACCGATTTGTATATTTTGTGCTAATAAATCATTTAATTTTTTAATAGCCACCGCTTGTGCATCAGGGTTAGGACTTAGTAACTCGTCCTTGTCTTCACGAACAATATCGTCCATAAATGATTCAAATGCTGTCTCTGGATCTAAAGATTCGTCTGTCTTGCGAGTATGATCATCGCATACACAGTCTTTTTCTGGACGATCACAAGCATCGCAGTATTCTGTCTTGCTTTCTTCGCCTAGGATATCTTCAACACCTACTTCAATAATTGGCAATTCTGATTCGTCAACAAATTTGTAAATGTATGGGAATACAGATTTTAATTCTTCATTAAACGTGCGAATAGTTAAACGGTCAATTAGATCATTTTGTACTTCTTCAGGAATCATTTGTTCTTCTTGTGCTTCAAAAGATTCTACAAATGATTCGTAGTAAGCTGGTCTTTGTAATTTAGAGATTGTTTCTTTGATTTCTTCAATACGTTCAACAACACGAGATGTTACATTAGCCATTGCCTCGCTTAACTGTTCTTGACGGCTAACATATCCTTTAAACTTTCTCAGGCTTGCAAGTTCTTCGCTTAGGTTACAAATGTGTTTGCCAATTGCATCGTAAGGATTACCGCCATGCTTAATGTGTTCTGCTAATGCGCGAGCACCATTGATATGTTTGTACGGATACTTGAATCTTTCACCTTCAGCATTTTCAATGTAAATGCTTTCAATATGCATTGTTCGGCCTGCTGGTAAATCTAAGTTGATAGGTTGGCTGTGTTTAATAATTAAACGTGCTTCGCCTAAATCTTGATAGCTCATTCTAGCATTACCGTATAGTTTATTTTCCATTATCGCTGGTTGTTGCATGACAGGTTCTTCCTTGCGTTTCGCTTGAAACTCATAATCTCTTTTATCTAAATTACTTTTACCAATATTTTGCACATCAAAGTTTAGTAATCTATCTTTAGCAAATTGTCTAAAACCGCGAATAAATTGATATGCTCCGTGGTGAGTAGTAGTATCATCATCGTTAACTAGGTCGCCGCTAACTTGCACTACAATTCCGTCTTCGGCATCTAAAGTAATAGCAATAGTTCCTAACGGTTCACCGTTTTCTTCGTATTCAAATTCAAAGAAACGAGCGTTAGGAATGTCTGCTTTTTTACTCAAGACTTCGGCGTTTTCGTCCCCAATTTTAATGTTACGAAAGCGGGTCTGTATTTTGCCATATAAATCTTTGGCGATTTTATCTAAATTTGCGTCCATGTTATATTTATCACTAATTACTGCTAATGAAGATTGGCAGCGGAGCTTCCCAATCGTCGTCTATTACACTTTCGATGCTAAGTTTTTCAAATACAGCTGGATCCCACTCTGCTAATACTACAGTCATACGTACTATTAGTAATAATGCAGATACAAGGTCGTCGTGTTGTCCTTCTTTAGCTTTAAACGTTGGGCCTTGTGCAATAAATGTTTTAAGCTCGCTAATTAACGACTTGCTGTGTACAGTCATTTTATTTTCTTCAATAAAATATTTTAAACGACTACATGCTGAAATCTTTGATCCGTGTGTAGTATTAAATCCCTTACGGAATTTACGAACATGTCCTTTTCTTACGGGCTCGCTTAAAAATAAGCCAGGAAATGTTTCTTCGCCTAAATTAGCAATAACTACAAGTGCAGCTTCACCTAACGTATTATTTTCAACACTCCAGTAAATGCTGTTTTGATAATCTTGTCCTATTTCGTCCTGGATATATCTAATAACATCTCTTAACAACTTAACTTGATCTTGCACGATTGTTAAGTTATGTTGCCACTCTGCACACTGAATCATACTTGGTAATTCAAATACTTGTATACCTGCAAAATCTCCACCAGTTCCTAAACTAGGATCTAATCCCACTAAGTATGTATTGCCCGATGTTGGTTTTTTGTACCAACGTATTTGCCCCATCTTAAATGCAGGCTCCTTACCTGTCATGTCAGATAATTTAATAGAATTAATTAAAGTTTCGTCATAAATTAAGAACTCACATCCATACTCACGACGGAAACGCTCTTCGCCAATGCGTCCTAATTCTGCTTTTCTCCAGTCGTCATCTCTGTCAGGATGTTCGTACCATTCGGCTCTAAAGCCATGAAATCCGTTGCGCCCTAATCCTGTTGTTGTTTCATTTCCATACTCGTCTAATGTTTCTTTACTTTCTTTCCAAATATTAGCAAATGTATCTTCGTCACTATTAGGAGTAGATGTAATAATTGCCTTACCACCAGTTGCTAGTGTAGGAGATATAGAAGTCCAAAATTCTTCAGCAATATTAGGTTGTACGAACGCAAACTCGTCACAGTATAGTAATGAAATAGACATACCACGACCCGTTGTTCCAGTTGTTGTTTGACTTACAATACGAGATCCGTTTTCAAATTCAATAGATCCTTTATTGTAACTTATTACACCTGCTCTAATATAATCTGCACACAATTCATATCCGTAGCGAATACGTTGCATAATTTCCTGAGCACCTGTATATTTGTGAGCAGCAACTAAAATAGTTTGATCAGGGTGGAACATGGCGTACCATAGCAAATAACCTGCGGCACACGTAGTCTTTCCAGACTGACGTGGCATCATGTTAATATTAAAACGATAATCGTGGTATGAGTGAAGTAACCTTTCCTGGTATTCAAAAGGTTCAAATTTAACCTTGCCTTTGGTAGGATGCTGAATATGGAAAAAATTCTTAACAAAGTACATGTACCCTTCTACGGGGTCAGCACACATTAGCAAGTCTTGTACTTGCTGTTCTGTAAATTTTTCCTTAGTATGCGCCTTTTTTGTTAAGACGCCATCTAAACTTTTAGCCATACTTTATTTACATAAAAAAACCACCCCTAAGGGTGGTTTTGGGGTCTTAATCTACCCTACTGCAACGAACAATATTAATCGTATTTGTTATATTTGTCTCTAACTTTATCTAAGTCTTTGCCTTCTTTGCCAGCTTTAGCTAGTGCTTTCATACCGTCTTTACCGTACTTCATAACACCTTTGGCTGCACGACTCATAGTCTTTGGTTCGTCGCCTTCTTCAAGTCCGGCACGGCCTCGGTTAAATCCTTGCTTGATGTTTCTCCATGCAGTTTCAATCCAACCTGTTCCAGAACCTAAAGTATGTCCAATTTTATCACCAACCGTTACTGCGGTAGGATTAGCAATGTCTTGCATACTATCATGTACAAGTCCTGCTTCACGTGCAGCTTTTTCAGTTGCTGGCCCATTTAAGCCGTCAGCTTTAATTTTATATCCTTTTTTCTGTAACTCAAACTGTATATCCCACAATTTAGGATCACCATTTGGTGCAAGTCCCGGACGGTTTGCTTGTGGCGATACTTTTTGTGGAATTTGCTGAACATCTGCTTGTCTCACAGGATCAATTGCACGTTGTTGTGGTCTTGCTGTGTTTGGCATGCCGACATCTTCTTTAATGCGCTGATAGTGCTGTGATAATCTTTGTACGAGTGCTTCATCTACGCCCATTGGATTTCCGCCGCCATTGACTTTTTCAGCTTCACCGCCCTTGCTTGATAAGTCATTACCAGTTGGCGTAACTGCATCAGCTGAAGACACATGCGTGTCTGGTTCATTTGCAAATTCTTCTTTAGCGTTAGGTATTGGAGCAATGGCTCCAGAGCTTGTAGCACCTGCTGACGCATTTTCATCAGTTCCAAATACTACATCACCTTTGCCGCCGCCTTGTTCTATATTCTTTAAAATTGCCATCAGGTCACGTATGCCACCTGCGCCGCTGCCATTCATGCTAACATTCATAGTAACTGAATCAGATTGTTTTGGGCCAGCTGTTGGCATCATTCCGCATTCCTTTGCGGTAACATCTGAAATAAGATCATCAGTTGGATCACCACCAATACCTTTTTCACCAATTAGTAAGTTATCAGTTGATGTAGGCATGTTAGTATCGCATTCGTCGCCGGCACCGGCGCCATTGCCTTCTTCAATTGATTTGATTCTTGTTAGTAAGTCTTGAAAATTCATTATTTTCCTCCAGCAGTCTTTTCTGATGGAACAGACTTTGCTAAAATTTCATCGTTGATGCCTTTAACTTGTTCACCAGAGTGTTTGGTTTTACCTAATTCTTTTAATAAACTGAATACATGTTTATCACCAACAAGTTTTTGATTATCACTTGCTTCGTAGTCTTTGCTTAACACAGAAACGCCTGTTTTTTCATCGTGTTGGTGATTGATGGCATCTTCTGCTTCTTCTTGTAAATTACGAACTTTTACGCATTCTTCACCACAACCTAAAGCTTCAGCAACAGCAGCACGTACTCGTGGACTATTTGTTGGATATGCTAATACAACGTCAAAAACTGTTACGTTTGTATTTTTATGATTTGGGAAGTCTGGCTGAGTTTCCGCAATTGGTGTACGCTTGCCTGATGAGCAAGACTCAACTTTGTACTGTGCTAATGCTTTTTTAATAGCATCGCCGCCTTTTTCAAAATCGCCTGCAAGTTTAATTTTAAACTCGTAAACTTTTTTGCTTTCTGTTAGATATTCTTTAAACGATTTCATGTTATAATCCTGATACTATATTTATTTCAAATTCTTAAGTTTTTCCAACAAACTATTGCGGTCTGTAATAATAACACCGTCACCTTGTAAACTTATTCCGTCATCTGCTGTACTCGCATCTTGATCTAACTTAGCTTTCTTTAGCTGTAGCTCAATCATTTTTAGTTTTTTGTCAATTTTAGCTGATTTAGCATCGATAGCATTTTTAAGCATTGTACCAGCAACTTCAAAAATACGTGCTGAATAACGAGCTTCAACGTTCATGCCTAAATCGATTAGATCATCGTAGGCATCCGTAGCACGTTGAGCTAGTGCATCAAATTCAGAATCTGCAGCATCGCCTAACCCTTTTACTTGTGGCAAACTAGCTGAGATTTTGTCAAATTCTTCCATACTACGCAAAAAAGGTTCGGGTTTAGAAAGACTGTTTTTAACTGCTTTCTTTTCTTCGTCCTTAACAATTTTCTTGCTTTCGGGTAAGTTTAAAATTTCTTCAAGTTTTTTAGTCATACTCTTACTTATGCTTGGCCATTATGAAATAAATCATTTTCGCTAACTATACGAAACTTTATACCTTGCTGTTTACACCATAGATTTGCCGCAGCCCACTTAGCTTGATTTTTTACATATTGTGCTTGATTGTATTTGTTCTTACCTACACGCTCTAATATTGCTTGGCTTGCAGGTTTGATTTCGATAAGCTCAACATGCATTTTCCTGTTCTTATCAATATATTGAATAAAGAAATCAGGAACATAAACTGTTTGTCTTCCAGTTAACGGATCTCTGTAAGGTATCTGAACGGCTTCGCTAGCCCATTTTTGTACTGAAACATTAGTATCACAAAATCGCATAAAACTCCACTCCCAGCTTGATCTGTATGTAGGCACCTTAGTTCCTACATACTTTTCTGGATGTGTCATTTGAAATTTGCCACTTGCGAATTTTCTACCCATTACACTAATATATTTCTAGTTTCGTATGTGTCAATGTTTTGTGTTACTCGATAACCGAGTAAACTTGTTTTTTCTCTGTAAGCATTTAATACTTGTGCAACAACTTGACTAAGTTGAATATCATTTAATTGCTTTAAAGAATCTAACAATTCGAATACATTAACGCCATCTTCTTTTGCTTGATTTAATAAAACGATTGCGGTGCTTCTTGCACTTTCTTCATCAAAATTATGTTTGAGGAAAAATCCAACAGTACTATCAATTTCTGTTGCTGGAAAACTAACTTGATGGTCGTAAAATTTATTAAAAAACTGTCTAACTTCTAAGCTAGAGTCAGTGACTGTTGTTGATGGCAAATTAGATATCATTTGTTTTCCTAATTATAATTTAATTTGTGATGCTACTGTTGTATCTGTGTTAGCAATGTTACTTTTTGGAAATACAACTCCTTGTAATCCGGTAACTGTAGTTGCGTTTGGAGTCACAGCAGCATTAATTATTCCAGGAGTAGACGGGCTAGCTTTTTGTTGTGAATTTTGATAGGTACTAACTTGTTCTGTTATGGTGTTAATAATACCAATAGGGTTTGTTGGATTGTTATTAACGAACGACGGGGATTGTGATCCTGCTAAAGGAGTACCTTGTAATGAGCTACTGCCAGTGTCATAATGCTCTTGGCCAAAACCTTCTGGGTCTCCTGTGATGACATCACCCGATGCATATGATACTGCTTCATACGCAACTGTTACTGAGTTATCATGCACACCTGTAGCCGATGAATCTAATTTATTATGATTCCATGCGGTAATCAACGGTGTGTGCAAAGTATAACTAACATACTCGTGGCGTGCCATTTGGTAAATGGTAATGTAATTAAAAAATGGTAATGTACTACCGTTATCTAATCCATAAGGCACTTTAATAAAACTTCCGTTTTTAGTAGCTGTTCTATTATATGCAGATGGGTCTGTAGAAACTAACGGATCAGCATAGTAGTAACTGTAATAATTTTGCCACAAATAATTTACTAACCCCATATTGTCATCATGAAACGTAATGTTTATTGCATTGTATTTCATCATGGTTTGAATATTCTTTTTTCTGTTGTATTGATTTAGTGTTTCAGATTGCACACTAAAGTTAGGTAAGTCACAACTCTTAACTAACATATTAATTTCATTTCTGTGCCTTTGTATAAGACTGCTATCTGACAATGCGGCAGGATTAATATTAAATGCTACGTGGAATAAAAATTTGTGTTTAGGTGCAAGTCTAAATTGATCGTCAACAAACAATCGTGCGGCATGCTGCGGATCACGCAATGTTGTTGATGTGTTTTGTCGTAAGTATCGATTAGGGGTAAAGGCCATACTAATATTTATTCAACGAATAATCTACGTATATAATGAATGCCTAAAATAAAGGCCTACTAAGTAGGCCCTTATTCTTATACTCTGTTGCCTGATGCAGTTGCTGCTGTACCTTGAGCTCTTATAGTTGGTGCAGCTGCACCACCTGTAGTCTGGATACAGTTGTCTGGTTGAATTGTTAAATCAATAGTTAACATAGTTTGATCACCATAACCTAGTGAGTTGTAGTTAACTTGAGTAACGTAGCAACCATAGCACTCCCAAGTTTCTAATACTGTTGGAGCATTAGCGCCGTTACCGCCGTCTAACATCTCTACACGCATTAAGAACTTGTAGTCACCGCCTGAAGCCGCTGAACTTTGTTCAAAGAAGTCAAACTGCTTTTGCATTTGTTCGCCGACTAACTTGCTAACTGACCCAGTTACATCATCACGTAGCTTAACAGTCATTGTCTGCCAAGTTGGGCGGCCAGCATAGTTAATTGTTGAGTTATAAACCATAATCTTTTGGTTTTCAAACTGAACGTTTGGTCTTGCAGCATCTTGAACTTGTTTTGTAAGTTCTGTTGTTGGTGTTGATACTCCAAAGTTTTCAAACATCACTCTAAAGCGATATTTGAGCTTTGGCATCAACATACCTTGTGCGCTAGCTGATTGATCACTAGCTAAAGGTACTGTAAATTTTGATAAACTTGCGATTGCCATATTCTATGCTCCGATATTATTGATTGTTTAGGCCTTTGATTTCGCCAGTGTTCTTTAAGCGTAGTGGAATGTAAATAAATTCAACTGCTTTAACTGGTTCAATCGCAATGTCTAAATATAGTTCATTACGGTCAATACGTGTTGGTGTATTATTGCTTGTATCGCAAACTACAACATAATCATAAAGAGCACGTTGGCCGACTAGTTCTAGTAATAAACTTTCTGCTGCACCTTTTAATTCATCACGTGTAATCTTATCGTTTGGTTCAAACACATATGGTTTTGCCAACTGCGACAATTGACGACGTAGATAAACCACTAAACGAGCTACGTTAATACGATCTAATGAACTTGCATTTTTAGCGCGAGTATATTGACCGTAGTTAACAAGACCTGTTCCTGTAATAAATGTAATTGGATTAACTTTAACACTTGCTAATGTATCACGCTGACCGTTGTTTAATGCAACTGATTGGAATTCTCCGTTGCTGTCAACATAGCCAACTGCTGTAGCGTTAGTAATACCACCACGGCGTGTACCTGCAGGTGCAAACCATGGATAGCTAACTTGGTCATTTAACGCAATAGTGCGTAAAATCATGTGACTTGGAGGAACAACAATGTTATTTCCTAAGTTGTCACTTGTGTAACCCCATGGATAGAACACACCTAAGTATTCATCGCTAGTTACTAAACCTTTATCGTTATCTTCCAATGCGCCTGCTACGTTATTACCCCAGTTAGCTAAACTTGTAGCGTCTGGTGTTAAACGTGCCGGTGTATCAGCAACAACAAATGCTGTTAAACCGCGATCTGTGTTTAGTGATACTAGTTCGCCTGTTAGTTCTGGATAACCTGGGCAAGCAATTAAGTTAAAGATACGTGATTCTTCGTCACGAACTTGTTGGTTTGTATTAACTAATGCTTGTAGAGCTTGGATAACAACCTTACGCTGTGCTTTACGACCAAAAGTTCCTGCACCATTTTCTTGGTTGCCAGATTCAGTCACCCAGCGATGTGGATAGTAACTAGTCATGTTCTCATTCATTCTTGTGTTAATATCATTAACATCAACATAGTTACGAACAAACTTTTTCACGTTGTTACCGCTACGACGTAAGTTCCATAGCATGATTCCTTTTGGATATAATGCTGGATCTGGAGCGTCAAAATCTACATAGTCTGAAGTTAGTAAATCTAAAATTGTAGCTGGCATATCATCTTCACCGGAAGTACTCCAACGAGCATCTGCAAACAAAATGCCATCTGTTGTAGTATCATCTGCTGTGTCAACTAATATCCATTTACCACCAGCACCTGAACCTTGACGTTTGTATAACTTAGGATAATTTTCTAAATCACTTGTATCAATCCATAGATCGTTATCTGTTAATGGACTTGCATCTGTTTGTGTTAGTGGTGCAGTTGCGCTAATAATTGGACCTGTTGGATTTGTGCTAGGGTAGTAAGATTTGTATCCTACCCATGCTGATCCGTCGTGTACCATGATGTCAACTTCGTCAACAATACTGCTGTACCATAATTGGCTATCAGCAGCAGTTGTTGTTGGTGCAGATGAACTTGGAGTAATATCTGCAAATGGTGACCATAATGAAGCCACAAAATCGTGTCCTAATGCATCAACTACATCATAGAAATTTACAGTTGATGTTGAATCAACAGGATCGTATGCGGTAAACAAATTACCAATTGGAGAACCTGTACCGTCTGTGAAGTAAATGTCGCCACCGTCTAAATGTGTAATAACAACTTGTCCTGCACTATTAACTGATGCTGTTACTCTACTAGTATAAGCATTACCATTATGTGATACATCAACTAGTGCTGCGTTTAATGCAGCAACAAATGCTGTAGCTGTGTTGCTACTAACTGTGAAACTAACTTGTAGTTCTTGAGTTGATGGAGCAGCGTCTTTTGTTAAAACATCAGAACCTGCAACTGATTCAGCAATGTTAAATGTATAGCTACCGTTTGTTAAACTAGGTGTACCAGAAACAATTGATGTTACACCGCTAGTTCTTCTAGCATAAATTTTAAAATCAACTGCTGTAGCAATATTGCCATCGCCAGCTTCTTCTACGTTAGACTTAACATATAACGCACCTTGTGCTAAGTTAATGCCGCCGCCTTTTGGATCAAGTGCTTTAAGTGCTGCAGCACTTGTTTTGTAAATTGGAGCACTTACATTAGACCATGAAGAGCTAACTGAACTGTAAACTTTAGTTCTCCATGCTGCACCTAAGTTAGGTTCTGTTGTTTTAACCCAAATAGATCCAGTTGGATAACCGTTAACTGTTCCTGTGTTTTCACTTGCTTTAAATGTTGGAACAGTATAGTGCGGGCTAATTTGTGCTACTGGAGCATAATATGTGCCTGCTGTAAGTCCAACCTTAGCAACAGTTGTTCCAGATAATGAAAACTCGTTGCCTGTTGAATAAATTTCTAAACGATCATTAACAACTGCTGCACTGATACCAAGAGCTAACATATCAACAGAGTTGTCTAAGTCGCCTGTGCCTGCACCGTCGCTATCGTCTAATGCTGTGTTAATATCTGCAACAAGGGTCGCTAATGATGTATGACCAGTAAACGCATGTGGTGTAGAATTAACAGTAATTGTTAATGTATCGCCTGCAGATAATCCAACTGATCCGCTAGCAGTAGTACCTTGTGCTGCTGGCCAACTTGCTGACCATGCTGTACTACCAACACGTACCCATGTACCTGCGGCTGTGTTAGTTTTTGCTTTCTTAAACCATAATGTATAAGTTCCATCAATACCAACTACAGCGTAGTCACCAACTGAGCCAATGCTTGTTAGCGGTGCTCCACCTGAAATGCTTGCTGAGTTTGTAATTACTGTTGGAACTTTATTACCAAATGACTGACCGCCTGCTGTAGCTGCAGCTGCGTTCCATTGGAATAAACCAAATTTTGTTGTTGATGTGTCAAACCAATATTGACCATTGTTAGGTGCACCTGCTGGAGCTTCTGCTCTTGCTGATAATTGACCTAGGTCTAAATCAGCACGTACTACATAAGCACGATTGCTAACACCTAAAAAGCTGTAAGCTGCTTGAAGACCATATTCGTTTTGTTCTCCAGCGTGAATTGGGTTGTTACTTACATCTGTTTTAAATACAGGGGTACCAAAGTTATCTACTAAGTCTTTTTGACTTGTTAGTAGATATACTTTACCTGCGTTCGATTGTAATGTGCCTGGTGCTGTACCTGTACCTGCACCGTTGCTTTTATCTTGTTCAGAAGCAACTACGATTAAAGGGACTGTTCCGGGAGCGGCTGGTGTATAGAACGATTCGTCTATAACTGATACGCTTACGCCTGGTGAACTTAGTTGTGCCATATTCTGATCTCCGTGAATACTTTCTATATGTATTTAGTGGATTTTGGATATTTGTGCGTGTAATACACCTTGAAAAAGGTTCCAAAAAGGCTTAAATAAAATATGAGACCACTTTGTTCGTGCGGAAAACACCCTGTAGCCATTAACTACTACAAAGATGGCAAGGCATTTTATAGAAGTAAATGCGGACCTTGTAGCAGGGGTGTTAAATTGCCACGCTGGGAACTGTCAGGGTATAAAATAAAAAACACTTGTGATAAATGTGGATTTAAAAGCCCTTATCAACAAGTGTTTAATGTGTTTCATGTAGACGGAGATTTAAATAACTGCCGTCCTACAAATCTTAAGACTGTGTGTGCAAATTGTCAGCGTGTCCTGCATAAAGAGGGGATTCGTTGGCGTCAAGGTGGTTTAACACCAGATCTTTAACTTTAGCAAATAAGTCATCTATACTGCCATTATTTTCTAAAATTGCATCGAACTTAGTGCCTACCCAAGCTGTTTCACTAGCATGAATTCCTGCTTGTTCTAATTTTGATCTACTAGTTGCCCATGTAAAGTTCTGTACTTCGCCAGCGTTTGCGCTTAGTGCCCAATCGTACCATTCTGGTAATTCTCCGCGTTTAACCCAAACAATAATACCCCCGGCATCACGTATTGATTTAATTTCATTAGGAAAACGGCAGTCTGAAATAACAATATCATCAGTACTTGTACGTAGTTTGTTTTCTAAACTAGCAATCCAAATATCATCGTGGAAGCCTCTACGGCAAACTTCTGTGCCCCATAATTGTAGCATTAAACGCGGAGTTAAATTAGGCATTTTTAAGCGTTCTGCCCACCATGGATCTACTTGTTCACGCCATTCGCGGGCTTGTTTTGTGCGCCCTTCAAGTAGTGTGCGGTCCCACCCAAAAACTTGTGAAACTGCATCTTTTAAGGAATTAGCAAATGATTCTCGTCGGAATCCGTGGTAGTTAGTCAAGTAGTCAGCAATAGTATCTTTGCCCGAACCAATAAAGCCACATATTCCAATGATCATAAGAATCTCCTAGTTGAGTTGTTAGTTTATAACACTTTTTTTGAAAACGCAATATTTAATTAACCAAATACACCCATTTGCACTAGAGAGCGCATTGGTACTTGGCCCATTAGGTTAATTGTTAGTACATACCTATCTTCGTTGCTTTGATTTACTTCTGTCTTATGATTTAACCAACCCGGAAATAATAATACGTCTCCAGATTTAACATCAACCGGATACCAGTTTCCGTCAGCTTCTCCTCGTGTGTCGCTAGGATCTCCTGCCCAGTGATACTCTAACGGATCTCGAAATAGTATTCTTCCACTGTTTTCTGGAACACGCAAATAAATTGCCATTGCTATTTGTATTCCTCTGTGGCAATGCTCGGCTGTCCAAGCTCCGGGAGGATGACAGTTTATCCAACTGTTAGAAACTTGGTACGGTTGTTCCATTAAGCGAAACTGTTTAATTACTTCAGAGATTACTGGATTTAAGAATTCTTGTAATTTTTGAAATTCTTTCCAGGTATGCGGTTGAGTTTCTTCTTTAGATTGTAGCGTAACAGAGCTTGTTCCGCCGTCTTTTTCAAGGTAGCTATTACTTTTTATTTGAGATAATAACCATTTGCATTTTGGTTCAATTGTTTGCCAGTCTAAACCGTCAAAGTGAGTGTGCCATATTAACGGTGTCCACGGATCTTTAGATGTTAATTGTGTCATGCAAATAGTTATCTTACCTACTTGCATGACTTTGTAATCATGGCTTTGGAAACTTTTCTTTTACTGCTTGCACCTTTGCAACATAAGCATCCATTTTAGTGTTATCACCTTGACTTTGCCAATATATTGCATCAGCTAATTCTGCTAAACTTGGGTATTCTGGTTGACGCTGTCTTTGGTACTCTATAGCATCGTATGCCGACTGCATTTCGGCTAGTTTAGCTGATATTGCTGAGTTTGATGGTTGCGTTATGTCTTCAGACTCCCATTGTATATTATTAAAATCCATGGGGTCGCCAACTACTCGCCATTGTGCAGTTGGTTCCATAATACGCAGAGCGTCTGCTATTTCATAAATCTTTTTACCTTCTTTGTTAAAAATCATGTCAATACCTCGTATATTTTTAAATCACTTGTATGTTGTTGGCTTCTACCATCGTCACTTGTATTTGGATTCCATACTAAACCTGGCGTATTAGAACTACCGTCTATAGCAGCCCAACCAAGACTCACTGCTAAGTTTCCCGTGGCGCTAGTAGAATATTCGCCGTTAATGTACCAACCTAATTTAATAGTTGCTGTAGAATAACTGTCTGAAGGATAATGATCTTGGAATATCCCATCTCGACGTAAACCGCTTGAACCTATTTGCCACCAATATCCCATATTGTATGATTCACCGTCTCCAAAACATAACTGACCAACGATAATTAATTTACTACTAGATGTTTTTTTAACAACATTTCCTGCACTCCATAAGGTAGTGCTTGTTGAAGCACTTAAAGCAGATCTACTACTGTTAGTAAATTGTGTTACATTTATTATTTTGCCAGTAGTGTATAATTTATTAGTGCCCGGAGAATATAATTTTTTACCTGATGGGATAGTTATAGTTCCGTTGTTACTACTAATAGTATTATTGTTAATTGTTATAGCCATTAGTTTACTACCTCAAAAATAAGTAAATCCGATGACGTTTGGCCGCCTGCGGCATCGTCTGATGAATTTGGATTTGTATTGCCGGGTGAATCTGCCCCGTTATTTAAACTGGCCCAACCTACACTTACACTTAAACTTCCAGTAGCGGTTGTAGCAAATGAACTATTAATAGACCATAATAATTTTACGCTGTTACTATGGCCGGAATCGCTGTGCCAGTGTTTTTGGAATATCCCATCTCGACGTAAACCGCTTGAACCTATTTGCCACCAATAACCCATGTTATAACTGTTACCGTAACTATGGGGTAACTGACCGACAATGTGTAAAGTTGAATTAGCAATTCGTTTTGTCATTGATCCTGTCCATATTGTAACAGAGGTAGAGTTTGATAATGCTAATCGAGTACTGTATTGCACATGAGTAACATCAATGACTTCTCCTCGATCATACGGAATAGCATCATATGCTGATGAAATTATATTTGTTCCAGACCCAATACTTATTGTTGTTCCAGAATCAGGATATATTGAATTATTACTTCCGTTTAAAATTAATGCCATTATGAGTCCTTAGGTTGCTACTTCAATTATCATTAAATCACTTGTATGTTGTTGGCTTCTACCGTCATCTGATGCATTTGGATTCCATATATTACCTGGAGATTTAGAACTACTGTTCGCTGTAGTCCATCCAATACTTACAGCTAAGTTACCAGTTGCACTAGTTGTATAAGAACATTTAATATGCCAAGCATATTTCATACCAACATCGTTAGTACCGTATGCACTACCAGTATGAACAATTCCATCTCTACGTATACCACTTGATCCTATTTGCCACCAAGCGCCAACTTCTCCATCAACTGCCTGTTTAAATGGCATTTGCCCCATAATTATTAATTTGCTATTAGCAATTAATTTGTTTACGTTACCTGGACTCCATATTGTATAACTTGTTGCAGCACTAATAGCTGTTCTTGTAGAATTTTGCCAGCGTGTAATGTTTACAATTCTACCTGGTGCTGTAATAGCACCTCCAGATACAGTATATGCCCCTGGAATAATAATTGAATTAGAATAATCTGTGCTGTCTTTAACCCAAGTGGTATATCCTTGGCAATCTGTAACAGAGTTGCCAGAATCATACCAGCCTTCGTAACTACCTTCGGTTGACCCGTGACCTAAATAAGTTCCGCCAACTGGGTCGCCATTGCTTGCAGTAACACCAACACCGCCGATTGTACTTTGATTAGAGTTTGCATCATACGAACCGTTTGCAACAAAGTCAATCTTGACTCCGTCTAAAATAAAATAGGCCGCACTTGAACTTAACGATGAATTCCCGCCAATTGTGACATTTGCTCTAGGAACAATTTCTGTTAATCGATCAGAACCCTTAGAATTTAATGACCAAGTTGCAGTAATGTAAGTCCCAAGACTTGACCAAGTAGTTGATCCGTTTAATGATCCTCTTCCAAATGCAACTACCTTAACTTGATCGTATGCAAGATTATTAATCATTGACCCTATAATATAATCGCTATTAGGTGATGCTGTTCCTAAAGCTCCAGTTCTATCAAGTTGATAGCTAGCACTATTCCTACTAGTGCCGCCAGGTATTGTTGTATCGCTAGCGTTATTTGATGCTACTAACATCCAACCTCCGCCAGTCATATCACAATAAATTTGTTGTGCAGAAACACCTGATCCTCTAGGTTGTATCCAATAAAGACCGTTAGCCGATGCTGGCGCAACTGCAAGTATTTGTGTTGCACTTTCTGCAGGGTTTCCTGCAGTCAGCCCTATAGTAGTATCACTGGGAGCAGTTGCAGTTAACGTATCATTGTTTAGTGTAATTGCCATTATGCTAATTTCTTCTTTAATTCATCGATTTGAGTTTGTTGTTCTTTAATTGCTTCAACTAACATTGCAACAGTATTAGCATACGCAAGTGATTTAATTCCGTTTTCGTCAGTTACTACTAGTTCTGGAATAATTTCTTCAACTTCTTGAGCAATCATACCAACTTCTCGTTTACCTGATGAAATACGATCATACATTACTCCGCGAAGTGATAATACTTTATTAAGAGCACTTGTAATAGTTTCAACGTTAGTTTTTAATCTTGCATCTGAGTTTGATGTAAGTGTTCCAGCGGCAGTAAATGCACCAGTACTGCAATTCATTGTAAATTGTGCAGTACCAGACGCATTTTCAACAACCATGTTACCGCTGCCTGCGCCGCCCGATGCATACGGACGAACATATAAGTTATCAGTTGCTGAGATATATCCACTGTATGTACTAGGTTTACCTAACACTAAACCACCAGCATATGAGTTTGCACTACCTACAACTAGTGCTCCAGATGATGTAGTGTTATCACCAACAATAAGTGCTGTAATAGTTCCTTTACCAGTACTTGCATTAAATGAAAACTTAGTGCTTGATACTTTAGCTGATGTTAGTGAACCGCTTGTTGCAGTACTGAATACTGGATATAGTGCAGTTGTGCTAGTGTCATCTGCAATAGTTGCTCCAGCTGCAGCCCAACTCAATGTACCGGCACCATTTGATACTAGTGCATATCCCGATACTGCTGCATCAGCACTTGGCAATGTGTAAGTCACTGATCCTGCAGTTGCAGGTGCTTGGAATGTTACTGACCCGCTTGTTGAACCTCTAATAGAAAGTTTATTGTAAATGTTAAAAGTACTGCTTGAATTTTGAGCACCTGCATTAATTGTAGTTGCTGCCCCAAATAGATTTCCAGTTAGTGCATTTGTATTGAATACACTTGCAGTACCTGTACTTGATGTAGCAACGGTTGGGCTTGCACCGTTAATATTAAATGTAGTTGCAGATCCAAATGTTACAGTTGTATTATTAACTGTAAGTGTGCCGCCAGTTGCACCAATTGCAATAGTTGATGCAGCACCGAATGCATTTACTGTAGTTGCGTTTGTATTGAATAATGTTACAGTACCGGTGCTTGATGTAGCAATCGTTGGGCTTGCTCCGTTTACGTTAACAGTAGTAGCAGCACCTAATGTTACTGTAGGATTATTAATTGTTGTTGTACCAGTTCCTGCACCAATAGAGATAGCAGTGGCTGCACCACCAATGTTTAGTCCTGTAGCATTTGTATTGAATAGAGGTACTGTTCCTGTTTGTGATGTTACAATACCTGTTGTACCGTTAGCATTAATTGTTCCACTAACTGTTAAACTACTTAAAGTTCCAACACTAGTTAAACTTGAACTTACAACCCCACTTCCTAAACTTGTTGCATTTACTACGGCTGTTCCGTTAATGTAATAACTTTTTCCACTAGCAAGATCTAAATGCTCGCTTGAAGTCCATGCGTCGGTAGCATCGACCCAATTAAATGTTTTTGTTGTTGCTCCTGATACACTAATACCTGCACCATCTGCTTGACTATCAAGAGTAGCACCGTCTGCTAAAACAATATTTTTGTCATCAACAATTAATGTTGTTGAATTTATTGTTGTAGTTGTTCCGTCAACTTGTAAATTACCCTTAATAACAACAGTACCAGTATTGTCGCCTTCGGCGGCAGGATCAAGTGTTAGTGTTGATGGCCCAATTAATTTATTAGCATAAACTTTATCCCACAAGTAACTAGATGTACCAAGTGTTAGACTGTTGCTAATTGAAGGTGCAACATTAGTTGCTATTTGTCCAAAGTATGTACGGATTGCTTTTTCAGTTGGTACAGCTAAATTACTATTACCGCTTAATGTAGTATCGCTTGAAAATTCGTTAATTTGTTCACCGAGCTGAGCACCAATAGAACCTAATCTTAAGCTGGTTAAACCTGACAAGTCAAACGCACTAGCGTTAAGTGTTGCACGACCAGTAGCTTGGTCAACTTTAAAATATTCACCAACACGGAAGTTACCGTCTTGGTCTGTAGAAACATAAAACACACGCCCTGGAAATTGTTCAATAACTTCGTTACCTTGTGTTGGGGCTTGCACTGGAACACCTGGGTAATTTGTTGTAACAACTCCGCCAGTTCCAATATTTAAAAAATCATGTCCAGTTAGTCGAACTTGAGAATAATCATAACGAATCTTCATTGAAGTTCCGTCAGTCGATATTGCAGATTTCTCGCCTGCTAGTACAATGACAACTTTACTTCCAGAATTTGACCAACCGCTAGAACTTTGTATAACATACGTATATGTGTCACCGGTTATTTCAATACTTCCGCCTGGTTTAGGTTCAGAACTTAAACCAGTAACAACTAATATAACACCAGTTTGCCCAGTTACACCACCTGTAGCAATAGTAGCACTTACTCCAGAGCCATTGCTAATAGTTTCACCGGCTTGGAATGTAAATGCATTGGAAGATTTGTAATAAATTCTACTTGTACCTGGTTGTACATTTTGTACAACACCCGTTGCTCCGCTGGTGCCGCCGGTAATAGTTTCTCCGTCACTAAAACTACCTCCAGCAAGCGTACCGTTTTGCCATGTTAACATGTTACCATAAATAGTTCCGTTAACTGTGGCTTCTCCTAAATTATAGCCTTTTGATAAAGAACCGTAAGTACCATAAGAGTTGTTACCGTTTAAGGCACGTATTTTACCGCCGCCTGTAGTAACATATCCCATGTGACAGTAATATGTAAAGCATGATACAATTTCTGACTTGCCGTTATCTTTAACCCAGAAACCAACACCATTGTCCATGATAACAGTATATCCATGGAATACCATAGATTTAATACCTGTAAGGTGTACACTACCGTCAACTAATGCTCCAACACCGCCGCTAGATTTAGCACTACATTCAATAACGTATGGAGATTTTGTAGCAATAGGAACTAATGGGTCAAATGCGATATACACACCACCAATTGTTGCTAATTCAATATTTGTATCGTCTGGTGCATACGGGACAAATCCAGTTAAACCAATAAAACACATTTTATTAAGTAATGCACCATCACCTAACTTCCACATAGTTTGTTGTTCATAGCCGGGTGCTGGTCCAACGATTGTTGTACGTTGGTTATCTCCAACAACAGCAACAAAACTAGGAACAATAATAGGTAATTGTTCTGCATATTGTCCTGATGCAACGTAAACAGTTGCAGGTCCAACTGCTTGAGCACATGCATGTTTAATAGTAGCAAATGCCGTACCCCAACTTAAACCGCTGTTAGCATCATCACCGCTTGGACTAACATAATAAATTTTATCATTAACACCGTTGTCAGCCCATGCTGGCACACCACTAACGATTGTTAACACTTGGCCAGGATCTCCTACGCCTAATCTTTCGTCTTGCGTTGCTCCGCGAACAATTAAATCACCTTGTGTAGTAGTGGGTGTTGTGCCTTCAGCCATTAACTCAAACTTGCTTGAATTTGTAGCCCAACTAGTTGCACTTGTGTGTCCTGTAACACAGACATAACTTGAACCGCTATAGCGAACCACATCGTCTTTGACGTAGGGTACACCAAGTGCCCAAGCACCTTTCCAGTTAAATTTAATTTTACCTAAGTTAATCGATGTGATTGCCATTTTTTATTCCGTTTAAATATTGTAAGTAACTATTAAGTTACCATCATTGTCTAGTGAATATGAATATTCATTTGTTCCTATATCTGTGTCCTCATATAGGTCCTCGCCGTATTGATCTTGCAGGGAAATAGTAGTATCCTGTGTTGTAGAGTATATTAAATTACCTTCTGAATCAACACTGAATCCGTGAAATTTTCTAACTGGACCTGTAATAGTTCCGTCCATAGAGACGTTAATACCTGGGCCAATTTTAACGCCACCAATTTGACTATCAGTAGCAACTGCTAGCCCAATTGTTCCACTAGAGTTTGTAATACCACTAGTACCTACTACCGGTATAATTACTCCGCCTAATTGTGTTGAAGATGAAGTTGCTAATCCAATTGTTCCACTAGAGTTTGTAATACCACTAGTACCAACTGCTGGAATTAAGACTAAACCTTTAGTAGTTGTGCTAGCATCTGGAACTGATGTAGTAATAGTAATATCAGCAGTTCCGTCAAACGCAACCCCGTTAATATTACGTGCAGTTTGAAATTTTGTAGCAGTAGCCGCATTACCAGAAAGTATGTAATTTGTAAATGCTGATACTGTTGTTTTTTTACTTATAGGAGTACCAGAGACGTCAACTACCGGTACAACAACTGTTCCGTCTACTACAGCTAACGATGGTAATTGCGTGACCTTAATTGGCATTTAATTATCCTATAATAAACGTCATTGGTGTTCCGCCACTAACTAACGTTTCTAATTCTTTATCTAATTCTTTAAGTTCTTCTTTACCAGCAGTAAGTAATGCTGTACCATTTAATGTAATAGGTGAGCCTGGGCCTGCAATACTACCAAACTTACTACGAGCTTCACCTAACATAACTTTAGCAGTTGCTAGTGTATAATCTCTTAACCATTGCTTTGCATAAATGTCTTGTAATAAAACAAAGTCAGGACGATGATTGTGGCAACGAATTAAAATTTGTTCGCCTTGAGCAAATGGTCTTTGTAAAATTGTTAAAATATGGTTTGTTGGGTTCCACTTAAACTCCATGAAACTACCAAACATACGGCCTACTAATTTTTGATAGCCAGCAAATAGCTCGTATGTTGCTAAACCACCCATCATAGTTCCGCTTAGTAAGTAAGTGTTTGTGTACGCCAAGTTGAATGGCTCGAACAATGTTCCGCCTGCACCTAAACCACTTCTGCTACCAATGCTTCTACGAAATAACGATTGTACTGTTACAACTTCATTAGGTAAACGATATTCGTTAACGTCTTGAATTAATTCTAAGAACATGTAACTTTCTTCAACAGAGTTACTACTTCTTTGTCTAAATCTGTTTAAAGCACGATCTAGAGCAGTTTCGTAATGTACGGGATCTAGCTCTACTTCAACCATGCCGTCGCCCAGCATAGTCTTAACGTAGTCAAAAACTGCGTTTCTTTCTCTTAAACTATCTGATTGCCCTGGATCCTGCGGGTAGTTATCTGCCATTTTTTGTTCTCCACTCATATTTATCTTACGATAAATATCATTATGCCACGATTATCATTATACCGCCCAGAAAAAAGCCAGGATTATTCCTTCATAGATCGCCAGATATCTGAGATGTTTCAGGTTGGCGGTACAGACGTGTATTTGCACAAGTACATAGGAACTAATGCTACTGGAAACCCTGAAGATTTTAAAGATTTTACACAAATACAAGATTTGATGTTTTTAGAAAATCGCGACAGAAAGTATGATGAAGAAATCTACAGAATCCGCGGAATTTACAACGTACAAAACATTGACTTTAACCTAAGTCAGTTTGGATTGTTTATCGACAATGACACAGTTTTTATGACTGTGCATATTAACGATTTTATTAAATTTATAGGACGTAAACCTATAATCGGTGATGTACTAGAATTACCACACTTGCGTGATAACTTTGCAATTGACAGCATTAGCCCGATTACAGGAAAAGTTATTGAAATAGGATTACCTCGATACTATGTTATTGAAGATGTAGGCCGTGCTAGTGAAGGATTTAGTGCTACATGGTATCCGCACTTATATAGATTAAAACTTAAAAAGATTACTGATAACCAGCAGTTTGCTGACATTCTTGGTAAAGCTGTATTAGATGCTAATGGTGATCCTATTGAGGATGGTACAACATTACGCGACTTGTTAAGCACTCACAATACAGAATTATTAATTAACGATGCTACAATTGGTGAAGCTGAAAAAGATGCTCCGTTAAGCGGATACCAAACAGAACAATTTTATACATTAGCAGTTGACGAAAAAGGTAAGACTATTCTAAATACAGCAGACAATGTTAATGATTTAGATGCTAGTATTACTTCAATTACTGCTTTAGAAAGTAACAAACGTCCTTTAAGAACAAGTTATACTGGATACTTAGTTGGTGACGGTATTCCAGATAACGGGTACGCCGAATTTGGCCATGGAATACAATTTCCAAATAACGCTGTTGATGGCGATTATTTCTTACGTACTGATTTCTTACCTAACAGATTATTTAGATTTAGTAGCACTAGATGGGTAAAAGTTGAGGATGCAGTCCGTATGACTATGACAAATACTCCAACTGACGGGAAACCTGCACCAAATAGTGAAACTAGACAAACTCTTAAAACTAGCTTTATTAACAATAGTGCGGCAATATACAATCAAGCAGTTGGTGTTGATTTTATTAAATTGCCGCCAGATACTGTTCCTGTGCCTGCAAACTACAACTACGTTATTCCAACAAATATTAACTATGTAACATCTACCTATGTTGTGTTTAAATTAGATAACTTAGAAATTGTTTATGCAACAGCTGATCATCCAGGAATCATAACAAATGTTAGTGGTAAAGTTTTAATCACATTACCAATAGTTAATTCTGTTCAAGAAAAATTACCAGAAGACGGATTATGGAAATTGAGCTTGTGTAACAACAAAGAAGAACAACGTCAGAGCTTGTCTAATGTTCTTAGACCTAAAGCAAGATTAAAGGCGGATATATAATGCAATGGTTTTATGACGGGCAGATTAGAAGATATCTTGCCCAAACAATTAGAGTTTTAAGTAATTTTACTGTCAAGTACGGTGATGGCACCCTTGTGCGTATACCTGTTATGTACGGTGATCAGGACAGACAAGCAGCATCTATAATCCGAGGTAACAGTGAAAACAAAGTTAATTCTGTACCTCGCATTGCTGTTTATATTGCTGCATTAGATATTGATCACAGCAGACTTGGTGATTCAACCTTTGTTGGTAAGGTTCATATCAGAGAAAGAGAAATTAATGATGCTGATCCTAACGATCCTGTTTATACTACAGGCCAGGGACGCAATTATACTGTAGAACGTTTGATGCCAACTCCGTTTAAGTTAACTTTAAAATGTGATATATGGTCGGCAAACACAGAACAGAAACTACAAATACTTGAACAAATTTTAGTATTGTTTAACCCTAGTCTTGAACTACAAACAACAGACAACTACATTGACTGGACTAGTCTTAGTGTTTTAAATTTAAGTAACATCATATGGACTAGCAGAAGTGTTCCTATGGGCACTGAAAGTCCTATTGATATTGCTACGTTAACTTTAGAAACGCCTATATGGATAAGTCCTCCTGTTAAAGTTAAACACCTTGGCGTTATTACTAAAGTTATTGCTAGTCTATATCAAGGCTCGCAATCAGACAGCACCTATATTGACGGTTTAGGACAACCATTAGTTACACCAGATATTAGTATGTCTACTCTACTAGCTAGAGAAGTAGTAAGTATTACTGATTATAATATTGAAGTGTACAATAGTCAAGTTACACTTTTACCTCTTGATGCTGTGTTATCTCCAAGAGAACCAACTTTAGATATACCTACAAGATACGGTACTCCGTTAAACTGGCAAGAAGTTATAGATAAGTACCCTGGTAAATTTACTGCCGGATCTAGCACATTACATTTAACACAACCTAACGGTACTGAAATTATAGGTACTGTTGCAATTAGTCCATTAGACCCTACTGTCTTAACAGTTAATTGGGACACAGATACTGGTCACTGGGACGACGATTTGCCAAGTCCAGGTGACAGAAATGCTAACGGTGGTAGAAGTTTAGGAACTTTTGATGCTATCATAGATCCAACTAAGGTGTATCCTGGTAACGGTATGACTGGAGAAACTGCCGGAGATCGATTCTTAATAGTTGATGACATAACTAAAGACACCGATGCGTGGGGTGATTTTGTTGCCTATGCTAACGACATAATTGAATACGATGGTACTGATTGGCAAATTGTGTTCAATGCTCAAGAACCTGATCAGATCATTTATCAAACGAATATATACACAGGAATACAATACGTATGGAATAACGTAATGTGGGCCAAATCGTTTGAAGGTGAGTATAAGGCAGGTACATGGAGACTGGAGTTGTAAAAGATCGTATAGTTTGTAGCGGAGCATTGTTCTACGCTAAATCTACACGAAGAATTTTACTACTACAAAAAGCTCATGGAAAACACACCGGGACTTGGGGGCTTGTTGGCGGTACTAATTTACAAAATGAAAATCCGTGGCAAGGACTTCAAAGAGAAGTTACTGAAGAAATTGGCAAAGTACCAAATATTATCAAAACTATTCCGCTAGAAACATTTGTTAGTAACGACAAAGTTTTTAATTTTCACACTTATCTGTGCGTCATAGAAGACGAATTTATTCCTACACTAAGTGAAGAACATATGGGGTGGGTGTGGGCTACTATTGATTATGCACCGAAGCCCCTACATCAGGGGCTTCGAAATAGTTTCTCAAATAAAGCAATTAGAACTAAACTACAAACTGTATTTGATATTGTAGATTTAATTTAATCTTTTTGAGATCTTAAAGTTTCTAAAAACTTTTCTAATGTTCTAATATCAGCTGAAACATTACAGTACGGATATTTCATACCGTTTTCCATAATATAACCGCCAGCTGTTACAGAAATTTTATTTTCTGTTGCAACTTTATAAAATTCTGATGCATGTAAATCGTATGTTGGAGGTTCTTCAATTGCAAATCTCTGTTTGATGATTTGGCCAATTTCTGGAATTCCGCATTCTTCACAGATTACAGCACATGCTTTAGCAGCTTCTTTGTGTGTGTCGTTTACTGATCCGTAATCAAAAAACGGTTCAACTTGTGGTCTTTCTGACATTTATATCTCCTAATGTTTTAAGTTTACTTATCACTCGTGAATCTCATATTCACGATTTCTATATGAGTAGTTTGATACTACAAAAATTAATATGAGTCTATTGTTTCCGTCGCCTGTATTATAAGAATTGGGTCTATGGAAAACATTTGAATCATATGTTATTAATCGATTATATAAATTACCTACTCTTGCATTTTCTTTAAATTGTCCTGTATGGTTTTTCAAGCAAGTTTTATAATTTTCTAAATTGATGTCAGCGTTATTAGAATTAAAATCTAATCTAATTTGTCCTGGATAATCAAAGTTATTAGGGGAACTGTAAAACGATGTGCCTGAATCAAAATTATCCACATCTTCATTTAGATAAACAAGACCTGCTAATAATTCATTATCATCTTGATGTACCCATCCAATGTCTAATTCAGCATCTTCATGTAAATTAGGGTACTTGTGAAAACGAATATCAATATCTAAGTCAATAATGTTAGTATAAACTTCATTTACAAGTTTTCTTGCAAAAAATTGTGCAAATTCTTTAGAAACCGGATCTTTAGATAATGCTAAGTTTTCTGTCCTTGTTCCAGGGAACGCACTATTTTTAAATGAAAAATCTAAAGAGTTAGCAAACTCCAATACACGTTTTGGATTTTTAAAAAAATTATTTTTACAAAAAATAAAATCAGTGTACAAATGTGCCATTATTTTGTGTAAGTGTAATCTTTTTTATATCCAATGCCTTTGCGACCGTCAAACGCAAATTCAGGATAGTACGGACCATTCTTATCAATATAATGTAAGAATGCTTGTACGTGATAACTACCTTCTTTTACATCAAATTTTTCTCGCCAATGCTCTACTTCGCAACCTCGATATACAACAGCATCTCCAGGTTCCATGCTAACTGAAACTCCTGGATTGTTTGCTGATACAAATCCGTTTTTAGTAGAAACAGAAACAGATTTTTCGTCTACAAATATAGGCCAACGATAGTTGGAATCATCACTTAGATAATTAAATCCAAAACATACAGTTGTTGATATCTCACAACTTTCTCTATCTTTATGTCTAAGCAATTCATCACCTGCTTTGTAAACTCTGTAGTAAGTATATGTTGGACATAATTCTAATCCTGTTGCTGCTTCCATGTGTGGCAACATAAAATGCATTAATGTTTCCATTAGTGTATCGCTGTAGATAGAATGTGTTCCTGGAATTTGTCCAGTTCTTACATCTTCAGGATTAAACTCAGTTTCCATTTTTAATAACGCATACTTAGTAGCTACGTTACAAATTTCTTGAGGTATAATACCTTTAATAACTGTATAATGATGTTCTTTAAAATATTCTGCGTTGCTCATCTGAATGGCTTTCCTAAATTCCATAAAACTAGACTGTATCGTGTACCTCTAGTTACTGGGGTTACTTGATGATATACATGTGACGGAAAAACAATTATACTACCCTTTGGTCTAATTTCAGTACATGTATGAAATCTTTTTTCAGCGTGTGGTCCAAAATCAAATTTTAAGTTTCCGCCGTCATAGTTTTTTGGGTCGGTCAAATTAATAGTAACACTAATTTTTCTAATCTTCCCAATTTTATTTTCATCTGTAATCTTATGTCTATTTTTTGGTATGACGTTGTTAAAAGCATCTAACATAGGAGTGCCGTCGGCATATCTAACAATTTCGTCAACTTCGGGGTCAAATCGTGTATAAGGTTCCCAACCAGAGTCAGTATGCCAACCATAAAACTGATCGATACCATACTTTGTAAATTGACAGGATTCTGACCAATCCCATTCAAAATTCCAACCTGCTCGATAATTTGCTTCGTGGATGTACGGATGTATTAAGTCGTAAATCCAGCGATCGTCTAACCACGATACTTTTGTATCACGAATGTAAACATCTTCTTCTTTAATACCTTTTTTTAATCTACCTTCTCTTGATAATGCACCTGCAGATAATTTACCAGCAGGCTCATCACCGATAGACCCATTCTTTTGTTTGTGATCAAATGTAGTAGCTTCCGTAGCTCTTTCACCAAACTGTCGCTCTAATTCTGCTAGTTTTTCTTCTCCCAAGTCGATAATTTTATTACATACCTCGGGACTTAATGCAGATTTAAACCAAAAATAATTATTTTCTAATATCATTTAAACGAATCTCCATGAATGCTTCCAGTAACTACATATCTACTTCCTTTCTTTACAGGCTTAATTCTATAAGTTAAAAAACTAGGAAAGATAAGCATAGTACCAACTTGTGAAGTTTCTTCGTGTTTTAATTCTGTATTTAAAAATTCAATTTCACCGCCCTCGTACTCTGATGGATCGTTTAACATAACAAGAAACGAAAGTTTTCTTGTTAGAGTCATAGGATTAATTTCAGTATGAAGATCATAGAAATCACCTTTACTATATCGAGCTACTTGAGGATAATCTAAGTCAATCATGCCTACAAGACTAAAGTTGTATATTTCTGCGTTAGCAGATACAATTGCCTCTCGAAATAAATTTAAAGGATGCTCTGATAAATTTCCTCTTAATCGTTGCATTGATGCTCGATGTATGTTTCCAGATCCGTACACTTTAACTGGTGTCCAAAGCTCGCCAATGCAACTATCAATAATTTTTTTACATTCTTCATTATTGAATAATGTAGCGGTAGCAATAGATAACAACCCTTCAGGTGCTTTTGGTTGATAAAGATCAACACGCTGTTGGTCTTTTGACTCTATTGTTTTATCAATTAAATCTTTTGATGCAAAATTTGAGTTTTCGGGCGATTTTTCAATATTAGTGAACATAGTCATTTCTCTTTACGGTGGCAAGTATTTATAGTACAATATTTTAGGGCTTGAAAGTTTTGAAGATAACTAGTTAATCATGAGCAAACACGACCACATTACTGTAGGAATAAGCAGAGTACACAATTCTGCTGTAACCGTTTTAAAAAATGGCGAGATGGTATTCCATTTAGAAAACGAACGGTTGTCTAACATAAAATACGATGCGTATGTGTTTCAAACACTGGCAAAATTACCCGACTATGTAGATCATGTTAACGATATTTGTGTAGCTGGTGTTGGGCCAACAGTTCCTGTAGAAAATTTTACTACAGACAATGTCTATACAACCTTTATATCAAGATTAAACAAAGATTTCTATAATAAAGATTATAATTTTTATGACCTATGGGCACATCATCACAAGTTACATGCTGCGTGTGCATTTTATAATTCAGGATTTGACCAAGCTCTTTGTATTATTAAAGACGGAATGGGCAGTGATTACTACATAAATGACCAAAGATTTTTGCAAGGTTCGTACGGTAGAGAATCTAGTACAACTTTTATTGCTAATTATCCTGCTAATTTTGTTCAACTTGATAAAGTAGTGTCAGTGCCGTTTGAAGCTAACGTTATAGTTGACGATAATGTTAAAATTACAAATGCAATCAGTGAAGCATTGGCGTTTCAAAAGACATCAAAACAATTTGGATTTCACGAGTTAGATGCTGGTAAAGTTATGGGTATGAGTTCCTATGGAAGGAACGATGATCGGAATCCGGCTATTATTAAACAAGGTTTTGTGAATACAGAGTTATTTAAACCTAAACAAAACGATTTAAGAACAGTCGAAGTTAATACAAAGTTAGCTCCGCACTTAATAAATGCAGATTTTCAAACACAAGCTGATTTTGCTTACAGTTTGCAAACTCAAACTCAAAACGAAATTAAGTCATATATCCTCAAAATGGTAAAACTTACTGGGTGTAAGAATGTATGTTTATCTGGTGGTTACTTTTTAAATTGTGTAGCTAACTATGAATTTTTAAATGAACTGCCGCCAGACATAAAAATATATGTTGAACCAATTTCATCAGATGCCGGCACTAGCATTGGAGCGGCTAAGTTAATCTGGCACGAAAAAACAAAAGATACTACAAAGCGTCCTCAAAAATCATTATACTATGGATTAGAGTATAGTTATTCTGTCAATGATATAATTTCTAAATTGGTTAAGGAAACTTATACAGTTGTTACGCCGAGTGATGTAGCAACAATCATTGCTAATAAAAATATTGTAGCAATGTATCAAGGAAGAAGCGAGGCTGGCCCTAGAGCATTAGGAAATCGTAGCATCCTATATGATCCTAGAGATCCAGTGGGAAAGGATCATGTTAATACTGTTAAACAAAGAGAATGGTTTAGGCCATTTGCTGGTACTGTATTGCATGAATATGCAAATGATTGGTTTGACTTAAGGGGGTTGCATGAAAGTCCTTACATGATGTTTGCTGTTAATGTTCATAAAAATAAACAATCAGAAATACCAGCTATAACACATGTTGATGGCACTTGTCGAGTACAAACTTTAAAACATGATGATAATAAACATTTTTACAACTTAATTAATGAGTTTTATAAACTAACAGGCGTGCCTATACTGTTCAATACTAGTTTTAATTTAGCTGGTGATTGTATAGTAGAAACTATCGATGATGCGCTAGGTACTATTCGCAGATCTGAAATTAATTATTTGTATTTGCCAGAATTTAATCTATTAATAAAAAAGGATTCTCTATGAGTTTTGAAAAAGATGGGTACGCTATTTTAAAAAATGCTGTACATAAAGATGCGTGTAAAATTTTAGCAAGAGAATTTAAATTAGCTAGAGAGCTTGCGTATGCTGTTCAAAGACCTACTACTGAAAATGAGTTTCCGTGGCATGACGAAATGGTAAATCGTAGTTTTTCATGGTACAGTCCATTATGTTTTGAAGCTCTTTCAGATAGTTTAATTAAATCAGTTGTAGAAAATTATCTTAAGGAGCCTGTATTTCCTACATATTCATATGCTAGAATATATTCAAATGGTGCAGAGATGTTAAGACACATTGATAGATCTGCATCAGAATTTAGTGTGTCGTTGTGTATAGAAGTGGACGAAACTACAACACCTTGGCCATTATACATGGAAGACAAAGATAAAACTGTTATGGAAATAGTTCAAGAACCAGGAGATGCTATTATGTACAGAGGACATGAGCTTCCTCACTGGAGAACCCCATACCACGGGCGAGAACAAATTAACGCATTTATGTTCTATGTTCGTGCAAACGGGCCGAGAGCTGAATTAAAATACGACACTCGGCCAATGTTAGGTTTAAATTCAAATACTAGAAAGTTAAGTTCTGAAAGACAGTTTGAACTGTATGGTTACAGTTAACCTGGTGTAACGTCATACACATATACATGATCAGCTGCTAGATCATAGTACAAATGTGCAACATTTCCGCTAGGTAATTTTTCTGTGTGGCATTTAGCTACTAGTTCGTTTGTAGCTAAATGAGGACCTTTACTAGAATCAATAGTATATCCTTGATAATGTAGATTTAGTTGAGCTGCATCTTCTGTTGTTAACGGTAACATTTCAATTCCTTAATATCTAACAATAACAATTCCTGGACCGCCATCGCCGCCGTAGCCTGCGCCGTCACCAGAGTTACCTCCAGATCCGCCACCACCACCACCGCCAGATGCAAATCCGCCCGGATCTCCGCTGGCACTATATCCGTTTCCGCGGCCGCCGCCGCCAAGACCACCTTGACCTGCGTGGCTAGCACTTGATCCACTGGCTCCGCCGCCACCACCTGCATACCAAACTTGATATCCAGTAATCATACTCATACGTCCTTGGCCGCCTGGTGCTGTTCTACTAGAACCACCGTCATATCCTGCGCCACCGGCACCGCCACCACCAGCACCAGAATAGTTGGACACGTTTGGATTATAACCGCCTGGGTATCCCCAGCCACGTGTGCCGCCGCCTGATGCAGTTGGTTGTGATTTTTGTGTACCTGTTCCGGTAACGCCGGTATTTGGAGAGCCGCCGCCTCCACGTCCGCCACCTGAACCGCCCGGTTTTCCGTCAGCAGCTGGGCCGCCTGGCCCGCATCCTCCGCCTCCACCACCGATTGCAATTAGTGCTCCAAATGATGAGTTTGTTCCGTTTTCGCCTGGGCTTTGTCCCGGTACAGCTGGTCTAGAACCGCCAACGCCACCTCGACCCACAACAACAGGAATACCTACTCCGCCTGTTACTGGATAGTAACCTACTTCAACAAAGCCGCCAGCGCCGCCGCCTGCACCCCCGTCAGTACCGCCACCGTTTGCGCCACCGTTACGTGAACCACCGCCGCCACCGCCAGCAACTACTAATACTTGAACTACATCAACACCAACTGGTGGTGTAAATGTATAACTGCCTACTTGATTAAAAACGTGTAGTACTGTTTTAGTAATTTCACCCGTTGAGTTAACTGTTTGATTTTCAATTTGAACCCAGGTTGTTCCGTTGTAAAATTCTGCACAATTTAAATCTGTGTTAAAACGAAGCATTCCCGATACTGGGCTAGCCGGACGTTGAGCTGTTGTACCTCCAGGTAAATCAAAAAAACCTGTGTCGCTAATTATCGAATTTTTTAAAGTTGCCATACTGTGTTTATCCTATTAGTAGCGAATGATTACAATTCCTGGGCCGCCTGCTCCACCATAGCCGCCTGGAGTAGACCAAGGATTTCCTGCACCACCACCACCGCCTGAACCTGTGTTTGTTGCTCCGTTATCTCCGTCAGCTTCGTTATAACCTGTTCTAATATAACTTTGCATAGTTCCGCCACCTGCTCCGCCAATGCCGCCGGCTGTAGTGTTATGACCACCACGCATTTGAGCACCGCCTGTGCCACCCCACGAGAAAGTAGGTCCAGAACCACCACCACCACCGCCTGCAGCGTACAATACAGCAGTACCTGTAATATAACTTAATCTTCCGTATCCGCCCCAACCTTTGTTTTGAGAACCGCCAGCTGTTCCGCCTGAGCCAGCACCGCCACCACCTGAACCTGTATATGGAGCAACTTGAGGATTGCCTGCGCCAGCGTTTCCGTATCCTGTTAGGCCACCGCTTGGAGTTTGTGCAGCACCAGGAGTTGATGTTGCTGATCCGCCGCCGCCACCTGCACCACCTGAACTGCCGCCTGGGCCTCCGGGATTCCCGCCTGGGCCACAGCCACCAAATCCGCCGCCAATGGCTGTTGCTGTTGCAAATACAGAATCTCCGCCTTTTGCGCCTGGACTTTGACCTCCTGGGTTAGGTGAACCAGCTCGACCGCCACCAGCACCGCCAGCACCAACTGTAATTGAATAAGTTGTTCCTGGTGTAACTGGATATGTTCCTTCTAACATTCCTCCAGCACCGCCACCTGAACCGCCGTCAGTGCCTCCACCTCCACCACCGGAATTACGTGTGCCTCCACCTCCACCACCAGCGACAACTAGTGCCCATACACGGTCAACACCTGGAGGTGCTGTAAATGAATGACTTCCTACTGTTTTAAATGAGTGGATTGTGATAGTTTGTATAGATCCGCCGGTGCCTCTACACTTAAAGTTTTGCCACTCTGTTCCGTCAAAATATTCAACTAAATTGTTATCTGTATTATATCGTACACTACCTACCTGGTCTGTACAAACAATAACAATACCAGAACCACCATTACCTGCTCCATTCCATGATCCATAATGTGCAGAACCACCGCCGCCGGTGTTTGCTAATCCGTTATTTCTTGGACCTTGGAAGCTAGTACCTGGTAGGTTAAAACCGCCACCACCCGCTCCGCCAAGGCCGCCTGCGCCATTTATTGTACCGCCGCCACCGCCGCCCCAGTATTGGCCAAAAAATCTTAAGCCGTCACCGCCTCGCATAATACCTTTTGTACCGCCAGCTTCACCTGCTCCGCCGCCACCTGCGCCATAGCCTGATGCAGCTGCTTCTCCGGCAAAACCAGCATTTACTGTTGCGCCTGGATTTGATTGACCTGGTTGTGTTGCAGATCCAGCGGCCAAGCCGTTTCCGCCTCCACCACCCGAACCACCTGGTTGAGCAGCTAGACCGCCCGATGCACTACCTGTTCCACCACCGCCACCTAGTGCTGTTAGTGTACTAAATGTTGAAGGACTTCCATTATTTCCTCTTGCTCCTGTTGGGCCGCCGTCAGGACGAACTCCGCCTGCGCCAACTGTAATAGGATAAGATGTGCCTGGTGTAACTGGAAAGCTATTGTGGAAAACAACGCCTCCTCCACCTCCTCCACCGGCGGTATCTTGTCCACCAGCGCCTCCGCCGCCTACTACTAGTACTGAAACACTAGTTACACCCGCTGGTGCAGTCCATGATCCTGGGCCCGTAAAGGTGTAAATGCCGCGCTGGGCTGTTGTTCCTTTGGGTAATTGTATAAACCCTGTATCATTAATAGTTGTATTCTTTAGTGTAGCCATGAATTCTAATCTCTTTACGATTATTTCTATTATTTAGCCAAATATTAAAGCAAGAAAGTTAAAAAGTGCTAACTAAATGTATGAATACGTTTATAGGACAAGGGGTTGTTTCTCCCCAAACTTGCGAAGATTTAATAGAATTATTTAAAAATGATCCTTCAAAACGTGCAGGAACTATTTGGCAAGGTAAAGTCGATGGTCTTGTAAATTCTTTAGAAAAATCTAGCACAGAATGTAGGTATGATATCTTAGATCCTGCGCTATCAAATTATTTGTATGAATTGCAACAAGTATTAGAAACTTATATACAGCAATATCCATATTGCAATTCTTATAGTCCATTTACTATTAGAGAACGAGTGAAAATACAGCATTATAAACCAGGTGAAGGATATGTTGCATATCATACTGAAAGAGGATCGCCCGATCCTATAAACAGTACAAGGCATTTAGTTTTTATGACGTACTTAAACACAGTAAGTAATGGTGGAGGAACTGAATTTTTCCATCAAAATTTGATTACAACAGCTGAGCAAGGAAAAACATTAATTTGGCCTGCAGACTGGACACATACACATAGAGGTGTAATTAGTCCAACTGAAGAAAAATATATAATTACAGGATGGTATAATTTCGTATGAAACATGTTAATAGATTAGCAGTAGTCGGCGGCGGTACCGCTGGACTAGTAGCTGCATTAGTTTTAAAAAAACGTCTCCCAGATTTACATATTGATTTAATATGTTCTAAAGCTATTGGGATAGTTGGTGTCGGTGAAGGAAGTACTGAACACTGGAAAGAGTTTATGGATTTTTTAGAAATTGACCAATACACATTAATCAAAGAATGCGATGCTACATACAAAGTAGGTATTATGTTTAGAGATTGGACTCCTGATCCTTATATGCACAGCGTACAAGTCCCTTACGACGGTCGAGCCAGTCAATATAGATATGTGTACGGCAAATTAATTGCTGAAGGCGAACCAGCTACAGCAATGTCAAGTGAACGATATTGGAGAAGTCAAGTTAATACATGGTTTTTAAATAATCCAAAAGAATCACCTGCTAGTCAGTATCATTTTAACACACATAAATTAAATGAATTTTTAACTAAAACTGGTAAATCTTTGGGGATTAATTTTATCGATGACGAAATTATTGATGTTACTTTAGCTGAAGATGGTAGTATTGGTACTCTTAAAGGAAACAAACAAGATTACAACTATGATTTTTACATCGATAGTACCGGATTTAAACGTATTCTAATGTCTAAGTTAGGAGCAAAGTGGATAAGTTACGGAAAGTATTTAAAAATGAAGGCTGCTATAGCATTTCCAACACCGGATACAGAAAACTATAATATGTGGACTTTAGCAAAAGCAATGGATTACGGTTGGATGTTTAGAATACCTGTTTGGGGTCGTGGTGGAAATGGTTATATCTATGACAGCGATTATATTACGCAGGATCAAGCTAAGGCAGAAGCAGAAAAATACCTAGGACATGAGATTGAAATTGGTAAAGAATTTAAATTTGATCCGGGTGCATTAGATCGTGCATGGATTAAAAATTGTGTTGCAATCGGCCTTAGCGGAAGTTTTGTAGAGCCACTAGAAGCAACTAGTATTGGCACGTCTATTCAACAGGCATTTATTTTAATGCATAGACTAGCAAACTATGATGAAAAAACAATTGAAAGTTATAATAGATCAATAACCAGCATTATGGAAAATATTAGAGATTTCATTGCGCTACATTACGTTGTTAAAAAAGATAACAGTCAGTTTTGGAAAGATATACAAAATCTTGAACTTCCAGATAGCCTAAAATCTAATTTAGAGCAGTGGAGATATAAGTTGCCAATCAAAGAAGACTTTTATAATGTTTCTCAATATGCATTATTTACAGAAGCTAATTTTATTGTAGTAATGCAGGGGCTTGGATTATTTGATCAAGAATCTATTAAGAAAGAGTATCAGATGTTACATTCATTAATTAGAGAACATGCTGATAACCTTGTAGCACATGAGATAAATTTCTTAAAAGAAACTAAAGAAATATCTCACAAAATGATGCTTTCAGTAATAAGAGACACAAAATAAAAAAGCACCCTAAGGGTGCTTTTTTATTAGTAGTAATTTTATCGAACTTGTTTAATTTTTGATGAAAATTCTTCATCTGTACTAAACTCTACATTCTTAGTAGTAAACATTACTTCATATGTGCCATCTTGATCGGTGTCAATATACTCATATTCTGTGTGTTCTCTAATTTCATGGTTTCCTAACAATCCCCATTTTAACAAAAATTCTGGAATTGATCCGTACCATATATAAACTCCCCAAGAAGAATCCCATTTTTCTAATAATTCTTCTTTTGTAGGAAGAGTGGGAACACTAACTACTGTTTGTTCTTGTTGATTATTTTCTAGCTCTGCCATAAAAATCCTTAATAACGAATAATAACAATTCCGGAGCCACCATATCCACCTACAGGAGCTGGATCATTATTAGCTGCACCGCCACCACCACCAAGACCGTCAACACCCGGTTGATGATATCCAGGGCCGCCACCATCGCCACCACCACCAATACCACCTTTACCGCCTTGAGTAGTGTTATTATGGCAAGATCCGCCGCCGCCGCCTGCGTACCAAACTTGTTGTCCAGTAATATCGCTCATTCGTCCTGGGCCACCATTACCTGCTTCACTGTTGCTTCTCGATGGTTCGCCTGCGCCACCTGCGCCACCGCCACCACCGCCTGCATGTGGGTTACCTGTACCAGGATATGGGCCTGTACCGCCACGGCTTGTCTGCGAACTAGATGCGCCACCGCCTGGAAATCCTTGTCCTAAGATGCCTACGCCAGACACGTTACCAGGGTTATGGCTTCCGCCGCCACCTGATCCGCCAGCGAGCTGGACTCCGCCACCAGTGGCTCTTGGATCGCCTTGGACACTTCCGTCACTGAATCCACCGCCACCGCCATAAGTAATAATATCTCCAAAACTACTTGGATAACCTTGATAGCCTGGATTTCCGTGTGGATTTCCTGATGGTTTAGCTAAACCTTTACCGCCTGCGCCAACTACTACTGGGATACTTGCGCCTGGTGTAACTGGATAGCCAAAATGCTCAAGCATACCGCCTCCACCTCCACCACCACCGTGACGTTCACATCCGCCACCACCGCCAGCAACTACTAGTACTCTGACGCTATAAACGTTTGCAGGAACAGTCCAAGTCCAACTACCAACTTCGGTAAATTTAACAATGCGTGAATCTGCTGCATCTTGTAACGATGAAAAACCGCTACCACCGTCCATTTCTAAACTATTACTATTTGTGTTAAATCTAGCATATCCACTAGTTTCTGTATCAGTTGGAACTCTATATCTTAAAACAACTACACCGGGACTTCCGGGATAATACGAGCCGCCTTCACCAGAACCGTTTGCACCCCACCCTGGATTAGGGTTTGTTGGTTGAATAAATCCACCGTCAGATTGCCCGTGGCCGCCGCCTGAATATGTAATTGCTGTTCCAGTAATTGTAAATGTTAATCCTGGCCCACCTAAAGCTGCTGTTCCTTCATAAAAGCCGCCTGATCCCGGGTAACCAGTCCATCCTCCAGGCAATGCAATAGAACCGTCGCCGCCTGATAAGTTGCTTTCTCTTGAATCTTGATAGCGCAAAATTCCTCCGCCACCTTGGCCAGCGCCGCCAGCGCCACCGCCACCACCACCTACCCATGCTTGTCCACTACCACCTCCAGGAAATCCGTATCCAGTAGCTGGGCCGCTTGGAGATTGTGTTCCAGAACCGCCCGAAGCAAATTGGTCTCCTCCACCACCACCAGATCCGCCGGGAAGACCTGCACCGTTACCGGGATATGCTCCTCCTCCACCACCGCCGACAGCAGTTAATGTTGAAAAGTTTGAGTTGCCTCCGTTAGATCCTTTAGCTCCGGGAGTTGATGCAGAAGCACCACCTGAACCTACGCCTACTGGATATGGTGTTCCTGGTGTGACTGGAAAACTAGCAGCATATAGTACGCCACCTCCGCCACCTCCGCCACCAACGTCCCAACCAGTACCACCACCACCGGCAACAACTAACACTTCAACGCTAGTTACTCCAGTAGGTGCAGTCCATGTACCAGGGCTTGAAAATGATTGTACTTTTGAAACAATCGCTGGACGCTGTGCTTGCGTACCTGTTGATAATTTTAAAGTTCCAGTATCACTAATTGTGGTATTTTTTAACGTTGCCATTACTTATTACCTTTTAATCTATCAATCTCTTCCTTTAGTGATTTAACTGCTTCAACAAGATAAGCTGTAAGTTTCGTATATTGAATACCGTAAGGCTTGCCATCTTTATCTAATGTAACTAAGTTTGGAATAATTTCGTTTACATCTTCAGCAATTAAACCAGCTTCGTTTTTACTAGATCCATCTTTACGATCATATGTATATGCTGCTAGTTGTAAAACTTTATCAAGTGCACCAGTAATTGGATTTAAATTTTCTTTTAGTGCTATACTAGAAGTTTCAGTAATAGTTGTTGCAGTCAATGCCGTTGCTGTCATTGTACCAGTCGAAGCATTAAACGATAATTTTGTACTTGATACTCTGATAGTTGTTGCATTTCCGCTAGTAGCATTAAACAACAATGGATATAAAGTTGTTGATGAACTGTCGTCAGTTACTGATGCACCTGTTTGTGCCCAACTTAATGTACCACTACCGTTTGATACTAGTGCATAACCAGACGCAGCTGCATCGGCACTCGGTAATGTATAAGTTACTGAACCTGCCGCGGCTGCTGCCTGGAATGAAACAGTACCACTACCTGAGCCAGCAAGCGATAGCTTACCTTTTAATGTAGTTGTACCAGCATTTACACCCATTGCAATAGTAGTGGCTGCACCGCCAATGTTAAGCGTAGTAACGTTAGTGTTAAAAACTGTAGCTGTACTTCCTGAACTGTTTGTAGCAATAGTTGGATTAGTATTGTTAAAGTTAACTGTAGGTGTTGCGCCAGTAAGTGTTATGTCGCCGCTAAATGAACCTGTTGTTGCTGTTACAGGACCGCCACCTGAACCCATTAATACCCAGTTAGTACCATCAGAATAAATTGTTAATGTTGATCCACTACCAATTGTTTGACTTGTTGTAGTGCTTCCGCCTGGGCCAATAAATGTTCCTGCACCAGTACTAGTAAATGTTAATGTAATTGTTCCGCTGGCAGCATTATAGAATACTTGAGATTGACCGGCAAATAGTACAGGATCTCCAATTGTTACAGTATAGCTAGTACCTGTAAGTTTTGTAAATGCACCAGCACCTGGAGATGCAATTGATGCTGTAGCAGACGCAGTCGCTGTTGGGATTACCGTATTATAACGTGCCATATTATTATCTCTCTTTTATATTATACTGTTGATGTCTCGATACCGTAGATGTTTACGTTCACGTTAGCAGTTGAAGCCCATACTGTAATATATTTTGCTCCAGTAACACTACTTAACACTAGACCTGTTCGTTCAAATACTCCTTTAGGAGCAATTACAGTATCGTATTCAATAGCTTCACTGTTAACTAACGATCCGGTTGGGCTACCAGCGGATCCTAAACTAGAACCAATATACAAACGAATAGTTGCAGATGTGGTACCGGTGTTAGTAAAACTGACGTTAACAACACTATAAGTTGTTGTTGGTACAGTATAGGCAGTAGTTGCTGTTGTTGCTGCCGGTGTACCTGTGTATAAAATTCCTGTTGCCATTTATGTTTCTCCAAATTGTTTATTATCGCTGTCCAAAGAATGCAAGAGCAACAGGTGCTCCATCCACTCCGCCTGTAAATAACATTTTACTTGCTACGTAAATTTGGACGTTGTTTGTATTACTTATCTGATTTCCAGCTATGTAGATTTGACCAGATGTGATTGTATTTACGTTTAGTGAGCTTTGACCACCACCAATTTGTGCGGTTATGTATGCCTTGATAGCTCTTTGCGTAGGTACAACACCATCGCTGTTAGCTGTAAAGTACGGATCTGTACTAAATTGGTAAATTGTAGCTGATCCAACACCAAGGCTAACTGATCCAAGTGTTAGAGACTGCAATCCTGATAAGTTAAACGCACTAGCGTTCAATGTAGCAGTACCAGTTGACTGTTGAACTCCAAACAAATTACCAACGTTAAAGTTACCGTCTTGGTCAGTACTTGTAAAGAACACGCGACCGCCGGCTGTAGTTACTTGCTGGTATGCTGTTACTGCTTTAGTAGCATCTACATACGGATAGTTAGTTGCTGTAAATCCACCAGTACCAACATACAAGAAGTCATGTCCAGTTAAACGAACATTACTATATTGTAAGTTTGTTGTGATCAAATCGTTATGTGCTGGTGCTAACAATGTTGTTAGACCTGGATTGATCTGGAATGTAGCTGTATAGTTACCAGGAACTCCAAGTACGTTAGTTACACTAACAAGTTTATACCAACGACTTGTGCCAGTAATGCTACTGAATACCACGTTACAACCTGCTGTTGGAATTTGATATAGTCCGCTAACGTTGACATAAGTTCCTGTTTGATATAAATCAGCATAACCGTCACCTGAGTAGCTGGCGGTAGCAGTTGAGTTAGCAGTACCTCGATGACCAAAACTTGGGTTACCTAATGCTCCGTTACCAATACGCGGTACAATTGGAGCGGTGTTAACCTTGTTAGGGTCAGTTTGCGTAATAATTGGACCTGCAAAATAAGTCATGCCAGATATTGACGCATTTGTTAATGCTATTACTGATCCGCCTGCTGTAGCAGATATCTGGAATGTTGTACTTGTTGGATTACCTTTAACATAGTAGTATGTTCCAGTAGTAATTCCGCCTGCGCTTGTTCCATTGAATACAACTGGTTGATTAGCTACTAGGTTAATTGTACTATCAACAGTAATTGTACCTGTACTTGTATTTGAAGTAGCTGTAACATTACCACGTGGGAATCCGCTACCGGGCTCAATCATTCTAATTTCAGAAATTTGATTGTTGACAACTTTAGCACGACCTAAAGGTCTTGCACCAGTAGCAATCGTTGTAGCTACTTTTCCGCTAGTATTTGAAACACTCACCCAAGTAGGAACTGCGCCTAGTGTAGCATTTTGCGGATTACCAAATGCTAAACCGTACCAGTTGCTAGAACTTGGCATTCCTGTTGAGTAGAATGTCCAGTTTAAACCGTCCCAGCTAGTTGCTACGGCCTGGCTTGAGGTTGCTACAGCGACAAATAAACCTTGTCCGTATCTAATTCTTCTCCAAGTAGTAATACCACTAGCTAATAACGGATTATTGCTAATTGTTACCCAAGTATTATTTGCTGCAAATGGGCCTGTTGTCCAGTTATTTGACTGCCAGTTTGTTGTAACAATAATTGTACCGTCACTTGCTAAACCAACAAACTTACCGTTGCCGTATGCGGCACTGACCCAAGTTTTACTTGGAATGCTTGCACCAGTATACCATTTAGTTGGATCAGCTGCTGTAAACGAACTAACAGTTCCACCTAATGCACAGAATACACCTGCACCATATGTAACAGTTGCATAACCAGATGCATTTGTAGTAATATTTGTAGATTGATCTGACCATGTATTAGTTGGTGATCCGCTTAATGATACTGCTACAGCAGAACTTGTTCCGCCGACTGCAATATATAAGTTATTACCGTATGCAAGAGATTTTAAGTTAGTTTTTCCAGTATTGCCACCTGTAGCTGTCCAAGTTGCACCTTTATCTGTGCTATACGCCGCAGATGTTGTAGCTTCAGATATTGCAACAAACGCTGCGTTAGGATCTGTAATTGTAACAGCTGGTGTAGTTGCGTAACCATAACCTGTTTGAGAAACGGTGTAACTAATTACACCATAACCTGCAGCATTGGTGTTTGTGTTTGCACTTGCTACTGCTAGTGTTCCAACATAAGTTAAAGTAACGCCGTATGTTCCAGACGCTCCAACTCCTGTTGCACCGTAACCAGATTTTCCATAAACTGCATTAGTAAATGTTGGTTTGGTTGCACTAAATGTACCACTGCCACCTGCAAGATAGTAGTTAGTTACGTTTGGAGATACTGTTGTATCAACAGCAGAGTAGTATGTACCGGCAGTTGCTGAACCACCGCTTGACCAACCTGTAGCAGTAAACGGAGCAGCTACAGTAATTATTGGTGCTGTATAATATCCTGCACCCCAAGTATTTGCTGTGATGCTTGATAAACTGCTAGTTACAACATAAACTGTAGGTGCAGTATATAGACTACCAGTAATAACCATATCAACTGCTTGTATAATACCGTTTAACACACGGCAAGTAGCTGTTGCGCCAGCACCAGTTGAATCTGATATAACAATAGTTGGCGGTGTTGTGTAATTATATCCACCGTTTACTACAGTAATGCTTACAATTTGTCCTGAGGTGTTTCCACTGCCAAGATTTGCTTGTAATATAGCACCAGAACCACCAATACCTCCAACTACTGCTGTAGCAGTAGCACCTTGTCCGCCACCATAAACAACATGCCCCCACGATGAGCTTGCGTCAACTGGTAAGTTACCGCCTGCAGCCCATGTAGTTCCATCTGTTGTAGTAGCAGTTGAACGAATACCAGTTGCATTTGATGTTGCTACAAATGTACCGTTACCGTATGCTAATCCAGCCCAATTTGTAGAAGCAGCCGCAGTCATTGTAATTCCTGTGCTTGTCCAACCTGGAGCAGTATAAGACAATGCTGGTTCAATGATGTATGCCGAGGTAGCATCAAGTATATTATTGATTACAGTTCCAGGAACAACATGATCCCAGCCTGCTTCATAAACTGGTACACTAATTGTACCGGTTAATGTTGTGCTTGATAAGTTTTGACTTACGCTAACGGTCCATGTAGAACCGCTACCACTACCGCTGATGTTAGCAGAAATATATGTATTTGGTAATACAGATCCGCCTGTTAACAACATACCTGGATAAATTGTTCCAGAACTTAATGTTCCTACAGTTAAAGTAGTTCCAACAATAATAGAACTTGCCATTACTGCAGGTGTTGCGCTAGTAGCAGAAAGTGTAATGCTAGTGCCTGCTGTAGCGTTTGCTAATGTAGTTGAAAGTCTAAACTGTGTGCTGGTAAAACTTTGAGAACTGACATAATAAACAGTTCCTGTAGTAAGTCCAGCAATGTTAGCACCTAAATAAATTGGTTGACCAACATACATAGTGCCAGTACTTGCAACTGTAAATTGTGTTGTTGTATTAGTTGTAATAGTTAATGGTGCAAAATTTGAACGATAAATGTTTGCAACTTTTGAACCCTGGCTATATCCTAAAATATTTGCATATTGACCAACGCCAGTACCTGCGGTAAGTTGAATTCTCATGCCAACATAAGCAGAACTTAACTGTGTATCTGAGTTTGCAATAGTGATAGAACCAACTGCACCTGTTTGTGCAACGTTAGCAGCAGTTAAATAGTTACTACCGCCAACACCTTGGCCATTATTAAGGTCAATTAAACGAGTTTCAAATACAGAAGAATCTCTAAATTCGTCTTGTATTGTAACAATGTTATAACCTGCACCGTTTACTGTTGGAATAGCATTAGTGTATGCTGATCCAGCATTTGCAAATTCAATGCGATAAATCTCATCTGTGCCGTCAGTTACTACGTTTGTTACGTATGTTTGATTAGCACGGTTGTTTAATCTTCCATAAACTGGTGTTTCATAACTATCAATACCTTCTGCAATAACTCCATAAGAACCGTATGAACTGTTACCGTTTGTAGCGCGGATACGTCCACCGTATTCTGCTAAGTATCCAGCGTATGAATAATAAGCAAACACAGAAACAAGTTCTGTTAATGAATTGGAACCGGTACACCATACACCAATACCATCTGAAATAATTGTTGTATAGTCGTTAGCAACAATAGATTTATTACCACCAAAGTGCAGAGCGGCATCAATCTTCATACCTGTACAACCACTACCAAATAGTGTTAAGTTTTGTGCATAGGGTGAGCGCACACTAATCCATACATTTGAGTCTGTTGGACCAAATCCTGGATCTAAACTTGAATATGAACCTGCTGTAGGTCTACGTGTTCCTAAGCTATTAGGTAATGTTAAGGAACCTGTTAGACCATTTAATGTCATGTTGCGTAAACCTGTGCCGTTTCTTAAGTGGAACAAGTTATTTGCTGTTGAACCTGCTTGAGCAGATAGGTATAACTGTGCAGAACGAGTAGACTTATAGTTACCAGTAACTGTTAAATCGTAAATCAAACCATCAATGTGGTTTTGTGCATCACGTACTGCTTTATCAGTTATAATATAATAACTTACAGTCATTGATCCTGAGCTGTTTGTTAGAACTTTTGTAGATTGAGTGCCTTTACCTGGTTGGGTAATGGTCATTGTAAATGTAGAAGTTGTTGGAGTTGTTAGAACCCAATAAACTGTTCCTGCACTTATACTTGTATCAAATATTGTTCCGCTGAATACAACCGGATCTCCAACAGTTAAATTATGGGCACCGCTACATGTAACTGTACCGTTTAGTGCTGTTGCTGTCACTGTTGCTGTAAACTGTGAAAGAACATACGCAACTGCTTCGTTTGCTAGGAAATCTCTATTAGCACGAATAACTTCTGCACCTTTAATTGTGCTTAAAGTATTATTGTAACCACTTGCTGATTTGTAATTTCCAGTTGGGTTATTCCAAGGCCCAATAGTACCGTTAGTAATTTTTTGGTTAATACCTTGGTTTGTTTCCATTCCAACTTGACATGTTGCTGTCATTCCTGAAACTGTATTAGTGATAGCAAATGCTACACCGCTCTTGTATGATTCGGTTACAGTAATTGTTGTGCCTGCTGCAGGATATGTTCCAGCTGTTACTGAGTTAATCCAATATTGAGCACCATTTACTAATCCGCCTGCGGCATTAAATGTAGCAGTCAGTGTAAGACCAGTAGCATTAGCTAATGTCAATGCTGTACCGTTTAAAGTAGCACTAATTGTAATTTGACTAGAAGTGGCTGTCTTTACATAGTAAACTTTGTTTTCAATAATGTTGTTAGTGGTGCCTGAACCTTGAGGTGTAAAGCCTGTAAACCAAACTTTTTGTCCAACAACAATGCCTAACGAACTTACAGTAGCACCTAGTGTAATACTATTACTTGAAATTGTTGTAGCAGTTGTTGTAATATTAGCAGGTAAACTTGTAAATGTAATTGGCATGTCAACGTACATTCCAGCATTGCTATCTACTGTAATTAAATTTGTACTAGTAGTTGCAACTGTTACAGGAATTGCTGTGCCAGATGCTACAATATCTGTAGTTAACGCTAGGCCACCGTAAATTCCATAAACAACAGCAGTCATAGCTCCAGTAGCATTACTGTTTATAGCAAAAGTTGAACCTAAATATGTTTGGCTAACTGTAAACTGAGTTGAACTTAAAACTTGTTTAATATAATATGTTCCAGCAGTTAAATTGCTAATAGCAGTACCAGTGATAGTAACCACAAGTCCAGGAACAAATCCTGTAGTTGTGCCTGCTGTTAAAATATTTGAATATGTTTGACCGTTCAATGTAACTGTTGTTGCTACATTAAAAATTGTTGTAGTAGTTGAGCTAACTGACTGATTGTAATTTAATAACCAGTTAGAACCAGAACCAGAAACAATAGTTGTTCCTGAAGCAATACCAGTTCCAGATAGTTGCATACCAACTGCAATAGTTCCAGTGACTGAACCGTTAACTACTAGTTGTGTACCTGTTATAGTTCCATTAAATGTAGCGTTTGTAGTTGGTTGTCCATAAATTTGTGCAACCATTTCATCAATGACGGTCGATGTTTGTGCAACTGCACCGTTTGATGCAATAATCTTAACACGTTCTCCAATAAAACCAATTGATCCAACGGTTGAATCGGCAAGGTTAGCTTGTAATGCTGCCACAGATGTAACTAATCTATTGTAAGATCTTCCTGTTTGAATACTATAGAAGTTTCCTCCAAACAATAAATCATAACTAAGCGCATCGGCAACATAGCCAGCATCTCTTGTTGTAAGAGTTAAGTTTGGACTTTCATTTTGGAAGAACTTGGTTACCCATGATGTTGCATCGGCTGCAATTTCTGATCTACGAGCTTGAACAGCATCAAACGATGCCTTGTTAGCTGTAGTTGCTAATGCGTAAGAACCAGATACTATAGGTGTAATGTTTAGTGTAGAACCGGTAGCGGTTGCTGTTTGACTTACACTAACAGTCCAACTTGTACCAGAACCGCCGGTGATGTAAGTGCCTGCAGCAACAGTACCACCTGTAACTAGTTGGCCAATCTTAATTGTTCCTGATACAGAACTTACAGTTAATGTAGTTGAACTAATTGAACCACTGAATGTTGCGCTAGATGTATCAGCAACTCCATTGTTAATCCAATATAAAATATCAGCTACACGAGCTTGTGCAAATGCTGCAGCTGCTGACGATCCGGCTGTACCAGTTGTATACTGTGTTGTAGTATTGCCTGAACTAGCAGTTACAGAAGTTTTTTGTACAATTTGTCCAATGATTGTTGATAATCTACTTAATGCTTCTGTAACACCAAGTAAGTATGGTGCAAATAATTGCGGTGTGTTTAGACTATAAAATGAACTACCAATGATTACAGATTGTGTATTACATCCATATGTCATATCGTAGCAAATAGAATCTAAAATAAATGTTAAATCTCTTAAAGTTTCTGCTTTATAAGTTGCGCTGTAGTTGACCCATTGTGCAGATCCAGTTAAGTTAGGATCAGTGTTTAAGAAACTAACAATTTCATCTTTAATAAATTGATAATTATTCTGAATAAGAGTAACACCGTCGCCATAGTTAGCTAGATATGATGTATTGTATCCTGTAACTGTTGGCATGCTAATTGCTGGTGCATAAGCATTACCTGTAGGATAGTTTGAATTGGTAGGACCTGTAATAACGGTGCCGCCTTCAAACATATCTTGAATAATTTTTGTATTATTAACTACAAGATTTGCAGCGGAAGCATTTCCAGTATCACCAGCCGGCAAAGCTGTTACTTGTGTTTGTGTATTAGGGAATGTTGTTCCAGTAGTAGTAGGCGTAACTGTATTGTTTGCTACAATATCAGACAATACTGATTGAATTCTTTTTAATGCAGTGACAGTTTTTGGTTTATCAGTACCTAAGTACGTTGCTGCTGGAGCAACTTGTACAATGGTACTACGTAATTCGTCGCCGACTACCGCAGTATCTTGAGGCACTACGATTGGACCGTATTCACTATAAGTACCTGTTTTTAGATAAATTGTTGTGTTTGGTCTATTAAGTTGAGGAGCATTACCGTATGTTCCTGATGCTAGTGCATTTGTAATTACAGCTAACAATGTTTGAACTGAAGACAATGCGCCAGTTTCGACTGATACCGATGTAACACTTGTTATATTTTGAATTGCTCTGTTACCTAAGCTAATGCCTTGTATTGTTTGATAATTATTAGCTGGTGCAGAGTTTGTCATTACAGCTGGAAACAGCGTATCTTTCAAATAACTTAAACTAGCTGCAAATACTGGAGCTTGTTGTCTTGTACCGGTTGACACATAAGATGTTAATGTGCTAAAATATGCTTGTGTAGCAGTGATAGTGTATAAATTTCCACCGTGTGTTAAGTCAAATGTTATACCATCAATTACAGTTCCTGTATCACGTTCTGCTTTACTTTGTGTGTAAGCAAATGATGCTGTAGATGTTGTGGCACTATTTGCTGATATTGTTTGAATAATACCGCTCTGATAACTTGCACTTACAGTAAATGTTGTGCTTGATGGAATTGTATTAACATAGTAAGTTGTTCCAACTGTTACTCCACCAGTTGCCGCGCTAAATGTTATAGGCATACCATAATACATATTAGCAGTTGTTGTCTGGCTAGTTGAACTTGATCCGCCAACAATAAATGTATTGCCAGAAGAGCTAGTTCCTGTAACATTAAATGAATATTGTGTTATGATGAAGTTATTAACTTCTTTCATCATAAACTGTTTGTTAACTTGTAATATTTTTCCAGCGTTTCTATTTAAGTAACCGTCTTCAACTTGTTTGCAAGCATATCCTAAAGTTTTCCATGGCTTGTCTAAGGTTAAACCTTGGCCATTACCAAACACGTCGGCTCCGCTTGGTGCAACATAAACAATGTTTTGCAATTCGCCATAGTAAGACCAGCTTGGTTTATCTACATCAACTCTTAAAACTTGACCATCTGTACCAATTGGTAGTCGAGTTGGACCGTTGGCGCCATAATAAACCATATCGCCTTGGGTAGTTAGGGCACCGCTATCTGCACCGCTAGCTAAAATATTCCAGTATACACCGGTATCTGTAATAGGATCGTTAACGCCTACTGATCCAATGTGAGCACTGATACAAATGTAACTGCTGTTTCCGTAATAAACGGCATCTCCTGCTACATAAGTGATTCCAGTTTTCCATGTTGCGGCATAACCTGAGAAAATTGTCACAGTACCAATAGGTCCTGTGCCGCCACCGCCGGTTATTGTAGCTACCTTAACAATTAAATCATTGCCCGGACTTGCGCCACCAACATTACTACCTAAAATCTTTAAGGTATCGTTAACGGTATATCCTGTACCTGCAGAATTACCAATAACAACGGAATAATTAGTTCCAGAACGAGTTACATTAAATGTAGGATTACCACTACCAGTTGCACTTAAATTTGTGCTTGAAACATTAGAATAGGTTGTATTTGGAGCTGCTGCCCAACGAATTCCAGAACTTAGTTGTCCCCAATTTGCGCTTGGTGGTTTTGATGCAGAATTATCTGCTGTTGCAACGTAAGTATAGCCGCCAAGTGTTACTACATTACCAATTTTGTATGATGTTCCAGTATCCCATTCTCCAGAATATACTAGACCAGAGGTGAATACTTTCCAATATGTTGGTTCTTGTGAAGGAACTTTAGGGCTAGCACTTCCATTATTTAGAAGAGCGGTATAAGTGTAACCACCGTATGTTACTACGTCACCCTTTTGGTATTCGTTAGATGCACTCCATGAGCCTTCAAACTGGAATCCGTTTACAAACACAGAGAAATTGTTTGTATCAATGCTTGACCCGCTTGAAGTGTGATATGTAGTACAGATCCAAAGGTCTGCACCAAATTTTACAACATCATTAACTTTATATCTTACTGAGCTTCCACTCCATTCACCTAAAAAAGTAATACCTTGATTAAATGTATCCCATTTGCTTATGTCGGCTTCTAAACCAGAGCTATCAGTTGAGGCAGAAATATGTGCGGTATTACATACATAGGTAGTGCCACCGTAGAACACTAAATCTCTAACTTTATATCGTGTACTATTTGTCCAAGCACCCATCCATTTAAAGTTTGCAGCAAATGCGTCCCATTTAGCTTGATCGTTTTCTAAACCTAAATATGTTGGTGTTGTATAGGTAGCACTAGTATGGGCTGTTTTACAAATGTAAACTATGCCGCCCCATAATACTAAATCTCCTAAATTATAGTATGTGGATGCAACCCAGTTACCTTTCCATGATTGGCCGTCTGCGATAAGATTCCATTTTGTAATTCCTACGCCGCCTGCTAGATCTGTAGCAAACAAAGGACTTGCGGTGTGAGCAATTACACAAATGTATGTTTTGCCGCCATTGGTTACTACGTCATCGACTACATAACTTGTTCCGTTGGCCCAAGACCCTTTGTAAACAAACTTAATTCTACCTAGTTTAAATTCTGCCATTTTATATCATCCTCTGATAGTATTTATCTTTCTATATTTTTATGCATTTCCGCGTTTGGTAGCGTGTTTCATAAACATATTAAACGCAGGAATTCCTCCGTCTACACCGTTTCCTACAAAATACACTTTATTTTTCATTTGAATTGCCGAACCAACTTGTCCGTTAGTAACGGTTGATTTAATAAAGTTAGGACCACCAACTGATACTGTACCTGCAATAAAGTTTCCTGTATATGTATTGGCGCCGCCCTGGCTTAAACGTCCAGTCAAGTATGATCTAATTGCTCGTTGTGTTGGTATAATTGTATCTGAGTTACCAGAGAATGTTGGATCTGTGCTAAACTGATTTACTACAACGCTTGAACTACCAACAGCAATACCGCCTAAACTCAACGTTTGTAGACCTGTTAGACCAAACTGTGTTGCGCTTAGAGTAACCGTACCAGTTGCTTGCTGAACCCCAAATAATCCGCCAACGCTAAAGTTACCGTTTTCGTCAGTACTTGTATAGAAAACGTGACCTTGATTTGTTTCAACCGCTTGGTTCTGAATCTTTGCTGTTTCAGTATCAGTAAACGGATAATTTGTCTGAGCTTTGTTTCCAGTACCAATTAGTAAGAAGTCATGATTTGTTAAACGGCATTGACTGTATAACTGACGGAATGATACTGCTGTATTATGTTCAGGACTTAGCGCATTTGTCATTTCTGGTGACAACTGTATGTTAGCCTGAATAAATGGAGCAGTAGTTCCAAACACAGCTGATGCACTAGTAACTTTATACACTTGACTATTGCCTTCTATCTGCATATTACTTCCTACAATTGGAACACTTGCTAGATTGTTAACGATAATAGTCAATCCAGTTTGGAAAGTGTCCGCAAAGCCGTCGCCATTAACTGAGACTACTGTAGAAGTTGTGTTATAACCTGTTCCTCGATTAATAAACGTTGGATTAGACAATGTACCGTTACTAATACGAGGTGTAACTGTTGCTGTCACCGACACATTATAGTCTGTAAATACTACAGTCGGTGTAGAAGTATAGTTAGATCCAGATTCCCATAAAGTAACTGCATTAATAACTCCAGAATTTAGAGTTGGTCTTCCTTGTGCTCTGCATCCTTCATTAATTAATGTTGCATTTCCTGTTGATATGCCTGAACCAGTTAATGTTACAAAACATCCTACATTAGATGCATTAAATCCAAACTCGCATGAGTTGATACTACCATAAGTTAATGTTCGAGTTCTCCAAGATAATCCATGTTCACTTGAATATGCTGTTGTGCTAGAAGAGTTTAATGCTAAGAACACACCTTGACCATAATTAACTGATGTTGCAGTCATATATGTTAGTGATTGTATCCAGTTGACCCCATCAAAACTAATTCCAGCCTTTAGTCCATAACCAGATTGTACAGCTACAAACTTGTTGTTGCCATAAGCAATACCAGTATATGCAGGACCGCCAACTGCAAAGGTAAGTCCAACAGGAGTACCGGCGCTAGTTGAGATCGGATTTGTTCCTGCTAATGCGTTTGCTAAGTTGGCCGATAGTGTAAATGTTGATTTTCCATTAGTTGAACTTATATAGTATATTCCGTTTTTAACAGACCCTGTACCAGAATTAAGGCCAGTAATTACAACACTCTGTCCAACTACTAATTGTGTAGTAGTTGTAGTGCAACTAAAGGTTCCACCACCACCAAGAATAGTTACGCCGCTTAATGTTGTATTACTTGTAGGAGCAGTTGAAGAGTTCCATGTAATCCCGTCAACACTCCATCCTGTTTGTCCATTACTATTAATTGCTACAAAGACTCCATTGCCGTACGCAATTGAAACCCACGTTCCAATTGTGCTAGCAATGTTTGTAGAGTTGTTCAAACCGTTAAAGTGCATTAATAACATTGTGTTTGAATCTGACGTGAACTCTACTGTTGTAGGTGTAAAGGCTCCAGTATATCGACCAATTCCTCTACTTACTCGAACTTCGTCAATATAACCGTTGAAGAAACTATTAGTTGAGATATTTGAGCCGATAACTATTGGTCTAGCAGCATACGCATTAGCGTCAGTGTACGTTGTAGACTGAGCAGTACCGTTAATGTACATAGTAGTAGTACCATTAACTCTTGAAAGAGCGATATGACTCCATGCTCCTGCACTAATAGTTGTGCCTGCTGTAATTTGATATGAATTGTTTACAAATAGTCTTACAGCACCTCCGCTTGTAAGATCAAGATATACAGCTGCGTCATTTGCAACAGATCGTTGATCAAACAATGCTTGAGTTCCTGTTAAAGAATTTGGATAAACAAAGAACTCAATAGTAAAATCTTCGTTGCCATATGCAAATTTACTATCCGATGCAACAGTGATATAGTCGCCAGTGCCGTCTAATGCAAGACTTGAAATACCAAATTTAGACTGAGATGAACTTATTTTTGCATCACCCGATACTGTAACAGCCGTGCTGCTTGGTAAGTAACTTTGTGTCCAAGTTAGACCATTGTTAGTTGAATATGCTGCACGATGACTGTCTGAACTGATCATAACAAATGTTCCGTTTCCGTAAACAATTTTGTTATAGTTCGATGTTGATGGCAATGTAACTGTCTTCCAACCTAAACCATTAGAGTTAGAATAGGCTGCTGTTGATGCTCCAGCACTTGTTTTTCCTACAGCTATCCAATAGTTATTTCCGTAGGCAACATCACTCCATGAAGTTATTGTTGATGGCAATGTTATTGCTGACCAAGAGCTTCCGTCAGTTGATGTTGCTCCAGTTGAACCACTAGTTGGTAATGCTATCCATGCGTTATTTCCTGAAGCTATGCTTGTAAATGTTGCGCCGCCAGTTAATGCTGTTGCAACAGTTCCAACCGCTTGGCCATTTGCAGGGCTGGTAAATGTTACTTTTGGTTCAATAAAGTACGAACTAGTAGAATCAGGAGCAACAATTACGGTACCAGGATTGATATGATCCCATCCGCTAGCTACCATTTGCATATTACCTACTCCAGTTGTAAGAGTAATTGGTGTGCCAGCTTGTGTTGTACTCACAGATAGCGTTGGATTAGTTCCTTCGGTGATCGCTGTGATATAATAAAGAGTATATGAATTTAATCCGCCATACAAACTTGTAGAGAATGTTCCATTCATAGTACTAATATTGCCAACACTATTTGTAACAACTAGTTTAGTACCAGTAGATGTTACTGTCATTGAACCAGTACCACCGCCCAATGAAAGAGGTTCTGGACAAGTTCTTGCTTGCACTAACCCAGCTCGAGTGGTCAACACAAACGTATTAATTTTATCTGTACTGATTGTAATTGTATTATTAACTGTATTAATTGTTAAAATATAATAAGTTGTTTCAGGTTGAATATTACCAAATGTAGTGCCTGAGGCAATACCGCTAAAGATAATAGGCTGACCAATTACAAAACCTGTTGTATCTGATACTTCTACTAAGTTTGTACCAAAAGTAGTTGAAGTAACGTCTACTCTAATAATTTCAGTTGTAATATTAAAATTTCCGGCATCTACAATATTACTAATATAATATGTTACACCTGGGCTAATTGCAGCATCAAATATTGTTCCAGAAAATACTACAGGATTACAAGGAACTAATGATACGGTGTTAGCTGCAACAGTATTTGTAGAACCTCCAACAGAAGATGTAGAAGTCAATGATACTCTATTAGTAGATATTGTAAAATTATTTGCATCTACAATATCGTTAATGTAGTATGTTGTACCCAATGCTACTCCGCCAAGGCTTACACCGGTGAATTGAATGTTAATATTTGGCACCATGTTAGTAGTTGGTGCTTTAATATATCCTGAATATCTAGGAAATGTCATTGTTTGAGATGTTGATGCAACTGTTGTAAGTTGAATTGCGGTACCTGAAATACTAGTTGCTATCTGAATAGTATCGTTATCATAGTCAATTTGTGTAATATAGTATTGGAAGCCTGGGCTAAGATTTAAATCCCCTGTGCCAAATGTTACAGGCATATTTAAAGCAAGGCTAGCAGTTGGTATACTGATAGTATTTGTTGTACCTCCAATAGAACTAGTTGCTACAACCGTATCAGTTGATGTTGATGTAACTGTTGTTGTATAATATGTTGGAACAAATTGAACTGCTTGATTTACATACCATTGGCTAGTGTCCGAACCAGAAGATAGAGTTATAAGATTATTAGCTGGAGTTGCATTATAAGTTGTTGAAACTACGTTCACTGGGTCAATAGTTTCTTTTGCTATTAGTGCAGTCTTTGATGTTATACCGTTAGCGTCAACTCCAGAGCTGTTATTATAATATGTTACAAATCCATATTGTCCTGCACCTGTACCTGCACTAATAAAGGCACGCATACCTAAGTAATTATAAATTCCTTGGTCAGTAGCAGCAAGTCTAATAGAATATGTGTTACCGTCAGCTGCTGTGTTAGCACTATTTCCATAACCTGCACCGCCAGTAAATCCATTACTATCAGTAGTAACACGAGCATTAAACACAGATTGGCTTCTTATCTCATCTCCAGATAATGATGCTCCGGCACCTGCACCAACAACTTGATAGTTTGCATAAGCTGTAAATTGATTAGTTGTTGTTTCTAAATAGAATTTAGGGGTATAGTCTGTATCTGATATTTCAACTTGAGCACCATAAACAATTGAATATGTGTTTGATACAGGCGCATTTGCTCCTTGCGGGAAGAATTTAAAAGTTAATGTGTTGTTAACTCCGGTACTGTCGTTAACTGAGAACCAAACTCTGTACCATCCTGCAACTAAAGTTTTTTGAGCTTTGAAGTTAACTGGTAGTGTTCCGCCGTTAGCACTATTTGTTAAACTTGTTCCGCTGTACGGAGTAACTGTTTTACTTGCAATATTATAACTTATACCGCTAGTTACTGTAGTTGTTCCAGAAAATACTGCCTGGATATCGAGTGTAGCTGACGTTCCTGTATCATACACATACATACTTAAAGTGTAGTTTTGATTACTACCAGCTGGAATAGTACCCGATGTTGATGCAATAGTTGAAATACCTGTTCCGGCTAAGTTTCCTACAACAATAGTTAAATCGTTTACAGTATCAAGGCCACCTAATACTGAACCTTTAATTACAATATTATTACCGGTTTGGTATAAAGTACCTGGAGTATTAACTGTAACAACATAAGTTGTAGATGTTACTGTAATGTCAAATGTTGCGCTGTTACCAGGAGCGCCATCTTGTGTGGTTCCACCTACGTTAGTGTAAGTAGCCCCGGATGGATTTATATTAATACTTTGCTGAATCCAACCTGACCCAGGAGTATTTGATGATCCTGTTAATAACCATGCTTCGGTGTATCCTGTTGGGGCAGTATTATTTTTAATGAAAGAAATAAATCCGTCATTAGTCCAAGTTGTTAAAAAGTCATTACTTCTTTTTAACATATTTGTTACGGGGTAGTAATATTGAGAACCAGCATTACTATAATTTAATTTTAACAATTGGTCAACAGTACCAAACGCACTAGTGACACTTGCTTGAACTTGTTGTGATTGGTTATTAATTGTTCCTGTTAGTGGAACTTCTGTATTGTCATATCCCTCACTTACTACACCAAAAGTTCCATAAGAACTGTTTCCGTTAGCTGCGCGAATACGCCCACCGTCTTCGGCAAAGTATCCAGCATATCCATAGTAACAGAATACAGAAATACATTCTGCAATAGAGCCCGGACCTTTAATCCAAACACCAATACCGTCACTAACAACTTGAGTATAGTCGTTAGTAACCATTGATTTGCTGCCTCCATTGTGCAGATATCCGTCAACTTTCATACCAACGCAACCGTCACCAAACGTTGTAACGTTTTGTACATAAGGGCTTCGTTTAATAATCCATACACTAGTATCGTTAGGACCGGTACCTGGATCTAAACTAGTATATGCACCACCTGTTGGGCGGCAAGTTAAGTATTGATTGGCGGCGGTTAGCGTTCCTTTTAATCCAAATAATGATAGATTTCTTATAGTAACGCCGTTTCTAACGTAGAACATATCTTTCAAGCAATCGCCGGCATATACAGTCATGTTGCCCGAACCGTTAGTAAATTCTACATAATTTCCGCTAGCTGTAAATGTTTGTAAAATTCCTGTGACAGTAGCATTTGACTCTACAAACACATAATTAGTTGCAAGCGGATAGCCGCTACACATAGTAACTGAAGAAATACTGTTAACTGCTTGACTAAAAGAGTAAACGTAGGTATCTGCAGGAATTCCGTTTCCTGTAATTTTCATGCCCACGGACAAATTAGTTATGTTTGAAACGTTTGTTAAGATATTACTGCCAAGGGTAGTGGTTCCAGTAAAATCAAATGTTGGACCATCTTTAATTCTTAAACTAGTGCTAGTTATAGAACTTCCATCAACATAGTATGTTTTTCCAGATGTGACACCGCCAAAAGTTGTAGGGGCATTATTGATAAACGGACTAATAAATTGCAAACGCATTTGATCAACTAAACCAACAGTACTGTTAACTACCATAGTATTAGTAGTAATTTGATTACTATTAGGTGCAATAGTTTGTGTGCAATAAAAAGTTTTGCTTATTGATGGTTGCACAACTGCACTACGCAATTCGTCTCCAATGATTGATACATTCTCTGGAACGCTAATTGGTAATAATTCGTTATAAGTTCCTGTTTTTACGTAGATAGATGCTTGAATTCCAGTATTAGCAGTTGGGACAAGGTATGTGTTTTCATTTGTTAATGCAGTTGTAATAATGGACATTAAACTTGAAATGTTTGTGTTGATACCAGATTCTGCAACTAAACTGTTAATAACAACTTGATTAACACGGCTTACTAATGGAACATTATTTAATAACTGATAATTTACTAAGTTAGTATTTGCAACTACACTCTGCATTAAAGTAACTAGATAATTTAAGGCAGGAACATAGTAAGGCAAAGTTGATTTTACAATGCTATTGACTAGTTGAGTTTGACTTCCGTAATAAAAGAATGATAGCGCAGCATTTACCGACTGACTATTACCGCCTCTCTTTAAATCGTAGACGATCGCATCAAAAATTAATGATGCATCGCGCTGTGCTTTAGTTGGATTCCATAAACTATCAGAACTAAATGGAGCAATGTTATTGGCCATTTGGTACAACATCCATTGATACATTTCTGCAATAACGTATGCTTTATTTGCTTTTAGTAAAGTTACTGCATTAGGAAAATAAAAACCAGTACTAATAGTATCACATGCATATTTGATTGAGCGCCATGGTTGGTCCCATGTAATTCCATATCCTGGGGTATCGATACCCGAGTATGCATCAACATAATAAACTGCTGGAACTACGTTTATTTTTCTCCAGTTTGGAATATCGCTATTTACACTTAAAAGATATGTGTCGGTTCCTATTGCTACTGCACTTGGTTTATTATTTGCAAATGTTCTTAAGTCACCTTGGCTGTTTAGTGCATTGTTTAAATCTGATGAAATTAATAATATCCAATTGCCGGAAGTGCTGTTTCCGGGCTGGAATGTTGCAGATGGAGTACTAGGGTCTTGATGTTGATTAACACAAACATATACACCGTTACTGTAAGCAACTACATCGCCTACAGAATATAAGGTTCCTTGTACCCATCTGTTACACCATTTCTTGCCAGAAATTAAAACAGACCAATATGCTGAATTTATACCTAAGAAATTAAAAGTTGTGTTGTCTGGAACTGTACTATTTGGCGGACTAGTTAGCACAATTGATGTTAATGTTCCGCTAATAACAATAGAAGTAACAGATAACGGTGAACTAATTTCCCAAGAAGTTCCAGCACCAGATACGATATATACACCGTTAGGGATTCCAGAACCATTAAGCAACATGCCGGGGGCAAATGTACCAGTTACAGTACCAGTAAGTGTAAGAGTTGTACCAGCTTGCGCTGTAAGAGTTGTAGTTCCAGATCCGTATACACCTGGATCTGTTACATAACTTAGTGTAATACTTGTTGTGGTACTAGCAGTACAGGTATAAGTTCCATTATAACTATTGTTACTATTACCTGCTACTACATAGTTAGTGTTAATAGGCGGAGCAATAGATTGTGATGGGATAGCAAAAGTAACAAGATACGGTCCTGAACCTGTTTTAGATGTAAAGGAACTTACAGTTATTGCAGGAGGCCCGCTGATTGTTGCTGTAGTAACTGATGCTGATGTAGTTGTTACTGTTGAAACACGTTGTCCGTTGGATATCCCTGTTCCAGAAACAGTCATACCAGAAACTATGCCAGCTCCCGACAATACTGTAATTGTATTACCGGAACTTCCGGCTGAAATATATGTAGTATTTGTTGTACTAGTATTTGGATCTTGTCCTGTACTTCTTGCTACTGCTTCGTACAGAACTCCATTTCTAGAAACTAAATCACCTGGTGCATACGGAGTAGTTGATGACCAGTTATTTCTAACAGTATAACCAATATTAAAAGGACCCCAGTTTATAATGTCAGTATCTGGAAAATTATTTGAATTATTGGAAGTCTTGCTGATATAAGCATCGCCACCATATATAACTGCATCACCTATTTGGTAAGTTGTTGCTGACGACCACATTATGTTGGCCAACTGCCCTGGGACCCAAACAACAAAATTATTGTCAGCAAATGTGCTTGAAGAAGTGTGATACTGTGTACATCTGTAAAGACTTCCGTTTAATTTAACTATATCGTTTAATTTGTATCGTTGGCTGGATGTCCAATCACCTTTAAAATCAATTCCAGAATAATAGACTTCCCAACTAGCTTGATTAGCTTCGAGACCTAACGTAGTTGATGCTGCGCTTGTGTGATTTGCAATACACTTATAAACAATTCCGCCCCAGCGAACAATATCATTTAATCCGTACGCTGTATTGGCTTGCCAAACTGGATTCCATTTATTTGATTCTGTATAGACTTCCCAATTAGCAGCATCTGCGGCAAAGGTTGTACTAGTATGGGCAACGATTGAAGTGTATGCGTTTCCGCCAAATACAACAATGTGTCCTACACCATATGAATGAGAGGTTTCCCATGGGCCTGCCCATGTTTTTCCGTCAAGCATTTGCTTCCATTTAGGAAATGTAGCATACAAATCTGTGTAAAAGTTTGCGCTTGCAGTATGTGGAATTAAACAAAAATATGCTTTTCCGTCATTAAGGATTACGTCGTCTCGACCGTATTCTGTGGCAGTTGTCCATGTGCCTGCCCAGTTATATCGTAATCTACCAATTTTAAATTCTGCTGCCATTTGTATTTTCCTTGTCTTTATTAACTAACAATTTGATCTTGTGAATAAGCATATACTTGATTAATTCTTACAACTAACTCACCATTAGCATTTATATAGTAATAACAATTCTTACCATCCCATCGATATTGGTCAAATGCTAAGTTAGGATATGGTCTACTATGATCTTGAGCCAATCGCCCATCAAAGAAATCAATACCATATTCAAAAGTTTCAAAGTTATTATCTGTAGAACCTGGAACATTTAAGGTAATAGTGTCAGTACTCGAAAGTTGATCAATTTTTGTAAAGTATAATGTTCCGTCAGCATTACCTTCATCTTGGCGACGAAGTGCATAGAAAAATCTAGGATTTCCTTCACCTAATATGTCGTTTAAATTAACTTCATTTCCAATATAGTATGTCATAATTTAATCCTTAGATAATTTCTACGTAACTTGCAATGAAATCTAAACTACTTGCTGTGTTTGATTGTACGTATACTTTCATATCGCCAGCTAAAACTAATTTTTCGCCGCCATTAATTACTCTTAAACTTTGATTAGGGGGTACTACTACATCTTTAACGTAATATGCGCTGTCGTTTGGTGCACTAGCTACTGTGTTTTCAATTCTAATTGTTGCTAACACAATACCGCCTGTTAAATTTGTTAAGCTCATACCAATAACAGTTACTCGAGAGTTTGTGTCTACACTAATAACTTCAGTTTCGCTTGTTCCAATTTCTGATTCTAGTTTATTTCTAAAAAATGTTGCCATAATTATTATCCAAATAGTAATGCTGATACAATACCAATATCTGTTGCTTGATTTAATGTAACACCGCTGTTTGTACCTGCGGAGTTAACCCATTGTGTTCCGTTCCATACTTCTACATAAGAATAGAATGTATTAAATCTAATCATACCTAACTCTGGAGATACTGGTAAGTTTGATAAGTCGCCAGATGGTATTACTACTCCGTTAGTTCCTGAAATTTTAACGTATCCAGATCCTACTTCACTAAATTCAGTTACGGCATTTGTTGCTGTATTAGTAATAGTGTTGTTTCTAATACGTAAATTACCAATCTTAACACCACCAGTGCCGGCTGTAGTTAGATTAATATCTGTATTACTTGCTACAGTTGTGATCTGATCGTCATAAACTGCAATATTATTAGTTTCAAATCTGTCTGCCCATAATTTTGTTGAATCGATGTATGCTAACAAATTATTGTTAACAACAAATCGAATAACATTATCATTTGCCCCCGGAGTTAATTCTGCTGTAATATAAGTATTGCCGTCTTCATCAATAACGCCGCTTAGTTGTAACCATTTGTTATAAGTTGCGTAGTAACCTTCATAGCGAGATAAATCTGTGTTGTAACGAATCATTCCGTTAACTGGTGTGCCTGGACGCTCTGCTGTTGTTCCTACAGGAATAATTAAACTTTGATCGCTTTGAATTAAGACACTACCAACACCGTTTGGTTCAAGAATAATATCTTGGTTAGTTAACGTACTTCTAAATGTATTATCAGTAACACGAATATTTTCAAAAACAATATCACCAGTACCATTTGGTAACAATGCTAAATCTGTATTAGTTGCTGTGCTTTCAATAGTGTGGCCGGATATTAATATGTCGGCTACTTGTAAAGAATTAGTTGCAGTTATATTACCAGTGACCTCAACAGTTCCGCTTGTTGTAAAATCACCGGTTTGATTAATATCACCAGTTTGTGTAATGTCTCCGGTGATGCTTGCATCTTTAAGATAAGTTGTACCAGTAGTTACTGTTAAATCTTGAGTTACTGTTAAACTTTGATCAATTTCAACATTATTTGTTGGTATTGAAACAATGCCTGTACCGTTAGCTGATAATTCTAAATTACTATTAGTTACTGTAGTAGTAATAGAATTATTTTCAATAGAAATATCACCAGTAGTTAACGAGCCAACTGTTAAATTATTTGTAACAGTGGCATTATCTATAGTAGTTGCACCGTTTACAGTTAAATCTTGTCCTAGATATACATCGTCTGATGGAATTGAAATCTTACCAGTACCTGCTGCTTCTAATACTAAATCTGTTCCAGAAGTAGTTGTGCTAATAGTGTTTAAATCAATTTTAATTTCTTCAAACTGAGCATAAGATCCAACTGTTAATGTTCCTGTAATTTCAGTATTACCTGTTTGTGTATAATCGCCAGTCTGTGTAACATCTCCAGTTTGGGTTATATCACCGTTGACTGTAGTTCCTTTAAGCGTAGTACTTCCGTTAACTGTAAGAGCTTGATCAATTTGAACATTATTATTTGGTATTAGAATTTTTCCAGTACCGTTAGCAGTTAGTGTTAGGTCATCATTTCCTACAGTTGTGCTAATAGAATTGTTATCAATTACAAGCCCGTCAATTTCTACGCGGCTTAAAAATGCATTGTTCCAACGTAGTGCATCTGTACCAAGGTCATATGATGCTGGATTTGATGGAACTAAATTGCTAGTAATTCCCGCAACAAATGTGATAGTATCGGTACTTTCATTACCAATTGTAATGTTGCCGCCTAAATTAATATCGCCTGTAACATCTAAGTCGCCAGTGATATATGTGTTATTTTGTAAATTAATTGCTCCGCTTGCAGCAACTACGTTAACATCACCAGTTAAACTTTCAATAGTGTTACCACTAATACGAATGTTTCCTGTATCAATGTTTGTTGGCAATATTGTTGTAGTGTTAACACCGTCTGTAAATGTAACACCGCTTGGTGCAGTAATTGATAGTGATTGGCCGTTGAATAACACATCGCCAGTTTTTTGATTTACAAAAAACGCATCGCCAACACTAAAGTTACCTTCATTATCAACGCTTGTATAATAAATTTTTGCACGATTTAATTTTACAACTTCATTAGCTGCAATTCTGTCATTAGGATCGTTTGTTGATAATTTGCCTGCACCAACATACGCAAAGTTTTGTGAAATTAGATATGCGATGATTCCATCTCCATCGCCATAGAATCCATAATTTCCGTAAACACATGCTGAACCAATTGAGCGAACTTCTGCACCAAAGTCCGAGTAGTCGGCAAAATTAATTAGTGTTGCAGTACCGCCTGCACTTGTTCTTAAATCTTGTAGTGTAACACCGTCGTCTAAGAAAGTAGTTGAATTATTAGCACCGTTAAAATGCAATAATAATACAGTTGATAAATCTCCGCTTAGTGCGCTAGCCGGTGCTGTAAATGTTCCTGTATATCGAGGAACACCTTTGCTCACACGAACATCATCAACGTATCCAGTTAAACCGTATAGTGCTTGCCAGTCTGCTCCAATTCTTAAAGGTTTAGCAGAATAGTTGTTTGTATCTGTATAAGTCGATCCTTGTTGAACTCCGTTTAAAAACATTTTTAAACTAGTTCCTGATCTTGCTATTGCAACATGTGACCAAGCATTTAATGTTGCACCTGTGCCGCCAGTCATTACAATAGAACCGTTTATAAAACAATATAAAGCATTACCGCTAGTAAGTCCTAAAAATATAGCAACGTCTGTAGCAGCCGTACGCATATCAAATATTGTTCTATATGCTCCGCTAGTTGTTGGATAAATGTAAGCTTCTAAACAAAAATCTCCAGTACCGAATTCAAAATCCGGTTGGCTTGTAATTGAAGCATAATCGCCTGTTCCGTCTAGTACAAGACTTGCAGTACCAAACTTTTTCTGTGCTGTTGCTAGTTTTGCATTACCTTGAGCATAAACAGTTTTGCCAACACGATCAGTAATAGTTTCAAACCCTACACACTTTCCTGTTAAGTTAATATAATTTCCATCAACATTAGAAATAACACCAGATGCTAAAACAGTTGTGCCGTCTGTGTCATAGTACGTTACTGTATTGCCTGTGGTCCAAGTCCCTGCACGGTTGTCAATTCTTAAACGAGTCTTACCTTGTTGTGATAAACCATAATTACTAGAAATTAAATTAAAACCTTTATTAGCATAATATGTAAATGAATTTAACCACTCAACACGAACTCCGTTTTTAGTTGTAATAGTATCAACTCCAGGTGTAATAAATGTTGCAGAATGGAATAACATGCCTGCTTCGTTTGAAGTGATACTTGCGTATGCTCCATCAAGGTATGCTCCGCGGCCAGCATCATGTGCATCAAAACCTAACGGATCTGATGGACTTGTTACACTACCTTTTGTAAGAACTGTACAATTTCTTACATATGGACTGCGTGATGAAACGGTGAATCCTTCTGCAAAACGGAATGCATATCCGTTATCTGGAAATATTCTAGTGCTTGAACCTACTGGGCCTGCACAACTAAATGTTAAGTCAGAAACAAATACACTATCTCCAGGTGTTGCTGTTCCGCCAGTATGAGTTAAAACTAACACACCAGTTGTATATGTGTAAACTGCATTAGTAATGTTATAAACTGTTGCACCAATTGTTACTGTTCCGCCACTTACATAAGTGTGGGCAAATGGTGCTGTGCCAACATTAACTGTTGTTGATCCGGCACTTGCGGCTGTAACTGTAAAGTAATTTCCGCCGCTGAAAAAATCAGCTACGGTTAAATCTTCAATAGTTGTTTGCCCAGTAAGCAAGAACGCATCGTTATATCTTGTCTCAGTAGTTGGAACAATCTTAACAGATCTTATTCCAGACCCTCTAACTGATACGCCTGCAGGAACAGTTAGAGGAAATATTTCTGTATATGTACCTGGATAAATGAATACAGTTGTGCCAGAAGTAGCTACACCCAAGGCATATTTAACAGTAGCAAACGGTGCGTGTTCGTGATTACCAGCATTAGTATCGTTTCCGTTTGTTGCTACATAAATTGTATTTCCTTGTGGAAGTACTAAATCAATGCCGTTGACTACTAAACTAGAAGATGTTACACTATCAACAGTTACATCTTTAGCATAAGCATTTAACCATCGTTGAGTTGTACTTCCTAAATCCCACTTAGGATCTCCTGGCAAGTTTAACCCAATACCGGCGTCACCTAATTTCCAAACTTCTGGTACTAAGTTACTATTAACATCTGCTTTAAATTCTACGTTGTCTGTGTTAGCATCGCCAATAGTAATTGTGCCACTAGCATCTCCGTCAACTTGTAAGTTGCCAGTAACATGTAAGTCACCGTTAACATACATGTTAGAATTAACATTTACTTTACCAGTTCCTAAAGTATCAATATTTAGGTCACTATTGGTTGCTGTAACTTCAATTGTATTTGTGGAAATTTGCAAATCGCCAGTAACAAGTTTACCTTGATAAACTACTGGATTAACTCCGCTTGGCTCTAAATTAATAGTGCTGTCGGAGCTTGAAATTGTATTGGTGTTTATTGTAAAAGTTGCAATGTCTGCTTGGGTAGTAACATCTAATGTTGTAGATTTTACTAATCCATTGACATCTAAATCGTATTGAGGATCCGGTATAGTCTTAATGCCGACTTTGCCGTTAATAACATCTAGATAAAGTAAGTCGGTCTCAAAAGCCAGATTTACCCCGTGGCGGAGCAAATTCGCTTTCAAGAGCGGACCGGTAATACGACCAACAGCCATCAGCTCTCCTCAATACCCGGTGTTTCACCGTTAACCAAATTTTCAGCCTTTCGGCTCTATGCTGGTTTACCACAGGTTAATATCGTAAAAACCTTGGTCGGGTCTTTACAGTAATAGTATTTAGCTGATTTGGATTTTTACCCTAAGATGAACGCCCAAAGGTTGGTTTCTGCTTGGATCTCTTCTTCGGTTGCTGCGTTGCCGCCACCGTTTACAGGTAACCATGATGTACCGTCAAAAATCTCAACATAGTCTCTATCTGTATTGTACCTGGTTTCACCAATTTCTGGAACAAGGCGTCTGTCAACATCTGCACCTACAGGAATTACAACTCCGTTAGTACCAGCAAATTTAACATAACCAGTTCCTGTACTTGTGATAGTTAGGGCAGTATTAAGAGAATTACTAATGCTGTTATCTTTAAAATATACTCCGTTAAAACTAGTTACACCAGTACCCGATGTTACAAATCTTAAATCGTTAGCGTTGTTTAAATTAGTAATAGTATTATTTGTAATGCTAACACTATCAACGTGTAAAACATTATTGTAAAGTTTATTTGTATCAATGTAAGATTTTAAACTGTTGTTTACAAACATTCTTATAGTGTTATCGTTTGCACCAGGTGTTAGTTCTGCTGTTATGTAAGTGTTATGATCTGTGTCATAAATTCCAGTAAAACTAACATTACTGTTATTTGAGTATCCTTCGTAAACCCCATCAGTATTTTGTCTAATTTCACCAACTCTTTCTAGTACAGCAGTACCAACTGCTATTGCTAGCGCCTTAGTTGAATTAATAATTACATTACCTATCCCGTTTGGCTCAAATATAATTGACAAGTCGCCGTCAATTTTAGTATCTGCAAGCAATGAATCAGTTTCGTCTTCAAGTATTAAAATTTGTCCGTCTTCAGTTGTTAAAATGTTATTAAACGATAATGTAATGTCATTGACATCAAAAATATTGCTGATTTTGTTGGCGGTAATTTTAAGCTGTCTATCAAAAATAACACCACCAGTTCCGTTAGCAAGTAATTCTAAATCAGTATTAGTTGGCTTTACACTAATTGAACTACCTTGTAATTTTATTTGTGCTGATTCTGCCCAGCTAGGAGGCAACACAACAATATTGCCGCCTTGGTAATTTCCAGTAACATACATATTACCAGTTTGATCAACATTACCAACTAGCGTAGTTGTGCCATCAATTTCTAAAAATTGGAATGACGAATCACCGTTAACTGTTAGATTGTTTCCTATTGTTAAGTTATTTGGAATATCTACGTCAGTATTTGTTACTTTTATAACTCCGGTGCCGTTCGCTGACAATATTAAATCTTCATCAAGTACAGTAGTAGTAATAGAATTGCCAACAATATAAATGTCGTCAATATTAACATCTGTTACTTGAATGCCGTTTAATATTTCTAAAGAATTAAAAAATCCGTCACCGTAAACATCTAAATTATTAGTAATTTCTACGTCGCTCAGGATAGTTTTAACAATACCTAACCCGCTTGCAGAAAGTTCTAAATCATTATTCCCAACTGTAGTTGTAATAGTATTATTAGATATTTGTATGTCTTCAAATTGTACAACATTTGGCCCATTAACTTTTAACCATCCTGAAATATCTGTATATCCGTCACGGAGCGCATTGCCTGTTTGACCCCACGCTCCTGTTATATCTAATAATCCAGTAATTCCAATATCTGCAAAATTAGAATCTTCAGCTAGGCCATTAACAGTTAAATTATTAGTAATTTCTACATCAGTTGTAGTGACATTAATAATACCTGTGCCAGCAGCTTTTAATTCTAAATTAGTGTTTGTTGTAAGAGTTGAAATGGTGTTATTTTTTAGTTCTAGAACGTTATCAACATTTAAACTATCCGCTAGGTATAAAGTACGCCAAGTTTTTGGTGTTACTCCCCCTAACCCTAAAGAATATGTGTTTGTAACGTCTGGTTCTAAGTTTTGACTAATTTTTGGAAATATTTGGATAGTATCTAACGAATTGTCACCTAAGAAAACATTTCCGCTAACTGTAATAGATCCAGTTATATCTAAGTTACCAGTAACTGTTATATCAGTATTAAGATATATTTTTCCAGACGATGCGGCAAAATTAACTGGACCAATTAAACTATCAATATTGTTATCGTGTATATTGATATTTCCAACGTTAACTTGTGTTGCGTCTATATACACTGAGCTAGTCGGACTCTCTAGTGCAATGTACCCGCCTGCAGAAAAGTTAATAGCTTGTGCATCAAAAACTACGGCGCCTGTTTCTTGATTAATATAAAATATGTCACCAATACGCATATCGCCACGGTGATCGACACTTTCATAATAGATATGACCGTTGTTTTGTTCTACTACTTCATTTGCTTGTATTACTAGTTTAGGATCATTAGTTGAGTCAAGGCCAGTACCAATGTATGCAAAATTGTGTCCAATTAAGTAAGCTAGTGTGCTAGCACCGTCTGCAACTGCACCGTATACACCATATACGTTTGCAGATCCAATACTGCGTAATTCAGCACCAAATTTTAAACCTAAACCTGCAAAGCCTGAACTTCCTTGTGTTAGGTAAATTCCCTTATTAGCATAGTAGGTAAATGAATTTAACCATTCAACTCGAGCACCATTTGTTGCATGTATACCAATTGCATCGGGTATAATCATAGTTACACTATGAAACAACATACTTGCTTCTTTACTAGAATTGTTTGCTAAACTACCATCAATAAATGCACCGTTACCTGCATTTGGTCCTGAAGTTATAACTGTAATGTTTTGAACATATGGGCTTCTGTTTAGTACTGTAAAACTTGTAACAAAACTAAACGCATATCCCTGATAAAAATCTTTAACTGTTAAATTGCTAACAGTTGTATCACCGTTAAGCAAAAATGCATTATTTGTGTTAGTTGCCAATGTTGGTACAACAGTTACTGATCTAATGCCTGCGCCGTTAACACTAACGCCGGATAGAACAGTTAACGGAAATTCTTCTTCATATACTCCTGGAAATATAACTACAGAGTCTCCAGATGTTGCTTGACTTAGTGCATGTTTAATTGTACGATATGTACCGTGTTCATGTGTTCCTGCAGAAGTATCACTACCGTTTACAGAAACGTATATAGTTTTACCTTGTTCAAGTAAAAGATCAATGCTGTTTGCAATATAAGAACTGTTTGCAGTTATGTCGTTTGCAATAAGATTCTTAACATATAAATTATTCCAACTTTGTTGTGCAGAACCTAAAGTCCACGTTTCATTGTCATCGGGAATAATGTTACTGTTAACATCAGCGTTAAACACAACATTGTCTGAATCGCTATTACCAATAGTAACTAAGTTACCATCCCATGTTGCCTTGCCTGTTACTGTTAAATCACCGTTTACTACTAGCTCAGACGTTGTAATATAAACTTGGCCTGTACCGTTTGGGTTTAAATTAATGTCACTATTGAGAGTAAAATTTTCAATTAACTTATCGTCTAAACCTAAATTCAATGTTTCAAAGCGAGGACCCTGAATTGTAGGATCTAATAATTGATTAGGAGAAATGAATATTTTTCCATTAACACCCGCAAACGGATTTATAATTCTATTGGTACTAATAGAAAACTTTGCAATGGATGCCGATGATGTTAGATAGTCTGTTGAACGTATGCTTGATGCAACTTCTAACTCAGCTTGTGGATTATCTGTGTTTATACCAATCTTGCCATCTATAACATTAAGATATAAAATGTTATCAGTGTCACTAGTATTGTGAAATGCTAGGTTTTCTTCACCTAGCCCAGTATTTTTTCTAATTAAATTTTCAGCAAGAAGAGGACCGCCAATTCTACCTAATGCTACTGCGTTTTCTAAAGGTACTGGCATACTGCCTCCTGATATTACTGATCAAACCCGCTTAAAATAGTTATTGGGGTTGTGCCTCCTGGGGATGCTGATGTAAAATGGATGTAGAATTTTGACGCATCTGGCCCGGTATCGTATGGTGCGCCTAGTGCTGTACCTTGCTCAATTAAGTAGTTTGTATTATAAACTTGATAAACGCCGCCAACAATAACTATTAAATTGTCTCCAGACCAAGTAGCTCCACTTTGTATTACTGTTGGAGGTTGTGGGCTTAACGGCCCAAAGACACTAGTTACTCCGTCACCGGTAAATGATTGTTTTGTAATTTGTGTTGATTCTTTAAATCGTAAGCTGCGCCATATCCCGTTTTGAAACACTTCAACTTCACCGCCTGTTGTAATATCTGAGTTGTAACGAATCATTCCGTCAACAGGACTAACCGGACGTTGAACAGTTGTTCCAACAGGCATTAACATATTGTTTGTTGTAGTCATGACAATACTGTTTGTCATATCAACATACAAACGTTGATCGTATGGTGCTCTACGATTGATGTTTTGTTGTCTTAAATATCTCATATTACACAGCCAATGTACTTACAGTCATTACTAAATTTGCAGTTAGCGCATTTTCTGATTTAGCAAAAAGTGCATCTCCGTTGTCTAACACTAACTTTTCTTGATCAAGACTTACTGTTTCTCCTGCTGGAATAGGTAAACCGTTAACAATTAAATGTTTGTCTAATACGCCGCCCGCAACATCTGCAGCTGGAACAGCATACAAATATAAATTAGTTAATCCTGCTGTAGGGTTGCTTGGGTTATATATTGCTTTGTTACAAACAATAATGCTTGTGATTGCTTTTGCACCACTGCTTGTGTATGCTGCAGCTGCTGTTGTAGTTACTTCATAATTTGCTATTGCCATATTCTATCCTTAAAATAACATACTAAACAGTAATGCTCTATTTTTAGCTACCAGCTCATCTGATAGTGTGCTATTTACAAAAAATAATCCGCTCTTACCAGGACCCATGGTTGATTGCGAGTACACTCTGTTTGTACCGCCGGTACCTGTTGGTGCAGAACCTTGATTTTTTAAGTTTAAAACTCCATCAACTTCAATGTGAGTATTTGTTGCGTATAGTCTTAAGTTATTAGCAATACTTGTACTTTGAACAGTATTACCATATAAGTTAACTTCGTCAACATCTAAACCAATACTAGTTATTTGTGCTCGTTGATTTAACGTTCCGCCTGATCTTATTAAAAATTGTAACTTACTTAAATCTGCAATAATTTCAGTTTGGATGGATACTGGGAAGCCTGCACCCTTATAAATTCTGTCAACGTCAGCTTGCCCAGTTACTACTAAGCCTGCAGACACATAATTGTCTAAATACTTTTTAGTTGGAATGTCGTTATCGTTTGTTACACGAGATTCGTAGTTAGTTGAGTTAGTAATTCTAACAGTACCGCTACCGTTTTGCATATCTAGCAACAAATTACTGCCTGGATTTGTACCAACTGATCCAACTGTAATACCAGTTAAATTGTTGTCATCGTACTGAAAAATCCATTTATCGGTGCTTTCTTTATACACTAGTTGAGCGTTAGCTTGCGTGCCACGTTCAATTTCTAAACCTGAGAAGCCTAATGATATTCCAGCTCCTGTTTCGTTTTTATTTAAACGAACAATATTATCTTCAATGTCTAAGTTAGTTGTGTTAACGGTAGTTTGTGTTCCTTCGACTACTAAATTGCCAGTGATGCGAACTGTACCAACTTCAACTCCTGTATCTAAGGTAATTGTGCCAGTTGGTTTAACAATTAATCTGTAATCACTTTCGCTAACTTTTACTATCTTTGACATGTGTTATCCTTAGAGGGGACCGAAGTCCCCTATATTAATTAAGCGTTTTCAATAGTTACGCTGTAATCTTCAACTGCTGAACCAAATGTCCAAGGAACACTTGTACCGCTAGCAAATTGTGTACCAGCTGAGCCACCTAATGCCGATGGAACTAATACTGCTTTACGACTTGTTAACTTAGCAACTAGATAGTTTCCGCCATCGCTGTCAGTAGCTTTGATAGAAATTTCACCTGCAGCGTTAGCAACACCATCAGTGACCAATTGGCAAATACCTGTGCCTTCTGATGTTTTAACTTTGTAACGACGATCGTTAGTTTGCTTAACAATATCGCCTGTTAATGCTTGTGTTCCGCCATTAGCTGCTGGAATAAATGCTGTACAAATGATAGCGTTTTCTTGATTTGTTGAACTACCTGCTGAGCCGCTATCAGTAGTTAGAGTTACAGCATTTAAACTTGGACTTGTTTGTCCGGTAAATGTGTGACCACTCCATGATAAAGCAGGAGCTGTTGTGTATCCAGATCCTTTTTCAACAATAGTAATACTCTTAACACGGAATGTAATGTTAATTTGTAAATCTGTACCAGGATTCGGTGCTTGTAAAACTTGGAATGTTGTAATACCAGTACCGTCAAATGCATCACCGCGACGGAACTCGCCACGATCGCCACCAACTAAGTCAACTGATGTAACTTTGCTAGCTGTTTCAACAATGCGAACAACTGCGCCACCACCTAATCCAGTGATGCTAGTTGAAAGACCTGCTACGTAATCGGCGTTTGTTTGCCCGCCTGATGCGTATGTTACTGTATCAATTTCAAATACAACATCAGCAGTAGCTTGTACGCCGCCTGGTAAATTAGGAGCGCCAATGTTTAATAGTGGAAAGTTTTTATATGTGTTGCTAACAACAAAACTACCAACTCCGCCAGCTGGATTGCTAATACTTGCTAGACCTTCACCGCCGATACCATTATCGGCAGTTGTGCTTGATGAACCGATATTACGGTTACCAAAATATTTTTTGTTTAATGGACGTCCCATTTGTTTTCTCCTTAAAGTGACGTTCTAGGTCATACGCAGAGGGATTCTGCATAAACTCATTATTGAGCATGACATTGTATTTAGCCATTCAAGAGAAAGGGCTCCAAAGAGCCCTTTAATTTGGTTAACTTTAAGTAACGAATTACTTGAAAGAAACGTTGCTAATGCTTACACGACCTAGGTAGTCAGCTGCGTTACCTAGAGAAGAAGCAGTATTGCTCAACTCAACATAACCATAACGTGTCATGAATGATACGACTGGTTCGAAAGTTGATGGATCTAACACAACACCACTGCTCATCAATGGAATGTATGGGCAATAGAATGCTGCAGCGTCAGATTCGCTAGCACCTTTGTAACCAATCAACACGTCTGTGCTGTCAGTTGCGTATGTGTTAACGTAAACTTTCATTGCGTTGTTTAATGTACCAACAAACTTGGTGTTTGTAGGTGCTTCAAATGTACCTTCTGTAGTACGTGCAAAAGCTGAAGTTGTTGCAGACTGAAGAATTGTTAACGCGAATGGCGAAACAACTGCCCAGTTACCTGCACCACGACGTGTACGCTGAGCGATCAAGTTAGCAACACGGTTGATTTGAACTGCAAGAGCTGCGTGTTCATCACCAACGAATGTAGCTGTACCGCTAACTGCGTTTTGGTCATAGCTTTCAACTGCTGTACCAGCTAAACTAGCTAAAGAAGCTAGAATTTCTTGGTCAATTTCAGCTGTGATTTCTTGTGCTAAAGCAGCCATAACTTCAGCTTCGATATCAATACCTTGCTGAGCTTGTGCGTCTTGAGCGGCTTCGAATGTCCATCTTGCGCTTAACTTACGAGTTTTAGCCTCGACAGTTTGTTTCAAGATTTGAATTGACATACGCTTACCAGCAGCACCTTCAAGAGTTGCTGTAGAAGCTGCTTTTGCTGTAGCTGAATCATTACCTGAATAAGCTTCAGCGATCTTGAATGGGCTTAGTGCCTCTTCACCAGCTACTACGCCAGTTCCGCTATCAGCGTAACGAACACGTAGAGTATGGATCTGACCCACTGGACCAGTCATTGGTTGTACACCTACCAACTCGTTAGCGATAACTGTTGGCATAACACGACGGATTACTGGAAGAATCACGCGGTTTAATGTTGCGACGTTGCCGGCAGAAGTGGCACCTGCTGTTGGTGATTCCATTAGATACTTACGTGTGTTTTCTAATGTAACGCCCATTACAGATTTTTTAGTGCCTTGTAGGCCTTCTAAAAGAGCTTCTTTAGTCTCTGCCCAACGGCCATTTAGTAGTTCTGACATTTAAATTTCTCCTTAAATTTTTAGTCCAGCAAGGCGACGAATGTCAATAATGTTATTGTCGTTCTCGCTGCTACGATTGCTGTTGGAAATTTCTTTATTTCCGGTAATTTCTTTAGCCTCTACAAGTGCCTGTTTCTTCTGCGGAGCTTTGCCAGCGATTACAGCTGGGAGATACTTTTCAAAACTTTCATTTAGCTTTGAAGTTTTCACACTCTCCATTAACTCACCCATGATTTCACGTTGTTCCGAGTTTAACGGAGCAAGTAACTCACTCATGATTTCTTTACGTTCTTGCGCTTCTTTCAAAGTCGCAATTTCTGCTTCTTTACTTTCTACTAGAGCTTTTGCTGCTTCAGCGGCTTGTGCAGCCTCTTGTACAGCTAATTCCTTCATGTCTATGACCTTGAGTAATTTTGCAGTTTCTGATCTCTCATTCAAGTAACTTGATTGGTACTCTGAAGCAAAAGCTTCAAATAACTTGCGGCCAAAATCTGCGCGACGAGCAGCTTCAATGTCTTCTTTCAATGAAGTTAATTCAGAACGTAGATTCTGGTTAACTACACCTTCAACCATCTTAGCAGCACGTTGTACAAACTGTGCCTTTACTTGCTTGAGTTGTTCACGTCCTTCACGGACTAAACGTACCTTGGTTTCAGCCAAGTCTTGTTTATCTTTGTAAAACTCTGTAATTTCTTGAGCCAGAGCCTCTACTACGAATTGTTCTAATTTACCAAACTTGTCAGCCATAACTACTTGATCTTCATGTAGCTCTTTGACTTCGGCAGCTAGTTGACGAGAAACGAATTCCTTCATCATTTTGCTATCTGCTTGCATCTTCTTAGCATACTTGACTTTCATTTCGGATAGTTGCTTACGATCGTCGGCAAATTCAACAAGCTCAGTTGATAATTGATCAGTAACCATACGGTCAACAGCTTCAATCATTGTTTGCTTGTCGTGCTCATATTTTTGAGCAAACTCTTCGCGTAATTGTTGAGTAGCTTGTTCTTTAGCTTCGTTGATCTTAGCTGCGAACGCTGCCTCAATAGACTCTTTGATCTCTTCAGAAATCACATTGTTTTCAAATAACGTTTTTAGTGCATCCAACATGTGATTCTCCTTGTTATTGGAGTTTGCTTA